TGTTTGTTATATTGTTAAATAATATTAAATAAATATTTCAATTTTTGTTTATTATAAAAAATTATAATAATAAAATTGTAAAATGATGGAATGTGAGCTATAATAAAAATAATATTATAAATAGCTATATAGTTAGATCATAAAATGCAGACAAATGGACCCATACGATTAAGTCAACTTCAACAATTATTTGGAGGAGTTAATCCTATTTATCTTTCAGAATACAAACGTGGGGGATTGTATGTTTTAAATGGACCCGCTGAAAATTCCAAAATTTCAACAACTACTAATCTAAGATTTAGTAGTTTTTATGGTGCGAGAGCTGCGCTTCTTGTTTCAGCTCCCACTTTTCAAACAAATCTATTCACATACGAACGTTTTAAAGGAGGTAATGTACCACCATTTGGAGGATTTGAGGTTTTAACACCTGAGTTTACAACTGGTAATTATAACCCAATTGAATCAACATATGTAACATCATGGTCATTATATGAAACAGGTGAGACAGGGTCTGGAATTTTGGTGATCCAAAAAAAAAACTTAGATGCCTCATGGACGTCATTACCAACTTATGGAGAATTAATACTTGAAAGAAATACAACATATAGAGTTATATTTTCATGGGGGTTTAGTAACTTGTCTCCTGGTTTTGTTAGGATTCAAAATGGGAGAATAACTATTAATCATAAATACTATCAGTAATAAACACAATTTAAATAAAGGTAACTAAACTACTTAGTGAATAGTATCTTTTTGTTTTTTATATCAGTCCAACCCATAATCATCCCAATACAAGCAATCAGCAATAGAAAAGGAAGAAATACAATACACAGTAGAAAGAATACACACTGTTCCATTTCACTTTGCGGACAGGACCTTCGAGTGGAGCCCATTTTATATCTTTTTATAATCATCAATTTGCATCATTTGCGCATTACCTGTCGCAACTTTTTGAACAATATAAACGATTCCGTCATCAAACCATTTATTTTTTATAAAATAATATTATAGATATAAAAATGTCAATCTTTACTTCTGGTTCTTGTAGATTATTATGCGCATTAGATATCAATAAAAAAGATGCGATCCATACTGTTTCAAATGGTTTTAGAGGCGACATTAATTTTTTAGGAAAATTACATAACGTAAAACAACATATTCAATTTATTAAATATATTAAAAATGAAATCGTTTTACCTTTGCATATTATACCAGTGTTTCTTAGTAATTATAATAATTCAAGATGCGCATTTGGTATAGAATATACAACACGACTGGATAGTTTGAGAAAAAGATTTTACGATTGCGATGTATATATGTTTGAAATTTGCTCTATAAAAATATACGAAAAAGACGGGTATCAAGTTCAATACGAACTAACAAATGACTATCAATGCACTGTACAATCTGAAGAAGATATCTATAATGATTTAATGATATTGTGTAGATTATTACCAAAAGGAAAAAAAATTATATTTCAAACACATTTTAGACCAAATATTATTTATAATGATCCATCTAGAGTAATCGAAAAAAGAGAAATTATTTATAATATTGTAAAGAAATTTTGTGATGCAAACGAAAATATATATTTATACGACCCTAGTGTTTTATTACAAACAAATAATTCATTGTTTGATGGACAAGACCATTTTGATCATGAACCCGGGTATAATGCTACCTTTAAGTATATTACTGAAAACTTTTTATCATCATAATAACGATATATCCTAAAATATAAAATTATAAAAAGTGATGCTTTTAATTTTTATAGAGGGTAAACTAAACTACTTAGTGAATAGTATCTTTTTGTTTTTTATATCAGTCCAACCCATAATCATCCCAATACAAGCAATCAGCAATAGAAAAGGAAGAAATACAATACACAGTAGAAAGAATACACACTGTTCCATTTCACTTTGCTTACGAGAAGAGCCCATTTTATATCTTTTTATAATCAATTTTTCGATTGAAAAATCAAATTTTTTATTAATGCCGCTTTATAAAATAATTTAATTGCAAACAAACGGATCGATTTATGAATACATACTTTTTTGTAATACTTTACATGATGTGTGACGTATTGGATAAAAATTGATATATGATACGTATAATATGTTATAATATTATGTCTTTACAAAAAGAAGTTAATGATGCCCAACATACATGGTTGCTTAAGCAACTAAAGAATCCAGAAATACCATGGGATTGGAACGCCTTGAGTAGCAATCCAAATATAACATGGGAAATTATCCAAGCTTTTCCCGATAAAAAATGGGATTGGGAGAAAATAAGCTATAATCCAAACATTACATGTGATATAATTGAAGCAAATCTTGATAAGCCGTGGTATGGAATAGGACTTGGATACAACCCAAACCTTACATGGGACTTTGTTAAAGCTCATCCTGAAATCGAATGGAATATGTTAGGATTAAGCAAACACAAGTGTGTGACATGGGATATCGTTTTGGCAAACCCTGACAAAAACTGGGATTGGTACATGTTGAGTCGTAATCCAAACATCACTTGGGAAATTATCCAAGCCAATCCTGATAAACCTTGGGACAGTGACATGATTTGTGAAAACCCAAACATAACATGGGACATCATCAAAGCACATCCACGACATCCATGGAATTATCGTATTTTAAGCGCCCACCCGGGCACAACTTGGGAAATTGTTAAAAATAACTTGGACAAGACATGGAATTGGGAGCAATTGACTGCTAACAAAAATATAACATTAGACATCCTAAATGACCAGATGCCCTACATGGGCAATTCCTATATTTCGTTTCATTGGGATGATATCGGTTTAAGTAAAAATCCCAACATTACACCCTCATTTGTCAAAGCACATCCTAAACAAAAATGGTTTTATAATGAACTTTCTAAAAATCCTAACTTTACCCCAGATGATATACTCGGACATGGAAAATATTGGCTATGTTACGACTGGATTTGTCAAAATCAAAATGTAACGTTGGAATACATATTATCGAGTGAAAGAAAATATTGGAATTGGTGGAAACTAAGTTTAAATGCAAATATTACAAAACTTCCGGAGGTTGAAATATCACGGGTTGCTCGCGAGTACTTTGCTGTACGCACCATTCAGCGCGCGTTTTTGGCGGCTTACTATAACCCTAATCATATACTTTGTCAAAAGCGCTTACTTCGAGAATGTAAAATGATGGCATGTGAGCTATAACAAAAATAATATTATAAATAAAATAATAAAATAAAGTGTTTTTCATTTTTCTGTTGTTAATTTATAATTTTACCTATATAATTGTTAATAATTTTTACAAAATCATACGAGGTGCGATACCCATTGTCATCAATTCTTGAAGTAGTAGTTTCATCGAATAAGGAATACGAGATTGAATAATATCCACTTGATTTTTACATGTAGTACATTTGTAAATATTTCTCTCTGGATTTGCTACACAGAATAGACCACACTTTTTACATACAAATACACGATAATTATCTGAAACATCAATCATTCTTTCTTTCAGGAAACAGCTTGCTCCGTGGGCGACAATCGCATCACGTTCCATCTCACCAAAACGGAGACCACCATTACGGGCACGACCTTCCGCAGGCTGTCGTGTAAGCATTACAATGGGTCCCGAACTGCCACGAGAATGTACCTTGTCTTGAACCATATGCTTGAGTCGTTGATAAAATGTGGGTCCAATGAAAATCTCTGTGTGAATCATTTCACCCGTACGACCATTGTATAGAATTTCATTTCCATATCGTTCCATTCCATAGGATTCTAGAATATCCGCAAGTTGTTCCACACCTGGTCCTGTGAAAGGTGTCGCGTCACCTCTTGCCCCAATCAAACTTGCTGATTTTCCCATAATACATTCCAATAGCTGTCCCACTGTCATACGAGATGGAATAGCATGAGGATTTACAATAATATCAGGCGTAATACCTTCCTTACTGAATGGCATATCTTCTTGGCGATAGGTCATTCCAATCGTACCTTTTTGTCCGTGACGACTAGAAAGCTTATCACCAATGGTTGGTTTACGATAATTTCTGAGGCGGATCTTTGTAAATTTATATCCCTCTCCATTAACACCTTGGTAATTCATATCGATAAATCCCTGATCATTTGTTTTCATTACCATGCTGGCGTCTCTTGGGAAAATATGCCCTTGAACTTTATGAGGCATAATCTTTCCAACCATAATATCGCCATCATCTACATAAGTATTTTTGGGAACAAATCCTTGTTCATCTAGTTTATCGTAATTGTAAGGCTTAATATTTGTTGTAGTAGGAAGAGGTTTTGTAAATTGTTCTTCTTCTCCTGTACTATGATTTTTAGAACATTGATCACGATAAGCTTTATAATAAGTGCTTGTAAATAGTCCTCTGTCAATAGAGGATTGATTTACCATAACACTATCCTCTTGATTGTAACCTGTCTTTGTCATAATCGCAATAACAGCATTAATACCCGATGGAAGATCATCTGAATTGGTATATTTAGACAACCAGGTACGGGCAAGTGGTTTTTGAGGATAGTTGAGAATATGACCAAGTGTGTCAATTCGCTGATTATAGTTAGACATATAGATTCCAACCGCTTGTTTTCCCATCGCTGATTGATAACAGTTACGGGGAGATTGGTTGTGATCTGAAAATGGAATGTTACATGCCAATACACCTAGAATCAAACTGGGATGAATTTCACAATGTGTATAAGTTGGTGGAATATACGTCATTTTGGCAACCTTCTTGAGATCTTCTTGATTCATGGCAATCATAGATTTATCCATTTCATCCACATCCATATATTCAATAAATCCTTCCTCATTGCTATCCAAAAGTACAAGGTAATTCATGAAGGATTTTTGAGACATTGTCGCCCAAAACTCAGGGCGTTCACGAACCAGTTTTTTGAGTCGCAATTCCTTGTTTTCTACAACATATAGTGGACGACACATGCGTCCTGCTTCTGTATTGATTGAAATCAGATTTTGAGGTACATCCCATACAATACTCGTCATGGGTGAAATTTGTCCACGACGTTTATAACTTTTCATTGTTTGATAAAACATTACAGGATCTCTATGGTATCCAAGAATTTCACCATTGATCATAATATGTACAGATCGTGGATCACCCATTTCTTTTAGAAATTCGATAGGATTTTTGATCTGATCATTATAAATACGAACACCCAAATCGTCTACACATTTGCGAACGTAAATACTGCTTGTTGAACATGTAATATGGGTACTAACTGCCATATTCTTAACAAGACCAACGGAACCACCTTCTGGAGTTTCTGCTGGACAAATTACACCATATTGACTGTTTTCAAGCTTACGTGGTTGAACCAACTTTCCATTTTTTTCCATAGGGGTATTGATTCGACGCAAATGAGAAGAGGTCGACAAATTTGACATGCGATTTAGTACCTGGGCTACACCAGTACGAATATTTTGGAAGCTTCCAAGTGTTTTTACACCCCAATTTCCGGTGGATAGTGCGTATCGAAAACCTGTATCAATGACCGAATTTTTAATAAAACGATGAATATTGGAGGCATTGATAATATTCGCAGGAATCACGGGTGTCGCTCGCCATAGCTGAAGTTCACGCTGAATCGAATTGCGCATTTCTTTAATCATTTTTCCCCAACATTGACGAAGAAGGTTGCTACATAGTACACCAGGTGTATCAATGCGCTTATAAAGATAGCTATCACGATTGTCTAGAATTTGATAGCCCAGATAAATTCTGAGAATTTTACGAACCATATATCCAAGATAAAGAGCTTTACGGCGTAGACTTTTACCGACATGGGGTAGAAAATCATGTTCAATTACTTGAAGTAGAATTTTACGTGCTTGTTCAGGATCTTCTAGATATTCACGAGGTGTGCCTGATAGACTCGCATATCGCATTAGAAATTTGAGTGCTTGATCCTGTGTATAAATATCAGAAGCATCGTCAGCAGTTGCCATCAACTCGCTTAGCATACGACTTTGTTTTTCATCATCAATATTGAATAGAATATGACTGAAAATTTCACGATCAGTTTGAATACCAAGGGCGCGAAACATTACAAATAGTGGAATTTCCGCACGAAGAAAGGAGGTATTTAGTCGAATTGTTCTACCCATATGGTTTGGTTTAGCACTCAAGTTGATACTTGTTGTTTTTGGGGGTAGGAAAACACCATCCGGTGCTGAACGAATTTCGGCACTTAGACCATCTGTTAGGCAACCATTCGCAGAAAATACAAGGGTTTTATTTTCACTGATTCTGTCTTGGCTAATAACAACTTTTTCATTTCCATTCACAATAAAATATCCTCCATAATCGTAACGACATTCTTCACGAACATTGTTTTCAGAGATTCCTGGAATTTGATTGAGAATACATATTTTTGAACGAACCATAATAGGGATTTTTCCAACATTCACAGCTGGAACCTTAATCTCATTACGCTCGGTAATATCATCCGCATTAATCGTTTCTGTGAGAATATGAATATCTGCATATAGATTCGCTGTATATGTTAGACCATTCATTCTGGCAATGTAAGGTGTCATAATAATTTGACTACCATCTTGTTGTTGAAAAATTGGTTTGGAAAGAGATGGATTTTCGATATTAATAAAGATCTTGTAGGCAAAATCTTTTACACTTTCTTTATAATTATGGCAAATTTGAATCGAATTAAACCCTTGAATGATCTGAGGCATTTTTTTATCAATAAATTCATTAAAGCTTTCAACCTGATGTTGAACTAACGGACTCGCATTATCTGTACCACCACCCTGAGAAAAATAAGTATCAATAATATGTTTTGTAAAGTTATCCATCGTATAATTTTCTGATATGGATGATAGTTTTGATTTATCTTTTATAGTTGACATTGTAAATAATATGTATGTCTTATCAATTTTTATTATACTTTGTTTATATAGCTTTTTTGTTATATTAAACGATAATGATATTACTATATTAGAGTTTGGTTTCGTAATCATGAAATTACAATTTATGTCTGATCTTCATTTAGAAACTTATAAAAATCCATTTCCAATTGAACCATGTGCCCCAAATCTGGCGTTAATTGGTGACATATGTTATGCGCATCATAAAAATTTAATTCCTTTTTTAAAAAAATGTTCAGAATCATATGAAAATGTAATTTATGTTCCAGGAAATCATGAATATTATGGTTATACGCTACATGAAATAGAGTCTTATTTAGAAGAATTATGTTTAGAATTAAACATTCATTATCTTCAATGTAAGCGTTATATGATAGATGATGTTCTCATTTCTGGTTGTACATTATGGAGTCCGCCAACAAAAGCAGCATTTGATACAAAAAATAAACGCTATTGGCTAAAAGATTTTACACAAGAACAAATGATAAATGAATATGAAAAACATTGTATATTTTTAGAAGAAAGTTTAAAAATTCCTAATAAACAATTATTTCTAACACATTATGCTCCTTTAATTAGAATGAATGGAATATATCAACATTGGGAATCCGTTAGTATGTTCGCAAGCGAATTAAAACATTTATTTACACCTCCGCTAACAACATGGTTGTGCGGTCATGTTCATCAAAATTTAACACTTTCTGAAAATAATATACCTTGTATATCAAATTGCTTTGGATATCCACATGAATTAAATATTCATGAATCATTTGATTTACATAAATATATTGAAATATAGTTTATTGTATTATATTATTAATTATATATAGAAGTATGCCTCCTACACGACTAAGTATGAAAAATGGTAACCCCTCTGATTATTGTCCAGATTGGTTACATGGTCCTCAGGTAAGTGATGTGAATGCTTCATACTCAGTAGGTGGTCCAACATGGATTAAATTAAACAATGCTTGTTTAACTTATTTCGAAAGAGTTTTTTCAAATCATGATATTTTTTATACTCCTACACAATTTTTTGATAAATTAGTTAAAGGAATATCAGAAACAAGAACTTCTCAAAGCAGTAAATTTATTGAAACAATAAACGGTGAAATAGATGTAGCTCTTACAGAATGCCATGAAATATATGATGTTATTATGATATTTTCAGTATTTGTTTTAACATATGGAGAAATAAAGTCAAGATTACGAGAACTTCCTCCTCATCGTCGTTTTACAAATGAATTAGAATTATTAGATGGATTAGTTCAAATATATGATCACTTTTATGAAGGTGTGAAAAAAATATTAGAAAAACCTGAATTAATAGACGAGTTATTAGTATTACCTGAAGATTTTATAAATTTAGATAATCAACGACAAAAACGTACTAAAAATTTTATTCTTCTTTTAAAAACAAGCGGTATTCATAAAGAATATGAATTAATTAAATCTGGTAAAATACCTCATCCAATTAGTCGAGAAATGCAAAAATGTAATATTGATTTAAAAAGCGATTGTACAGATAAATTTAAAAATGTTAAAAATGATATTTTTGAACCCCTTGCCAAAGTATTTGGGTGCTATTGTAGTTTTTTCAAAATAAAATTAATAAAATCTGAAAGTGTTACCAATAGAACATTATATGGTAGTGTTAATGAAATAAAAACTATTACTGCTGCTGACTATGAACATATTAGATTACTATACTCTTCTCCAACACCTTCTCAAAAACCAACCATTCTTATAAATAAGTATAGAGATAATGAAGATGAAAATAAATGTTCTAAAAAAACATATTTATCACAATTATTTTCAAAAGTATGTTCTATATTATATGAACCGTATATTGTAAAACCAAGCAGTTCATCAAAAGATGATATTATTGCCGCTTCTAGAGCAAATATATATATTGGACAAACCGGATGTACTGGTTACGCATATGGTAATCTTAATGTGTTTCATACACGTATTGAAAAGAATAATAATGTTAATGATAAAGTAAATGTTCCTATAATGTTTTTAAAAGATAACAGAGACCTTTACTTAGATTGGTATAGAGGTCCAACCGTACAATTTTTTACAGATGTTTTACAGGAATTAGTTGATTTAAAAGTATTTATTCCAACAGAAACATTTTTTAATAATCAACGCTATGAATTAAATACGAAATTTAACATTGAAACATTAGAATGTTATAGTAAATTATCATCTGAAATAAAAACAGCTGAATTTAAAAAAGAAATTACCGACTATTTTTACTTATTTATTGGTAATCTAATCCATTTTGCTGTTGCGAATAATATTGAAATTCCATTTAAACTATCTAGATTATATATTATGAAATTATTTAACATATATGATTTTACAAAACCGGAAATTTTCGGAGACTTAAAATTACAACTATTATTAATCAGTTTATTTCTTTTAGAAAAAGCCCCAAATTCGTACACAGCAACAATTATACAAATTCTAGAAAATCCAAAAGAAGCTCTAGTCGGAAATCCAAATATATTCGCAGCTTTAGACCCAGCAGCCGATTCAATGGAAGGAAGTATTCAAATGAATGGGTATTCTACTATTTTACCAGATGATGAAGACCGTGATATTTATAGTGAAAATGAAACAACCTTATTTTATAATATTGTCGAATATCTTTATAAAACTGCTTTAAAAGCCTATTTTGAAGATATTAATTCACTCACACCAGTTACAGATAAATTTAAAATGCATCCACATTTAGAATTATTCTTTAAAGGTTTTACATCGTATAAAGAATTTCACGCCGAAGAAATTTACTATTCAAATTTACAAACCGCTGATTTTAATATAACAATGAATTCGCAACAAAAACTTGCGGCAATTCGTAAATTAGATGTTTATTTATCTGGATTTGGGATCACACATGATGTCATTCTTAATAACTTAATTCCAAAGATACTCATAAAAGATGTTAATCTTGAATCTTATGTTTCAATTATAACAAAATTAGGACGATTAAATACTTCATTAATGCCAACTGATTTAGAATATCCTGATTTCCCAGAGGTAACCTCTAAACTGGTACGTCCAGCAGAACAAAAAACTTTCTGGCTTTTTAGAATCTTATTAAACAAAGGAAAAAATATATCAACAGACTTTATTAAAAGCTATAATAAAAAGTTTTTTGATATTCCTATACCCGAAAAGGATGAAGATATTATATATGTTGGAAATATGACACAAGAAGATTACCATAATGAATTTGTTAAAATTTTATTAAAAACTTGGTCTGGTATTCCATCCATTTCAACTAAATTTTATAAAATTCATTTTATACCAGGTGATTTATTACCTTCTACACATACATGTTTCTTAACAATGGATTTTAGAAAAAACTATACATCTCCAATGCAATTATACAAGGATTTAGTTATATTAGTTACAGAAGGTAGTAATTTTGGTGAATTACTGGCTGGAGGAAGTAAACAAAAAAAATTAAACAAAAAATTAAACAAAACCAAATCTAAATCTAAAAATCTGTTTAAAAAAAATTAATTTATGTATATAATGAGTAATTATTTTAACTTACTTGATGAATATTATAGTAATATACATATTGATATTTTTAAAAGTATAATAGGTAATGATTTACATTATCATTTAGGAATATCTTTATCAGAAAATGATGATATTAATACAATTGGATCAAATAGAATTAAAGATTTTTATCCATATATTAAACCTTATAATCGCGTTCTTGATATAGGGTGTGGTTGGGGAGGTACTATGACACAATTACAAAATGATTTAAAATGTACTGTTTCTGGTGTAACTATAAGTTTACAACAATATTACTATTGTAAACAAAATTTAAATTTAAATGTGTTACACTGTAATATTGAGACATTTACCTTATCTGAAAAATATGACTGTATAATTATGATGGAAGTTTTATCACATATAAAAGATATAAATGGATTATTAACTAAATTACACTCTAATACAGATATGTTAATATTAGGATATCAAACATGTACAGAAAATACTACTACTATAAATACATTTGAAAACATGACATTTCATAATATAAAAACAATTTCAAATATATTAAATAAATGCGGATGGAAAATTATTTATATTAAACCAACAATGAAATATGCGAAACAGTCTTTTCAAATTTGGAAATTTAATATGGATAAAATACCTAATGCTATAACATCCAAACATTTAATTGAATTATATGATTTATGTTCTAATGCATTATTATATTGGGATAGTTTTTTAGAAAATTTTGATTCTTATAATTTAGTATGTAGTAAAATATAAGTACCATTTAACAAACTTAATACGATATGTTTTAATTTAAAAATAAAAGGTTATGAATGTCATATAAGTTTTTTATTTCCTTTTTGTATTTCTTTAATTTTTTGCTCTAATTGAGGAATTATTAATGTTACACCTCGTATTAAAAATGTTATTAAATTAAATAATGGAAAACTTCGCATAGGACATGTCATATTTTGATAATATAGCTTGATAATATAGCTTTATATTATGTTTAGCTACTTTTAGATTTCATATAATCTTCACCCATTTTCCAATAAACACTAAACAACATCCCCTGGAAACCATTTGTTAATATTTTAGTTTTAAGACCTCTTCCAAATAAACTTAACCACCCATCTTTCTGTATAATAGATTGTACAATTTCGATATATGTTTCCTTATTTACAGATGTCTGTTTTTGAGTTTTTACTACACGAATTGAATTTGAACATATATCGCTTGTCGCCGCAGATAAAAATCCAATATACGCATTACGTATCATTTTATCGTTTTTCTCTTTAGGAATTGAAATGGTTTCTTGTAAAAAATTATAAGTCGCAAACCATGGATAATGTCCTGTAAATGTCGCTGCTGATGAAGCAAAAGAACCATGAAATAATACCCTCACACCCTGATCTTTAATTTTTTGTCGTAAAGTTTGCATTCCTGTACGTCCTTCAACCTGCATCATTGTTTTAACAGTATCAATTGGCATCAATAAAATTCTAAACGCAGCAGCAGCACTTGAAGCAAAACCCGTCTTTACAATTATAGGTAGGTCTTTTGTATAAGAATAGTTTGAAAGTAGCGTTAATACACCACTATTGGCTGCTGTATCACCAAAACGACTTAATGGACCTTGAATAATCGCAGCAGAATAACCTCTGTAAAATCTTTTCCAACCACCGTCGTTATATAATTTTTTGAAGGCAACAGTTGTCGTTATTCCATAACGATATTGATAATTAATAGTTGTTCTTAGCCACATTAAAGTAGATACTTGGGCGACCATTGCCCCCATTCCAGGTAATCCTCCATATAAGGCATCTTTCCATACTTTTTGTAAATTAGAATCGCTAGTGACCATTTTGAATACTTATTTAAGTTAAAGAATATATATCTTAAATACATAATGGACGGAGAAACAGAATCCCGTAATTCAAAAGTAAAACGTAAATTAGAATCAGATGGTTTAATGGTTGATTTAGATGATATTACATCTAAACGTATTAATACTAAAAAATCATTTATCCTCGAAGAAAATAAAACGATTTATCATAATTTACAACGTAGTAATTCATATTATGATCATTGGGAGTATGAAATAAAAGATCTAAAAGATTTAATTCTTCTTGGTAATTTTTATTCTGAGAAAAATATAAATAAAAAAAAGACACATAATATTCCATTTTTTAAAATTTATATGTTACGAGATGCGCTTCAAAGCTTAATTAATATGGTTGGATTAGAAGACATGAAACAACAAATTTTAAAGTTAATTGTATTTTATCTTCAAGACTTGGATGAAGGGAACCAAGATATGCTTCATACTGTTGTTTATGGCGGTCCCGGTGTTGGTAAAACAAAATTTATAAATATTCTATCGGAAATTTATGCCAATCTAGGTGTTTTATCTGAATGTAAAGTGACCTTTGCGAAAAGAGCTGATATGGTTGGGCAATATCTAGGTCATACTGCTGTTAAAACAAAACTATTAATTGAAAAAGCAATGGGTGGTATTTTAGTAATTGATGAAGCTTATTCGCTGGGAGATACAGAGCAAAAAGATAGCTTTTCACGTGAATGTATTGATACATTAAATCAGTATTTAAGTGAATCTAAAAAGGATTTGGTATGTATTATTGCTGGGTACAAAGATGATCTTGAACGCCGTTTTTTTAACACAAATCCAGGATTAGCACGTCGTTTTCCTTTTAAATTTACAATTCCAGATTATTCTCCCACGAATTTAAAAGATATTTTTTTATCAATTGTACAAGAAAATAAATGGAAAATTGATGATAATGCTATAAATGTTAAATTATTAGAAGAATATCGAGATTATTTTCCATTTAATGGCGGTGATATGGAGTTAATGTTTACCAAAGTAAAATTTATACATAGTATGCGTGTATTTTCAGAAGACCCTGGTAGTAAAAAAATAATTACGCGTATTGATTTTGAAAAAGCGTTGGAAGAGTTTGTGGATAATGATTCTATACGAGAACAAAAATATATAAAAGATTATTTGAAATTGTTGTATATTTGAAATTGTTGTATATTTGAAATTATTATAATACAATCGTAATAGTAAATTTCTTTACCATTTTAAGTACATGATTTTTTAATGTTTCATTTTCAAAATGGTGACTTATTTTTTTAAAAGGTTGTGTAATATCCTTATACATATGTTGAATAAATGGTTGAGCGCTTCCAGGATGTTGATACATCCATTCTGTTACGTCAATTAGTCTTAACTTTTCTTCATTTGGTAGTTTTAATAGAACCCATTTAAAATCAGGATAATTTTCTTTATACGTCTGTAATTCTTTTAACGAAATAGATTCTTTCATTTTTAATAATTTTTTATAAGAATTTCCTGAACCATTTTTTTTTATATTTCGAATGGCATCTTCTACTGTTTCTAAAGCTCCTTCAATCCATCCTTGTCTCATGCTATAAGTTTCACCAACAATCATTATAAATGGATGTATTTTTGTTAATTCTGTTCGTATTTTATTTGGATTTACACCAGGTAACCATGCGTGGACACCTTCTTTCCAATAAAATGATTCAACCCATTCCATTTTGGGAATTTTAGTTGAAGGAAAAATTTCTTTTAATTGTTTTTTCAATTGTTCTTCTAATTGTGTTTCTCCTTGGTCAGCAAAATATTTCCAATAATCCGCATCAAATAAGTCTGAGTAAGATACCATCCCAAACCCATTATCTGGATCAATTGGAATAAATTGTCTTAATTGTAAATCAGTTGTAAATTTAGGAATTGTTTTAAACCATGGTGTTGTATATTTTGCGTAAATACGATGTAACGATATCGGAACCACAGTATCGAATAAAGCTTTTGTATAATTATTAAAAAATGGAATTGTCATTAACGCCGATTTTGGTAAAGCTAATATTAAAAAATCACTAACTAAACGACGCGAACCAACATTTAATTTAAATTGTCCATTTTTTTCTTTAATATTATCAACGGATGTATTTTTAATAATAGTGACACCTTGTTCAATTAAATCAGCTTCAATACGAGATACTAATTCACTTAATCCTTCCGTACAATAATAGTATGGATATTGGTTTGTGAAATCTTCTTTAAATGTTTTAATAGACGAATATGCATTAGTAATTAAAAATTCAGCATTATAGCCAAATGACTCAATTAATAATTTAGATTTTTCATATCCGAGTATCATTTCACATAATTGTATAAATGTAATACTTTGAAGTAATTCATTAGATATATCTTTTGATTTTTCTATAATTTTTTTAATCCAATCATGATAATCAAATCTAGGAATTAAACGAGAACATAAAACTGGTCTAAAATCTTTTTTATCTGATAATTCTTTGATTGTTAAACCATACATTTTTAATAAATTTATTAATAGTTTATGATCACTATTAAAACGACCAGCACCTGTATCGAGGTTATAATTATCCTTTTTTACTGTATGTATATTTCCTCCTAATCGTTCTCTTTTTTCGACTAGGGTTACTTTAAAACCTAATTGAGAACATTTCAAAGCAGCGTATAAACCAGCAATACCGCCGCCTAATATAATTACTTGCTTCATTTTCTTTTATATAATAATATTAAAATATTTATATCAGTTAAGGAATATTAAAATGGTTTCATGTCAATTTAGTTGGATTCAATTTTTATGGATAATTGTTCCATTAACATTTGCTTTAATAATATGGACAAAGGTATATCGTATAGAAGAACCCTTTGTTTCGACGAAAGAAAATCAAACAATTATTGAATTATATAATACAATTTTAGATCGTAATCCTACATCAAATGAAATATTAACACATACAAAAGCGTTAGATAAAAGTGAATATACATTTGGAGAACTTGAAATTCGTTTATATAATTCAGATGAATATAAGCGTATGGTTAAAACACAAAGTAATCGTCTTTCGCCTGAAATGTCACGTATGGTTGAAGAAAAAGAAGTTATTGATTATATAAGAGAATTATACTTTAAAGCTCGTGCCAAAAAGGCAGATAAATCTATTTTATTACCGTTACGAGACTTATTTGTATATTTTGATTATAATTCTTATAAATTACTTGCTTTATTCCGTCACACAAAATATAGTGACTTTGAGGAAGAATTTAAAGATGTTAAAAATCTCAGTAAAGATACATTAATCGAACTTTATCATTTACGTTTTGATGATTCAAAATTAACACAAGATGGTGAAGCTTTACGTAAAACAGAAAAATTAAAACCACTTGGTGGTGAAACAATTGTTACAGGTACAACATCGTCTTCAAAAACAGGAGGTTTATCAATGAGCGATCTTGATACCATTGCCGAATATCTTAAAAATAAATCTAAAGGAGATGGATCTGACGCAGATAAATCTAAAATAAGTGGAGATACACTTGATGGTAAAGGTAAGAAAACAAGCGTTGAAACTGGAGCTGGAAGTTTCTGTACAAATCAACGTTATTATTTAGATCAATACCCTAAATTAAAATCATCCGGTTTTGGATTTATGGTACCTGAAAAACATCCACCTGTATGTATTCCAGTTGGTCAAAAAAATTCAGTTTCACCTGTCGTATTCGGTGATCTTATGGGAACAAATTTAAATGAGGCAAACGATACCCAAGTTGGATCTATTTTACCTAAATTTGAATATAATGAATATATTGAACTCCCTACTGCGGTTAAGAATTGTAATATTAATACAAGTACTAAAGCTGATACCACTACAAGTACCAGCCCTACTAAAAATACTCAAAATACACAAGAAAAAATTAAATCAATTTAAAGAAGGTGTACCCGCACATCCGCATCCACCCGATTGTACTTTTTTTACAGGTTTTTTAATAGAACATTTACCACCTTGGCATACTTTTTCAACTGTTTTAGGTTTAACATCCTTTTTATCTTTTTTACCTCCAGTCGATTGCATTTCTAATAAAAGCGTATATTTTTATAATACTTTTTATAGAAGATGAAGGCATGTCATTTAACATATCCAACCGTTCCACCCATTGTAAGAATTACGCAATGGTTAAATAAAACGAAATTTATCGATCATTTCTTCTTATCGCCACATATATCACCCGAAGCTATCAGTGAAATTGAAAAATTAAAAACTGGTTCTTCATATAATCATTCAATATTACAACCCTATTTGTCGGATACGACGATTAACCATATTAAGGAATCTAAAAATCCGAATTTTATTTACGAAACATTATATACCGATGATTCATTAACCACTGTCTTACATAAAATATCTATTTTCTTAGATAAAACCTCTTCAAAACAAATACCATATGTATGGGACAATAATAGTCCTTTGCGTTTTAAAATAGTAAATGTATGGGATGGTTATAATTTAAACCCTTTTAATTGTTTATCAAATCCAAGTGATATCGCAAATGTCCAATATAAAGGAGAACAACTATTATCAATTAATCAATTTAATTTAATATTTTATGAAGATTTAAAAAACATAGATGCTAATAAATTGTCTTATTATTTTCCAAATTTACGTGATACACTATCGTTGTCTGTTAATAATATTCGTGGATATATAAATGATCAATCTATTTTACAACGTTTATGGGTCACACCTCGTGATAAACATGAGAGAATGAGCCACAAAAGCATTTGCATTTACAATCGTGCTATATTTAAAGGTGTTATAAAATCGGATCTCAATTTAATCCAAATATTTAACAAAATACACACGAATGTGAATACGTCTTTTATTCAAATAATTGATGATTTAAATCATATATATTACAAGGTTTATAAAAAACATCGTATTCCTAAAACATTATTTGACGAATGGACGAACGTAGATAGAATAAATGGAGATTCGCAAATCACATTATATTCATTTATTAAAGAAACGTCATTATTATATGCTCAAATTAATATAGATCATAATAAAAACGTTTATTTTCATTATAAACTTGATTTTTCAGAAAATATCACATACGAACAATTAGAACAACACTCTTCTAAAATATTACAAGAATTACAAGACTTTTTAAATGTACCTAAAATCAAATTAGAAATCGAAAATTTATCATTACGTACAAATGTATTAGTTGAAAATGTTAATTTAAGAGAAATTTCACGTTCATTTGCGTCATTATTACCATTATACAATATTCCCTCTAAAAATCGTATTCAAAAAAACTTATTTGATTTACAATTTAAACGTATTTTTAAATTTGGTCAGACCAAGAATATTCGCGAATATATTAAAAGCAAAATGGCTTTAGATATTTCTATTCTAGATATTATTCTAGATTTACAAGAATATGGACTTGAAGAAAATGAAGTAAGAGATTATTTTGAAGAAATAAGACAAGAAGCAGATCATCCTGTTGTTGAACGTCGTAAAAAAGATATACGAAATATTGGACTTCTCATGCATCTATCACAAATACCTTTTGGTATTCAAATTAATATCGACAATGCTTCTTCATTTCATGATATACAAAATGCTTTGTTTTGGACACGTGCTTCTCTATTACAATGGGAACAATTGAATATAAAAGCACCTGTTTTACTAACTAAAAAAATATCTAAAATAATTCAAAAAGAAGAACAACCTGAAGAAGAGGAAGATGAAGAGGAAGAAACTATTAAAATAACTGAAATTAAATCTCAACCCAGTTCTACATCTCGTTCTTCATCCCTAGATAGTGTATTAAGTTTTGGATCTGAAGATATGAATGGTGGTGCTGTTGGTAAAGAATATCACCGTTTTTTTAATAATATGTTGAAACAGATTGACCCTAATATTTTTGCTTTAACCAAAAATTATGCTCGTAAATGTGGTGTTAGTGATTTAAGACAACCTATTGGTATTACAAAAACACAAAAGGAAATTATCGATAAATCTCCTTACAAAGATGGTTATGATAATTCAATTGAATATGGAAGTGATCCTGAAAATAAAAATGTGTATATATGCCCTCGTATATGGTGTCCCCGTTCACAAGTTCCATTAACACCCAGTCAATATGAAAAAGAGGCTAAATGTCCATTAGATGATGAAAAGCCAATGCTTCTTTATCAACACGCAACATGGTATAATGATCCAAATATTCCTCATTATGTAGGATATTTGAAAGAGAAAGGATATAATAATGTAAAATTACCATGCTGCTTTAAAAATTTACAAAAAGAAGAAAGAGAAGTACTTATTAAAAAAAATAAAAAAGATTTACTTTCTGAAACTCCCAAATCTGTCGATGATTTTAAATCGAAACCAGTTGAAGAAGAAAATTATATTATCGATAAACCTAGACAGTTACCAGATGCTCGATTTGGAACAATCCCGCAATCATTACATGATTTTATTTATCCAAATGTTCCTTATCAATTATGTCGTAGCACAATTAAAACACAAGAGTGTTTATTAAGACGAGGAGTCCCAAATTCAAAAGATACATTTTTAACATCAATTGCGTACCTATTTGGTTATAATGAAAAAGATACATTTATTAAACATATTTTAAAAAATTTAAATCCGCTTATCTTTATTGGACTAGAAAATGGTCTTGTTTATAAAACATTTAGCACATCAGATATTATTATTCCTGAGAATAATCTTGGAAAACGTAAAGAATTATATCAATGGTTAACTAAACATAAATCATATTGTAAATTAATTCAAATGGATTCTTGGATGGATGAATTATTGAAAAATGATATACGTGGTTTATCCACGATTAATCGTTACCAAATTGCTCGTCAATTACATATTCACCAATCTTATCAACATTTTATTCAATATTTAAAACAAGATAATGAGAAAAATCCGCAATTCTTTTATGATCTATTTCATCATTTAGGTATGTTATTAGTTGTGTGGAATAGAGATAATCAATCATTAGCAACTGTTAAGTGTCCATATGTTTATAAATTTCATCAATGGTGGATTGGACAACAAACTTTATTACCATTTATATTAATATTAAAACAAGATGATTATTATGAACCCCTCGTGGTAGTTGATCCTTCTAAACGTATTACCCAAAGAATCTCATTTACAAAATATCAAAAAATCGAAAACTTATTATCTCAATGTGTAGGATCTGATACAAATCATGATGATTTATTACTTCAATCATTATATTCTTTAGAATTATGGGTAGAAAATATGTTATTAAACCCTACACAATTTTTTATTACCACGGTGGTTTTAGATTATAAATTACAAATACACGCATTTATGACTAAAGGTAATATATGGATTGATTTACCAGATACCATAAATAATTCAACATTGTCTTATTTAATAAACTTATTACCAATTGATAATATAGTATTCTGGGAAGATATTCAAGGAAAAGCATTTGATATTGTTCTTCCAATTAGTGATTATCGATTATTTTCTAGCAAAATTAAATTATTTGGATGGGGACTTCAGATTGGTACAATTCGCGAATCCTCTATTATTAAAATTAAATCATTACTAACAATACCAGTTGTTAAATATAAGGAATTACCTTTAGTTTTATTAAGAATTGAAGATAATTATCAAAAACGATTAGATTCTATTGAAATTGATAATAGACAATGGTATAATGTTCAAAAATATATTCTTAAAGAATTACTAAAAATGGATAAAATGACAAGCTCTATAAAAGAACTTCAATCTAAATTTAAACATTTGAATCAAAAAGCGCGTGTTACAGTTTTATTAGAAGAATTACCTTTAAAAAATAAAAAAGCACTTCAAGAAATATATGATTCTTTAATTCTTAAAAAATATTATCAAAATACTTCTAAAATTATGGACGGACACTATAAGAAAGAGTGGACTTTTTCACAAAAAAGTATTGATATATATGATTTAACATTCATTATAAATCCATTAGAAACATATCAACAAAATATTATTCCAAATCCATCAAATGAATCCGTTAATAAAATTACGCTACAAGAAGATATTCTATTACTACCTGATATGTTAAATGAATCTAAATATAAACAGATGGGCTTTCCTACAAAATGGCGCTTAACTATATGGAATGAATATAAAATATATTTATTAAAAGATTATACAAAAACATCTTTTTATCAATTGATTCATTGGATCGCAAAAGAGCACCATATTACGTTTAATCCATCTGAATTAATGATCTACACGAAAAAACGCATTTATGAATTATTATCCGATCGTAAAAATTATCCTACAATTTTTGAAGATGCTTCTATGCGTAAATCATGGAATAAAGTTTTAAAACGCCAATATCGTACCATGAATGAGTTAATTGAACAAGGTTTAGTTAGTATTCCTATTTCAGATATTCAAAATTTATGGATTAATGTATTAGAAAATCATTCTGATTCTTTATGGATTCAAGATATTGATTTATTCAATATTAGTCGTTTATTAAAGATAAACTTTTTCATTATCATGAAGGGTAAGGGTGCTGATAAGAAGACAGATGATTTAATATCTTCTTGTAAGTTTATATGTAGCTACAATCAAAAGGAATGGAAATATCGCCCGATTGTATTACTTTATAAAGAAATATCAGATGATAAAACACATAGTGTATATGCAACATTTGGTAAAAATAATAAAATTGGATATTATCGCCAAACAATTGAATGCCCAGAAGAATTATTAACCATTATCGAAAAAATATTTCCAACTCAATAAAATAAGATTCTATAAGATATAGAAAGGCTCAAGAAAGATGTATCATTTTATTGTTCATTTTAAACCTTTATTACCATCTCATTTATTCATTGCTTCATTTATATCGTTTTTATTTCTAAATATTTTTGAAAATTTATATCACTATAGTATTGGTAGAAATAGTAATCAAAAAATAAAATTTACCATGCCCACAAAAACAGATTGGAAAGAGATTATTGGTGTGATGCTAGTATTTGCTATATTACAAGCATTACTTACAATTTTATTAAATGGTAAGAATCGCAATTAGACAGACTATACAAAGGTAATGTCTGGCATTTCTGTTTTAATTTGTTTTTTATGTTTTTCAATATTTGGAATATTGAATTTTAGAGCATCTACTTGACAGCCTATGTCGGCTTCCTCGCCAATTTCAGGTACATAATTAATACGATCCTTAATAAGGGAAATATATTCTTGTTCATCTAGAAGAATTTCGCTATCACCAGTGCCACATGGAGGAAGTTGTCCCAACATAATATTTGCGGATACACCATTAATGCGATCATATTCACTGAAAATACTTGCTTTAATCAACATATCTGTGGTTTCCTCAAAGGATGATTTCGCAAGTGGTCCCACATCACCGCGATTAATACCATGACGATCGATTGACATTAGGGCGCCTTTACATGTCATAGTATCAATCAATAGGGATAAATGTCTGAAGTTAACTGAAGATTCTTTGATAACTTCCATGATTTCATTGCTTAGAGCATTTCTAGCTGCCTCAATGCCAAGTGTATTGAAGATCTCGTAAATATCATTGGTAAATGTGCGATAAGGATCTACATTTGGGTTCGCCATAATCTCTACAAGGTTACTACCATCTGTATCAAGCATCCATTCGTGAATCTTTTCAAATTGTTGTTTATCTTTGTTGTAATCAATGTGGTTGTAAGGTCTCATTGAAACTTTGTTAATCTTGATAATACCCTTTAGAAGAATGGTGTGAACAATGTTGTATTCAATCGCTTTTAGAGCGGCTACCATATCTTCGTTTTCAATATCTTTGAGGGCGTTTTCGTGAACACGCATATGGAAGATTAGTTGATCGTCGTTATCATCTGAGAACAAGCATTCAAGTGTATTGCCATAGGATTGGTAAATTTTCATGTAAATATCCATCATTGTCAAGTTGGCGCGATGAACTTTAATTTTATCAAGGCGCATACGAAGAACCCATGGGGAAGATGATCTACATTTTGAAGAATCTAGGTTTGTAAATTCACGATAAATTGCTAGATATTTATCGTCTTCTTCAATGTTGGTTTGGAGACCTTTTTGACCAGGAGGATCCCAGAAGATTTCAGTGCTATCCAATAGATTGACCAATTTGGTAATCTCCAATTGTTTCAATACTTTATGGGTGCGATCTTTTGCCTCATAAATACGAGGGTCAGTGACTTCACCTTTATCATTTTCAACAGCATCAATGGTTTGACTGATATCGGATTTTAGATAAATTTGTAGTGTAGGTGTCTTAATATTACGACTGACACTGAGCAATTCCTTTAGACGGGGTACACCAGAAGTTGCTTTTACCGCCGCAGCCGTACCAGATACGTGGAAGGAATCTAGTGTCAACTGTGTGGCTGGCTCGCCAAGTGACTGCGCAGCAATAATTCCCACCATTTCTCCTGCGTGGGCAACTGCTTCTTTGAAGTAACGACGAACTTCTGAAACAATCCAATCAAATGTTTCTTTTTGCATATGATACTTATAAATCATTGGTTTGGGAGATAGATAGAGGCGTAGAAGAATATGAAGGAACTTCATTCCTTGTACAGTGTTTACAATGGTTAAATCTTTGATTAGTTCATCAATTTGATCCAATACATAACCTGGATGAAGGTTGGATGGAAGTGTATCCAATCCTAGATCTTTCATACGATGAACAGCTGTCTTAATGAGACGTTCAAAGGGAATTGGGTATGTAATTCGATCCATTTTTTGGTTTTTAAAGACTTTTTCAATCAAGAATAGACGATCATCTACCAATTTTTGGAAATGTTCTTCGCAACGTTTACGAATATCTTTATCTTTCATTACATCCTTGAAAACTTTTTCAGTCATATACATTTTAAGATCTTCTTCCAAATATACACGATGATGCTTTTCAATTTCCATAAGATCCATGTCAATATAGTTTAGTTTTTGTGCTTCGATTTTTGTACCCTCCATACCATCCTCACCATAAATGAACTGTACAATGCTTTCATTTGCGTTACGAACTGTTTGATCATAGTAGATTTTACTATCCTCCATCGCCTTTACCAGTCTGCGTTGAATATATCCGGTTTCGGACGTATCGTATAAATTGACACCATTTCTGGTAACAAAGTTGAGCGTACTTGGTACAGTTACATCATACATCTTTGTACATACATCCTTACTGGATTTTTCAGTAATTCGAACAATTGTATCCATTACTGTATCATTCATTTCATTGAAATTGCGATGTTTTTCCGCGAATTTCATTTCTTTTAATTTACGATTCTTTTCATCATGAATCAAATCCATTTCCTTTGCGAATAGTTGAGCCCATTGAGCTCGAATAGAAAGTGTATAAGATGGTGCGATATTTTGTGTATTAAAATTATTTGATTTTAGTTGTTTTGTACTCATTTTACTGAATATTCCGAATCGAGAACAGAGAAATGAAATACCTTCGGTAAGTGCTTGAGATGCGGAACTTGTAGTAATCGCACCATCACAAATACATCCATCTCCAGAGATATAACCACTTAGTAGTCCTTTCACGAAATCCAATGGCGCATTATAAGCAACATCTGGAATATGTTTATTACGAGATCCATGACCCACCAATTCTTTAAAGAAGCGCGCAAAGAGTGTGGAATTTCCAATAATGCTTGTTGTGGTTCCTCTTTCTTTGTGAGAAACATCAATACGATAGGTAATATTAAATTTATCGAACCATTTCTTTACAAAGTTCTGAACCGATACATCGTCTTTAGTAATCGCAATCGTTCCTGATTTTTCATGAAAGCATCCATCGGCAAGATACAATCCTACAAAGACACCATTTTCATAATCAAGTTCAAATTTATCTGGAAGATGAGAATGTTCGCGAGTAGCATGGTAAGGATAGATACATCCCTCTTTAATATTTTCAGTATTTGATCGCACTAGAACTCGTTGAACGCGTGCTTTGGAAATATAGGGAAGTGTAAATGTTTTTCCATTATTTTCTTCATACCATCCTTGTGGAATATGAAATTTATCTCCTTGAGCTTCTTTCATGAGTTCTACACATTTGTTAAACTCGGTTCCATATACATAATGTGTCTTAGGATAGTAGTCACTCATATCAATATATTTAGCTGGGTTGAGAGGTGTGGGTAGATTCATCACCACTGGAATAAAATCTCCTTCGCATACAAGACTGGAGTGCTTTTTAATATATTCTTGTTTATCTTCATTCCAAATCAATAGCGTTTCACTGTCCGCAATGGTCATCGTACGACCGCCAGAAGTTTCAATTTCATAAATACTTTCAGTGGGATCATGACGAGTAACAGCAGTCAAGAGTCCCCATGTTACTTTGCCTTTGCCATCTCCGGTGGGAATATACACTTCCATTTTATCATCAATCTTTAGAAATTCAAGATCTGGACGATCGTCTTCCACTACAATGTCTCGTGGGTAAGTTTCCATATATTGATCGATCCAATCTCCAATTTTAACATCACGAGCTTTTCCATTTTCAATTACAATAATAGGTGTATCACCTGTTACACTCTTCACAGCAGTGTCAATAAGACCCTCACGACCACCCATAGCATGAAAGAACATTTCTTGAGGAGTCAATCCACTGATAAATGAATTTCCAACGAAACCACGAGCTTCTGGTCCATCATCATATTTACAATAATGAGGAAGTGTACGATCAGTAAATCCATAGGCAACACGCTTGCCATCCACATTTTGCTGACCAACACATGCGACCATTTGTGCTACGTTTGTAGGTTTACCTTTGGATCCAGATTGTACCATATTCATCATACGATTAAACAAATGGTGAACAGATTCTAGACCATTTTTCTCAATATCACCTGTCGCACCGTTTAGAATACCAATTAATTGTTGTTCAAAGTAATCTTGATTGTTTTGAATCGAATTATTTTCCATGAGTCCTTGACGTACCTTTTCAATTTCTTCATAGGCTTTAGTTTTCATCGAACTAATGATATTTTTAATTTTATCCATTGTTCCATTATCGACAACTAGATCACTGATACCTACACTGAAACCAGATGTAAGTAGCCATCTACAAATCAAACGCTGAAGGTTATCAAGGTAACGACGTACTTCAAATGGACTGTAATCGTGATAAATAACTGGGAGAACACCTGTTGACATACCATGGAAAATAGTCTTGTCGAGAATACCAGATGTGTGTTGGCTGTTTTTAACAACAACTTTTTCCCCTAGTTTATTCTTGAGTTCCAGATGAAAGCCTGGAGGGAAAATCTGAGAAGATGCTTGAAGACCTGAATATTCCCGTGTATGTTTATCATGTGGTTTCGGTAGAATACCATTGAAATAAGAGTTTACCATTTGAAGATTGGCAAAGGTTTTATCACGAATACGCACATGGTCTTTTGTAATACGGAAAGAACCCACCATTGTATCTTGAACAACTTCAATGATAGGCTTACCGTCTTTTGGTCCAATAATATGGTATGGAACCGATGCGAAATCCTTGAGTTCGGACATCGTTTGAATGCTTTGAGGCATATGTAAATTCATTTCATCTCCGTCAAAATCAGCGTTATAGGGGCTGGTAACAAGAACGTTGAGACGGAATGTTTTGAATGGCATCACTTTTACACGATGGCACATCATTGACATTTTATGTAGAGAGGGCTGACGATTAAAGAGTACATAATCATCGTCGCGAAGATGACGATTAATAACATCTCCTTCAACAAGATCTTCCGCAATCTTTTCACGATTTCCATATTTTAAAGTATATGTTTTACCATCTTCCCGTTTACATACTTCTTTTGCTCCAGGCCACATATCAGGACCATTGATTACGATCTTCTTCATTTCTTCCATATTGTAGCGATTGACTGTCTCGCGGAATGTAAGATTCATCGCAACTTCGATTGGAACACCCAATTGATCCAAGCTGATATAGGGATCAGGTGTAATAACTGAACGGGCAGACTGATCGACACGCTTTCCATTCAAGTTACCACGAATACGACCTTCTTTCTTTTTAAGACGATCGCTGACCGATTTTAGTTTGCGACCATTTCTTTGTTGCGCTGGTGGAATACCAGGCATTTGATTATCAATTAGGGTAGCAATATGGTACTGAAGGGCACCTGTAATAACCGCCAAATGTTCCTCATTCGCATTTGGTTTTTCAAGACGGGTTCTCAGTTGGTTATTTGTTTTGATAATATCACATAGTTTATGCGTAAGATCATCCTCGCGACGCTGACCATTCTCTTCAATAATAGAAGGGCGAACTGGAGGAGGTGGTACTGGAAGAACTGTACAGATCATCCATTCGGGACGATTGAATTTAGGATTAAATCCAAGCACTTCCATATCAGCCTCCGTCATGCGTTGTAAAATTGTTAGAACATCTTCTGCTGTAAATTCACGTTTAACAGTTTCAATATTCGCTTCTTTCCATTCTGCCATAATTTTGAGCGTACCTTCTTTCACATAACGACCAGGTTGTTTCGCTCCACATCCAGGCGCACCATCATCACCACATTTTTTTATTTTAGAGTTGTTGTTGCATAATTTAAAAATTTGTTCCCAGCGCTTTTGATGGTTTTTAATAAGAAGAATTTTACGCATTATTTCTTTAAAATCATCCGTCGATTGCGTAGGAGAAATTAGAAGACGGGAGCAACGAAAGCAAACACATTTAAGAAGTTTACGCGTAGTTTCATAAAACATAGGGTGATAGACGGGTCTCGCAAGAGTAATATGACCGAAGTGTCCAGGACAGAATGTTTTCTTTTGTTCACATGTACGACAGAAAGAATTATGTTCTAGAATACCCATTCGAGGATCAAATAGACCCCCAGGTACAGGCTCATTTCCAGCATAAGTATCTGTTTTCGTAACTTCGACGACTGATCCCTTAACTATTTCATTGGGACTCAGTACACTAAATTGAATGCCTTTCACACGTTCAATTTTTTGATCATACGAAAGTTCTTTATGAATTGACATGATAACCTTATTCTGATTAACTCCAAGATTTTTTAAATCTATTTTATTAGTCATAAGTTTCATTTTTTACTGTTATTTTATAACACTTAAAGAAGTATATAATAATTAATATATAATGGGATATTATTATCGCCCTCGTAAAGAAATAAATTACCTTCAAGAAAATATTTCTGATTCAAATTCTAATTCAAATTCTAATTCAAATTCAGATTCTGATCCAGATTATTTACCTCCTTGGTTAGAAAAATTTAATATTGATAAATTAGGCAAAAATTATCGTATAAATTCTACACCTGAACCCAAAACGAAATCAAAAAAGGTTTCTGTTAATCAAAAATATACAAATGATGAACAAAAATATTTAAATAATTTAAATAGTGCTGATAAGAATGTTCTAATAAATTTAGACAATTCAATTTGTTCCATACAAAATGATTCAGTTCCATTACGATTTAAAATTTTAAAATCAAATATTGATAATCGTATCAAATATATTTTACTTACAAAATTAGAACAATTTCAACAAATGAATGAAGACCATGGTGAATATTTTAAATTAAAACACTGGATTCATAGTATTAGTTTAATCCCTTTTAATCAATATGTATCTCTTCCAATAACTTTTAATTCATCATTATCAGATATTCAACAATTTATGAGACAAACAAAAGATATATTAGATCAAACTGTATATGGTCATAATAATACCAAACAACAATTTTTAAGAATTATTGCTCAATGGATTTCAAATCCATCTTCTCATGGACATTGTATTGGAATTCAAGGCGCACCTGGTACAGGTAAAACTTCATTTGTGAAAGAGGGTATATCAAAAGCATTAGGCTTACCATTTGGTTTTATATCACTTGGTGGATCAAGTGATGGATCTTTTTTAGAAGGACACTCAATTGCATACGAAGGATCTACATATGGTAAAATTGTTGAAATTCTTATGAAAACACAATGTATGAATCCAATAATATTTTTTGATGAATTGGATAAGGTTTCTATTACAAAAAAGGGCGAAGAAATTATTGGAATATTAACACATTTAACTGATAATTCTCAAAATAATTCTTTTACAGATAAATATTTTAGTGAAATTGATTTAGATGTATCCAGAGCATTATTCATTTTTAGCTATAATGATGAATCAAAAATAAACCCTATATTAAAAGATCGTTTAATTACGCTACATGTAAATGGATATACTGATGAAGAAAAGATAAATATAGCTTATCATTCATTAATACCAAAAATATTATGTTCTTATGGATTTCATAAAGATAGTATTCGTTTTTCAAATGAAATTATTTTAGAAATGATAAATCTTATTCCCAAAGAAGAAGGTATTCGAAATCTTAAAAGAGCTATAGAATGTATAATTAGTTGGTTAAATATGTCAAAGTATATGTCAAATGATATTGAATTTCCAATTGATGTATCTTTAAATATGTTACATATTTATCTTATAAATAAATGATATTTTGGTATAATAACGAAGTTGATGCTGACAATACATGATTTTAACAAATTTTATGACACAACACCTTTATGATTTTGAATATTTAATTATTACATTTTTAAGGTCTCCAATTAATACGATAATTCCTTACGCTACAAATAGATTAGTAAAAGATGTTTGCTTTGATTTTGTAAATACATATTTAGAAACCTTTAAAAAATTTAAAACACTATTAACAACAAATGAAGAAGATCCTAATATAAGTTTATTATATAGATTGATTCAAACTTATTTTAAACATCATTTACATATTCAATTTCCCCAATATAATAATATAGATTATATTGAATATCCAGAATATATTGATTTATGTGAAACAATTTATGTTAAAATACAAAAGGAAATCCATCCTGAATCTCGTAAAATTAATTGTTTGATAACGATTGAATTATTAAATGCGTTTTTCGTAATAATTTTTGGAAACAAGTATTCGTTGTTAGGATATTAAACAATAACTATTATATTATTTTTACGCAAATGATTATAGATCATATTGGTGATTTTATTAATTCTAGACGGTATTCATCCATTACTACATCAAATCCAGATCCAATACAATATCCAGATTATTATAAAGCAATACGTCATGAAGTTATTTTGAATGAAGGTGATATGCTTTATATACCATTTGGATGGTTTCATCATGTATTTTCGGAAGATGTAAATTCAAATACAAAAGTTAATTTAGCAATCAATTTTTGGAAACATACAACTAAAGATGAATATTCCGTTTCTATTAAAGATTATTCTGAAAAAAATATAAAAAAATATAATTGTGTTATATCAAATGATGAGTATTTAGATTATAATGAATCTAATTTTCCATTTATTACATCTCATTCATGCAATAAATTTTCATTTTCAAATTTTTACGAATCAATGTCAAATATCCCTTTATATTATCAAACATCAAAAACTACAATATTTGAATCAGATCTAGTTAGTAAAGAAATATCAAATGATGATGACACATATATATTAGATGAATTTTTACAAACAAATAATTCAAAATCAGAATCAGAATCGAAGTATATTGCTCAAAATAACATTATGAAATATAAAGATTTTGATTGGATTAAATCAATAACGCCGCCCTTTTTTGATAATTTTGATGAAATTAATTTGTGGATGAACAAAGGACATATTTCAAGCACAAACCATTATGATAGTTATGATAATATATTATGTCAACTACAAGGAACTAAGCGTATCTTTTTATTTCCTCCAAGCGAAAGATATAACTTATATTTACATAATCGATTTAATTTACAATTTATTTTAAATACTTATAAAAAATTAAATGAATTAAATAAATCTGTTAATCGAACACAAGATATTTATATTAAAACTTATGATTCTAGTATTGAACCCTCTATCTGTAAATTAATTATAAATTCTAATAAAAACTTTACACAAGTTATTGATATTTCACCAGAGTTAGATAATGTATTTTTTAAATTACTTAATAAATCTATATTATCTTATATAAATTACATTATTGATACACAAAATAAAATTCCATTAATAAAAGATTGTGTAGATAGTGGTTATTTTATTCATTGTCTAAACAGTATTAATGATTCTCAAAAATATCCTTATCAACTTGATAATACTATTTTAAAATATATGTGGTTTTTAAATGATAGCACACCTGTTTATATAAATGGTATTGAAATCGAAGCTAAAGCTGGCCGCTTATTGATTTATCCTGCGCATTTTACATATATTGAAAAAGAAATCGATACAGTTAAAAATAAATGGATTTGTTATGGTTATTTTTATCACCCACGGCGGGATTCGAACCCGCAATCTCATGATTAGAAGTCATACGCTTCATCCGATTAAGCTACGCGGGTAAATTTTTAATGCCTTTATAATGAGACATTATATACACTATATGATACCTCTTTAAATAATTTTATATGAAATACTGTGTGAAATTGATGTAAAGTAAATATTAGCAGCTATTAAAATAATTGTTATTTTTTTATTGTTCGTATCATATAGAAGTTTTATCATGAAATTTACGGTTCCACTTACTGAACAATTGATATATAAAGGTATTCAGGTCGCAATTGGAATTGTGATTATTATATTTGCCCATATCATTGCTAAAATCGTTTCAAGTTCTATTATGAAATTAGCAAATGTAGATTTTAATAAAAAATTGTCAATTGATGGAATCACTAAAACAGAACAGGCTGAACAAACAAGTAAAACAAATTTAGTATTTTTAACCCTTGGTAATATATCCTATTATGCCGTTTTAATTTTAGCTTTTTTTATTGTTCTAAAAGTACTTGGTATTGAATCTACCAGTTTAATAGCATTATTAGGTACAACCGGTTTAGCAATTGGTTTAGCTATTCAAGGAACATTAAGTGATATATCTTCTGGTGTTTTATTAGCTATTTTACAAACCTATTCCATTGGTGAAACGATTGAAGTGGATGGAAATATTGGAAAAGTGGTTGATTTTACAATATTAAATACAGTTATTGAAGATATTGATACAAATACCATTATTACTATACCAAACCGTAAAATTCAAGAAAGTATTATACAAAATCACACCAGAACACCTACACGATATGTAGTCTTTGATATTTCTATTTCAAATGCTGAAAAAGATATTGATAAAATACGTACAAGTATTACAAAAATGCTACTTTCAACCGATGGTGTATTAGTAACCCCGCCTCCTAGTATTGAAATTGAAGATGTAAATCAATGGAGTACAACCATTCGTATCAAAGTGGGTATTAATTCAAAAGATTATGGTGATTTAGATGATAAACTTCGTACAAAAATAAGGGAAACATTGATTGAAAATAAAATTCAATTAAAATCTTAATATATATCAAATGCTATATCTTCGCCCTTCTTTCTTCGCTCTTGTTTTAAGCGGTCTAACAATTGGATTATCACTTGTACTATTTATGTTAAGTGCTGAAAAATTAAATATGAGCCAAGTAACCCAAATGGTGTTATTATTCTCGATTGCTTTATCTTTACATGGATTACTTCACTTTGTATATGAACTTCATTATAATTTGAATCCATTAGCTAAGATTGCATAAGTAAATGGCTTGATCAAAAGCCCCCATCATTTCATCTAAAATAGTTTGTAACTCAGTTGTTTTTCCAAATTGACCGTGCATTTTTCTTAATGTTTCACGTTCTGTTTCTAAGTATTTATCTAATTTACTGGTGTCTGAATGCGCATCCATGCTTATTTTGAAAACCTTTAATGGTTGTTTTTTGAATTTACCAATGTATACTTCCACGAATTTGTCAACTAAATCACTTAACCCTCCATGTAATTCATCGAGAGCTTTATGCTTTGAATAACTTACTGTTGACCAATGGTATACTTTAATTTGACCTAACATTCCTAAAAATTTTTCCATAATGGTTGCTTCTTCCATTTAAGGTGTCTATAATATAAATAGATAATATTTATTTATAGTAATTAAGCTAGAATGAATTCTTATATTTGGATTACTTCAATCAGTGGAATTGCTCTTATTACCATGGTTCTATTAAAAAATAAAAAACTTAAAAAAGAATTTTTTCATAATAATCAAACTGTTTTGTATATGGATCCGTATATAGCAAAAAACTTTATTGAAAATGATATGGATGGTTATGTACAATCATTATCTATTTATGACTTAAGAGCTCGTAATGCTACAACTATTTCAGATTATTTACAAAAAAGTACACAGGATATAATACCTTTTAATACTGTTCAACAGACTCAACTAAATAAAGCGGTTGAATATGCGAATGATTTTTTTAAAACATATCGTAATTATTATATCGATTCACTTAATATTCAAAAAATTCCGTGGATTTTTATTCTTACAAACGGTTATTATGAAAATGGATTACCACATACACGTCAGGAATATATATTTTTAACACCTCAAGTAATAAATACAAATTTAAAAGACTTAATTATTACATTAATTCATGAAAAAATACATGTTTATCAAAGAATATATTTATTTGATATTCAAAAAAAACTAATAAACATGTATTATAAAAAATATGGATTTCGTAAAAATTATGAAAATAAATTATTAAGAGCAAATCCAGATTTAGATCAATATATTTATGTAAGTCCACAAAACGAAAGAATGGTTAGTATATATAATTCCGATCATCCAAAAAATATAAGTGACGCAACCGGAAGTAAATACGAACATCCATTTGAAGAAATCGCTTATACTATTTCAAAACATTTTGAAAAAACTATTTAATAAAGCGTTTAAACCTTAATAATGTTTATATTCTTTAGTATAAATGAATAGAGAAGATCTTAAAATTATTCAACAAAATGTTCCAGAAGTATCAGATGAATTAATTTATAAAATGTACGAAGATTGTCATCAAGATATTATGGAAACTATTTGTAAATTATTAGAAATTCCATCCATTGAAAAAACAACAACTGAATGGGAAAAACGTCGTGAAATATGTGATAATTATGATTCTGAAATGCAAACATTATTAAAAAATATGCGCAATTCTGGATTAGAAGATAATGGTGTTTTAAATATACCAGTTGCGGTTCCTGAATTATCAAGACCCTCTAAAAAAATTAAAATAGAAACAATTGAAGAAGAACCAGTTAATATGTCATTATCTTTGCCACCCATTGTAATTAACCCAAAATTTACTTAAAGCTCTTTAAGATTTATACATGTATATCTATGGATAATACGCCTTCATCTCCATTTTTACTAGAATTAAAAACTGTTCAAGCAACAACTTTCAAACAAGTCATAGATGCTTTAAAAGAAATTCTAATGGATGTTAATTTAGAATTCGACGAAACTGGTCTTAAAATTGTAGCTATGGATACAACACATGTTGTAATGGTACATTTAAAACTTAATGCTGATCGCTTTGAAAATTATTATTGTGAAAAGAAATTATATGTAGGCATTAATATTCTTAAATTACATATGCTAATTAAAACAATTAGCAACGGTGATATTCTTTCCCTTTTTGTAGAAAAAGAAGACCGTAACCGCCTAGGTATTCGCATTGAGAATACTGATAAAAATATTCGCACAACTTATCGTTTAGCAATGTTGGATATTAATGCACTTGAATACAATATTCCTCCTGTTGATTTCCAAAGTATTATTACGATGCCTGCGGTAGATCTTCAAAAGATTATTAGAGATATGAATAACCTCGCAGATAATATCGAAATCCGTTGTGTTGAAAATAATATTTATTTTAAATGCAAGGGTGAATGTGTTCAACAAGAAACCATTCTAGGATCCGAAAATAATCAAAATTTCAATATTGTAAACCATAGTAAAAATCAAGAAATTATTCAAGGTATTTTTAGTTTACGTTATTTAACTATGTTTACAAAATGCACAAACCTAAACAATGTTGTTGAGGTATATCTAAAAAATAACTTTCCTATTATTCTAAAATACAGTGTCGCATCTCTTGGCGAAATTAAACTTTGCTTGGCTCCTCAAGATAATTAATAATCATTGTATTTTATAATTTATTTTTATTTATCTAATTGTTTTAAAATTATAATAAATAAAATGAACAGTGGAACTCCCATTGTTTCTACGATAATGTGATAAGGCAATTCTTTTTTATCTAACATTTTTTTACAATTTTCTTTTTCATTTATAAATAATAAAATAACTATTACTGTTAAAATAAAGAATAAATAAATGTAATTGCAAGAAACATGTTTAGTAATATAATTAAAATAATATAAATTTATTAATACTATTAAACTTAATTGTGTTATAAAATATCCTAAAAATTTTTGTTTATAAAGTAATATTATATCGAGTATTATTATTAGTAAATATATTAAAAGTATACCAATCGAAGGCATCGTTTGTGTTAAATGAATAAAAATAGCAAAATAGCTAAAATTTACCAAATAAGCTATAAAATGAATTATATTATTTTGAATGTTTCCAGGAATATGAATAAAATGTGAAATAGTATGAATCAACTCAAATAGAAATAATAATCCAAAGAAAGTTTTAATATATATATCATTTGTATTAAATAAAGCATATAAAATTATACATGACGATAATAAATTTACTGTAAACGAATACGGTTGTGCTATTATAGAAGTTTTACTATAAGGTATTTCACACGTATCAAAAGGAAAGGTATAGTCTTTCATATTACAACTATTCAAGAAAAATAATAATTAATATATAATAAATGCAATCACGTCTTTCAAACACAGCAAATAAACTTAAACTAAAATTACAAAAATTATATTATCTATACTCTCAAAGTACAAATGAGGAAGATAAAATTACACCACTATACTATGCGATTTATCAGGATGAACCATTAAATCTTATAAAAGACATTTTAAATCATAATAAAAATCTAATAAATAATGCTGACGTAAATGGATTAACGCCTTTATCTTTAGCAATTATGAAAAATATGGATTATAGTTTAATCAAGTTATTAATTAATGAAGGGGCTGATATAAATAAAACAGAATCAATAAAAGGGTTTAGCGCAATGCATTTAGCAATTTATAATTTAATAAATGATTATAATAATAAGTTGGATAATAATACAATTGAAAATCAAAAAATATATAAAAACTCTTTAAAAATTGTTAAATTATTAGACGATAAAGATAATGATCTTATTAATAAACCCAGTAAAGATGGTATCGTCCCAGCTCAACTTATTGACCCTCGTACATTTCCAGATATTAACCATGATATATTTTCAAATTATGTGATAATCAATCATTAATCTACTTTAATTATTTTCAGGAACGATGTGTAAATATTTTTTTTTGCCTTTTATTAAAATATAAATACCACCTTTACTTCCAATATATACTTTTCGACCGCCTGCTTTCTGTAAAATAGCATCTTTGTATTCTTGTGTCATTTATATTCTCTATTCTAATCTATTGTAAATAAATAAAAATGTATTAATGTATAATAAAAGATGGAACAATTTTATTACGCCGTTATTGGATTTTTATTAAGTGTTTATGCTGCTAGCCGTTATTACATGGATCCTGAAAAATTATTAGCAATTTTATCAGGTTTATTTGTATTATTATCTTTATATATTGGTCTAGATATTTATATGTTCATGCTATATATTGCTTTTGGATTACTTGGATACGTTGTTATCTTATATCTAACACAAGAAGGTGTACTTGAATTCAATATTAAAAAAGAAAAAGAGGACGATACAATTAAATCAAAAGTTCCATATTGGATTTCTGTATTAATCGCTCAAAATACATTAGCACTTGTATTATTTGTACGTTATTATGATGCTCTTGAATTATAATTGTTGATCTTGTTCAATATTATCTACATGGGATTTAAACATTGTACGAGCATAAGAGGGAATTGTTAAATTATATAATTGAATATCACCATGTGTCTGATCATTTATCCAAATTCGGGCAATACAATAATTGCGTTTTGGTGAAATTGAAATACCACATATATTATTCCAATCTTGGAAATTTTTCAACACAGTTTCTCCTAATATTTTAGAAACTATTTCAAATAAATGTTGTGATACTTCGTTTTTCCATATTTTAAAGGATATACAACCTCCTTTACAATTATTTTCATCTTCCCATACGGGTTTAATATGTTCACGCATAAAGAAAAACATACCACGGTTCCAGTAATCTTTCATAATTTGATTTATTTGAATCCATTCTTCAATGTTAGTGATTGTAGCTATTAAAATATAACTATCAATACCCCAGTTTGAATTATCTGGATCATGAAAGTATAGATTCCAACTATCATTAAAAAATAAATTGGATTTACTGTCTTCCATAACTATGTATCACGTTTATATCTTTAAGATAATATTTTAATCTTATTATTATTATATATATATGTTACTTCAACAATCAAAACAAAAAATGAATTATCCTAAAAGGTTATCATTACAACGGTCTACCTCTACATATGCGCGCGCACCTCATATATTAAATAATTTACAGAAACCTATTAGTAATGAAATGCCTGCTTTAACAGAGGATGAAATACAATTCTTGGTAACATATTTTAAAGATTATGAACAATATTTAAAAGATTGGGTTATTCAAGAATTTGAAAAAGATAAGTTATTGAATAGCAAAACAGGAGTAAAAAAATTTAAAATGTTATCTATGCCAGAATTATTAATAAATGATACAATTTTATTAAAAAACGAAAAGTTAAATATAAGCAAAATTATTAATTTAAAAGAAAAAAATAAAACTGATCTAAAATACTCCCCTGAAGATGATGACATTATTAAAGATTTAAAAATTCTAACAGATGATGAAATTATTTTTAGAGCTAAAATGGAAATTTACATGAAATGGCAAACACTTGTAAATAGAATTATTATTCGATCTAAATAATATTTTTTAGATATACTTTTCGATTATTATGTAAAATAAATTTATTTCCTTTTTTTGATATTAAAATGGTATATTTTTTATTACAATATGTTATATATGTTTTTGTTTTTTTAATTTGAGGTATTGATACTTTACCTCCGGTTACACTGATCATTTTAGAACATTCAAATACTTTTGTTAAATCAGGACTTTTTCTTACAGAATATTTATAGGGTGGATTACGTGTATAATGGTTTGCCAATTCATAATCTGACATATAAAAGTCACTTATTACAGAGGGTAATGATACAAAATCAGGTAATTTGTGTTCAAATAAACATAAAGCGGCTCCTAGTGTTCCATGTCTTGTCAATATTTTATTTATAATAAAGTTATTAACATCATTACACATGTCAATATAATAAGGTCTTCTGTTATCAATTGTTTTACATATTACACTATATACTATATCTTTTGTACTTTGCATTAAATATTTACCACCCCATATAAAAACACTTCGATTCGTTCTTGAATCAGACCACTCGCAATAATTTCTTTCCATATTACGATTTTCAGTGTCAAACCCTAAATTATTTATAATAGCTGTCATACGGAAGTTTTCTACTGCCAATTGTGTTATATAAGGTATAACAATAATAATTTTAAAAGGTTTTATACTAGTTATATTTTCTGTTAATTCTTTCCATGTTTTCATAAATATAGCTGTTGATTTTTGTAATCCAGAATAAGCACCATCATCGAATATAACATAATGTTCAATATCATAATTTTCGTACATATCTTTTATAGACGTAGTTGGACTAAATTGTGTTGACATAAATGTGGGCATATCACTTACACAAAATGGTAATAATGGTTTATTTAGTCTGTCTTTTTTTTCTTCTAATGATCTCCATGAGAATGATGCGATCCATTCAGGGCTTTTAAATTGTGGTACTGATAATTGAAATAAATTTTCAGTTAATAATCCCCATTTTTGATAATAACCATTAAACATTGAACTAATCCAGTCAATACCGTCATTTATATTATTTAATAAATCTTTATTTGAAAATATTTTTATTTCTGAAAAAATTAACATAATAATATTTACAATACTTATTTCATCTCTTAGAAGACTTAAAGAGTTATCTAAATATTCTTTAATCTCTTTATTATATTTATTTTTTATAGTATTATAATCCATTAATAAACCTAGTCTCAGACTCATGGCTTTATTCATAAATTGACTTGACTGTGAAATATTAATATCAGGTAACAATTGAAAATTTTTTTGATAAGTATGTATTGTATTTTGTATTGTTCCCATAAATATATATTTTATATACTATAATGTATTTTTATTTTTTCAACATTTTTTTTATTTGAGAAAGCAAAGATGGACAACAATCATCACTTAATTTAACTACATCATTTACTACTTCAATCGCCTTATTTATATTAAATTCACCCTTTGCTGCGCTAGTAATAACACCTACGATATCTCCAATTAAGTCTTTTTCTAATAACATTTTAAGTGACGCTACAACATTACCAGGAATAATATCATCTTCTGTACCTACAATACCATCTGCACCGGCTGCAATTTTTTCAACAACTTTAATTAACATCGTTTTTCTTTGATCTCCTGACATATTTGGAAAAGATTCCATGATTTCAATACCTTTCGCAAGAATTTTCATAGGTGAATCTTTAACAATTTCTCCATTAAGAATACTTTCTTGAAGCATTATAGCAATTTTACTAGCAATTAGTGAATCCATTATTATAATATGGATTTAAAAAATTGAAAAGAAGTATATTATAATTATACTTAAAAATGTTTAAAGTATTTCTTCAACATCCTGATTCAGTTCTTCCAGCTGCTGCCACCGAAGGTAGTGCCGGTTATGATCTAAGTTCATGCGTAGATGATTGTGTAGTGGCTGGTTCATGGAAAGCGATTGAAACAGGTATTGTTACACAATTTCCATCTGATTGTTATCTTCGTATTGCCCCACGTTCTGGTTTAGCTTTTAAATATGGTATTGATGTATTTGCGGGTGTAATTGATTCTGACTATACTGGTAGTATTAAAGTGATTCTTATGAATAACAGTACTGAAAACTTTAAAATTCAAAAAGGAGATCGTATTGCTCAAATGATTTATGAACGTATTTATAAACCTACACTTGTACAAGTATCTTCATTTAATGAACTTGAAGAAACTGATCGCGGCACAGGCGGCTTTGGTAGCACTGGTGTATAGGGCGATGGCGATGGCAAGGGCGATTACAAAAACTTTAATAATCCTACGCCAATAACATAACCTAGCATATTAAGTAAAACATCTAACAAATCATGGCAATTACATACCATATATTCAGCACTTTCATAAATGATTGATATTAATAAAACAACCCAAAACTTATTAGGAACAAAAAAACCTATCAATATAAATAATAAAATATGTAATACACCCCATAAGGAAAGCATACACGTTTTGACTTTTCTTTCATCCTCTGGATTAGTGGTTAAAAAATAACCAGATCCTCTAAACATTGTTATTTTTTTACAAATTGGATGATCACATGATATATAACATGTCCCATATAATTTAGAAATTAGATCAGTTGTACTTGGATTCTGACTGAGATAATACATAATCTCAACATTTGTAAAACCAATCGCACCTATAATAAATAATGTTAAATAACTTGAATCTTTTGTTATGTAATACGTAATAAATGCGATTATAAATGTTATAAAATAAAGAACTAAACGAAATAAATAACTTTGTTGGTTTAGCATCCTCTTTTGATAAATGCTCTCACTATTATTTATTATTTATCACTATTCAAAGGATTATCTGTAATTTGAATACCGCAATATTCTACGGGTTTATTATTGAAATCTTGACTTTTATAAATACCTGTATTCACGGCTTCTTTTAAAATCCATTTAAAATTGTCCCAAAATTCAGGTGTATGACCGATTGATTTCGTACCAATATGTGCTATTTCATGAAGAACAACGAACATCATTGTATTTAAATCAACTAGTTTTTTTTGTTCATCTTTAGAACGAATACAAAGCACTATCTTCTCACCTTTATTAATAGAGTAACTCGTATATTTTGTACTTTCCGATCCTTCACTAATTTTATCTGAACGGAAATTTTCTTTTATTTGTTTAACACGATCATCATCTTTAAATTGTTTCTGTAAATGTTCAACAAATTTTTCTAATTTTTCTCTAATTTGTGATAATAAATTTGCTGCTTCTTGCTTATCTGGTAAACTTCTTACTAAGTATGATTTTTGATCAATACTTGATGTTACATATTCTACTTCATTCGAAAAATAGGTATCCCATACTAAATAACCCAAAACTACTGATAATACAATAAAAATTACAGTTCCACCGTCCATCATTAAAACTCTAATCAAGCTTTAGAGAAAAATTTGATTTTGCTATCTAATTTTTTAGCATTTAAGCTAACATTTATAAGATACTATATTAATATTTTTAATGGAATTTCCTCGGAAAGATAATATCGTATGGGGAAAGACTGATAAACCACTCCGGTTTCAAGTGTACGATTGGTTTGTTCCTGAGGCAGATAAATCTATCAAAAAGATTCAAGCAGATGCCCGAAAGCGTGGTGAACCAATTGAATATCCAGATGAAACACCTGAGTATGAAGTACTTATGTTTGGATGTACAGACGAAGGTCATTCTGTATGTTCAAAAGTAACCGGATTTATCCCATATTTCTATGTAAAAGTGCCTGATCGTTTTGCGAAGCTAACACCGCTGACTGGTTGGATCAATGAACTATATACATACCTAAGTACTGGAAAATATCAAGATAAGCGTTATAATTATCAGCGCAGTATTATTCCATACAAACTATCCTCTCATCTTGTTTCGATTACAGAAGTTCATAAAAAAGAATTCTATGGATTTACAAACAATGCCGACTTTACCTTTCTAAAAATATCTGTAAAAAGTCTGGCTCTCTATAATTCATTGCGATTCTTTCTTCAAAGACCTCCAAAGGAATTTCTAGATCGTTACAAGGAACCTTTTACTCTATATGAATCAAACCTGGATCCTTTCCTACGATTTATTCATGTTCAAAATATTCAACCTTGTGGATGGGTTGAACTGCCAGCAAACCAATACCAACTTATTTCAAATGGTTGTGAAGATGAAAGCTATTCCCGCGCGAATTTTTCAGTATCTGTACATCATACTAAAGTAAAACCATATGATTGTACTAAAACAGCTCCAATCCTTATAACATCTTTTGATTTGGAATGTACAAGTAGTCATGGAGATTTCCCTGTTGCTAAAAAAGATTATCGTAAACTCGCTAAAGATCTATATATGGTTGCTCAATACGAAGAGTATGATATGGATATGCTAATTGAAGCAATTCTAGCCGCTTACAAAGAAGAAGTTATGATGAAAAATGGCAGCATTATCAGTCGCCTTTATACAATTCAACCTATTCAAGAAGAAACCGTAAAAAAGGTATTCAAAAAGATCGGCACTGAATTGATGGATATTATGCAAAAAATTAAAACCATGACTGAATCAGATAATGATAGTGATAATGATGATGGTGTTGTTGAAGGAAGAGGTGCTATCAATAAAATGAGAGCTATTTATGAAAATGATATGAAGATTCTATTGGATCGTCTACCTAAACTCCAAGGAGATGCGATTATTCAGATTGGAACCACTGTTCATCGCTATGGAAGTGATGAAATTATTTATCGCAATATTATTACTCTAAAATCATGTGATCCAATTCCAGGTGTCGAAGTTCAAAGTTATAACTCTGAAAATGATGTTCTGATTGCTTGGAAAAGTCTAATTCAGCGATTGGATCCAGATATTTTGATGGGTTACAATATCTTTGGTTTCGATATCCCATATGTTTGGGATCGGGCTGAAGAACTCTTTGGCACCAATCACGATTATGGTGTTGGGTTTGGTCGTCTATCTCAGCGTAATTGCCAAATGCTTGAACAAAAATTGGCTTCTTCTGCGCTTGGTGAAAACTTCATGTATTATCTAGACATGGATGGTATTGTCTCAGTGGATGTTTATAAAGTTATGATGCGCGATCATAAATTGGATTCTTATAAACTGGACTTTGTTGCGCAAGAATTTTTGAAAGATCAAAAGAATGACCTTTCTCCTAATGAAATTTTCGAAAAATATCTTGGAACATCCGAAGATCGTAAGGTTATTGCTGAATACTGTATTCAGGATTGTGCGCTGGTAAATCGTCTGTTCCATAAATTGAAAATTCTAGAAAACAATGCTGCGATGGGTAATGTATGTAGTGTTCCTCTCAACTATTTGTTTATGCGTGGACAGGGAATTAAGATTTTCTCTCTGGTCGCAAACGAATGTCGTAAAAATAATTATGCGATTCCTGTACTGAAAGGATTCCAAGAGAGTGAAGCGGTTGATGAAATTGGTTACGAAGGTGCGATTGTATTGGATCCTAAAGTGGGTATGTATCTTGAAGATTATATCGTAACATTGGACTTTGCTTCCCTATATCCTTCATCAATGATTGAGCGCAATCTGTCTCACGATTGCTATGTAAATGATGATAGATATGATAATTTGCCTGGTATTGATTATAAAAGTATCGCCTATGATATTTATGAAGGGACAGGCGACCAAAAGAAAATTGTTGGACAAAAGATTTGTAAATTTGTTCAACTGCCTGAGGGCGAAAAGGGAATCATTCCTCGAATTCTTATGATGCTTCTAAAGCAGCGCAAGGTAACTCGTAAAAAAATAGAATACGAAAGTCTAACTCATTCAGATGGTACTGTTTATTCTGGATTGATTAAAGAAAATGGTGATACATTTGTGGTTCAAGATATTGAAAAAGGAACCCAAGTAAATGTAAATCAGAAAGATATTGTACATCGTAAGGAAACTTATAATGCATTCGAGAAAGACGTTTTGGATGCGCTCCAGCTGGCTTATAAAGTAACTGCCAATTCACTGTATGGACAGATTGGTAGTCGCACAAGTCAAATTTATCTAAAAGATATTGCTGCTTGTACAACAGCTACTGGTCGGGAACGCATTATGCATGCGAAACAATTTGTTGAAACGAATTACGAATGTGAAGTAATCTATGGCGATACAGATAGTATATTCTGTCGTTTCAAGGTGGTCGACGAAAATGGTACTAAACTAAAAGGTAAGGAAGGATTAGCAAAGGCGATTAAACTTGGTCAAGCAGCATCGGCGGCGATCAATAAAATTCTTCCTGCGCCTCAAAATCTAGAATATGAGAAAACATTCTATCCCTTCATTATCCTATCTAAAAAGCGTTATGTGGGTAATTTGTATGAAGATGATCCTAATAAAAAACCAAAGCAAAAATCTATGGGTATTGTATTGAAACGTCGTGATAATGCTCCATTGGTTAAGAAGATTTATGGTGGCATTGTGGATATTCTATTGAATGAGGCAAATCTTGAAAAGTCTGTTGATTTTCTGAAAAGCGAATTGACCAAACTGGTAAACCACGAATATCCTCTAGAAGACTTTATTATTACAAAGACACTTCGATCTTGCTATAAAGATCCTACTAAGATCGCTCATAAAGTACTTGCGGATCGTATGGGAGCGCGTGACCCTGGTAATAAACCACAGGTAAATGATCGTATTCCGTATATCTATATCCAAGTACCCGAAGGAACTGAGATTAAACTCCAAGGAGATCGTATTGAAAACCCTACCTATATTCGTGAGAATAACCTAAAACCAGATTATTCATTCTATATCACAAATCAATTGATCAATCCAGTTTCACAAATTTATGAATTGTCACTCGAGCAACTGTGTGGATATACTTATCCTCCTGGTTACTGGGAGGAAGCTTATGAAGAACTCAAAAGCAGCAAATTATATGCGGAAAGTCATATTCGTCGCGCAAATCGTATTGCGTCATTGCGTATTCGCGAAGTAGTTGAACTTCTATTTGAACCCTATATCGCTAAAAAGGTTAAAAAGGTTAAAATTACGAAGGCATCTTCGGGAAGTGATTCGGTTATTAAACATAAAAAAGATAAAAAAGTTATTATTCCAACTTATACACTCGATAAGGATGTACCAACTATTGTGTTTAATGTCACTGAAAATAAAGAAGCAAAGGTGTATAACGCCAGTGCTGAATTTTACATTCGAGAACAATTAATTGAAGAAACAACTATTACCCTGCCTAAAAAAGGTGCTTACAATAGTAAAATCAAAGCGTGTCCAGTATTGCTTCAGGATATTCTTAAAAAATATATTGGAAATCATCAACGCATATTGGACGAGAAAGGTCTTCGTCTTCAAATTAAAGATACACGCTATCGTAATAATCTACATGCGGCTATTAATGTTTCTACAGATCTTTATTCAAAACGCGAGGAGGCAAGTCGTGTGGGTGATCTCGAACAAGTTGAAAAATACAATGATATGGAAAGGGATCTTGGATTGATTCAGGCAATTGTAAAATTCAAATACGAAATCATTTAATAATATCCATCCAATTCAATTCAATAAATACGCATTCATTTAATAAATAATTTTATATTTATATTTACAATAAATATACACGAAAATACAATGTTATCTAAAATAACAAATAAGCCATCATTAGTACTTTATACACTTTATCAAAATACACCTAAGACACCATATGTAGTTCATATAAGTAATAAAGATGATCAATATAAAACAACAATTGTATCATTTCTTCATAAACGTGATATTCAAAAAATCGGAAATGTATTGGAAAATCATAAAAAAACAAATGGAGTATATCCCAGAAATACATTTAATTCAGATACATTATTTAGTTTTGATATTGATATAGATGATAATGCTGCTATAAAACCACTCCAAGAATTATTAATAAAACGTTGGAATCAAGAAGATTTAGTATTATACTGTGTTGATAATTGGATTGATTTAATGATTATTGAAGATCTAAAAGAGGACAGTTCTATTCAAGTTATTGAATTTGAGATTCCACATGAATATACGATTGAAAGATTGAACAAAAGTCTTTTATAGATTTAAAGAAGAATAGCGAATGAAAAAAATAAATATAATTTATATTAGTACATTTATTATTATTTTAACTGTTATAATATCTATTTTATTAAAAAAGAATATTAACGATTTTTTTATTGGGGCTTCTCCAATGGGAGCAGGTGGTGGTATAGCGGGAGCAGCATTTTTATATTTTCCATGTGCGCGACCACAATTATCTTCAACTACTAATTCGAATTTAACATATTTTAAATGTATTGGATTAAATGAAAATACATCGGATGAGACGCGTAATGAATATAAAAGTAGAATGATGAATATTCCATTTTATCATATACATAGAACTTTTCCAGATTTAAATAGTATTTCACTCTTTTTATCAAATGAATTAAAACAACTTAAGTTTATTAGTAAAAAATACCCATTAGGACCGTGTTATATTTTTATTGGAAAAAGAAATAATGAATTAGATACATGGTTATTATTTCCAAATTTTGTAAAATCAAAGGAATCTATTCCTAATTTATATACCATTGCGTTATATCATAAATGGATGTATATGATGATTGCGCATCCTTTTTACAATGCTCCAAATGAATGTGGAATTCCTATAAATGTGGTTAGTGGAAATTCATATCCTACGCCATTCAGCCATTGTCCAGGAGAACCAATTATATCAAAACAGGCTACTAATAATTCATCTATTACGCAATTTGGTAATGTAACATGTAATTACTATACAGATTATTACTTTCAACCATGTGGAAATGCGAAATCAGGTGGTTTTAGCTATCCAAATCAAGAAATTCCTGGATCTCTACCAAATAACTATATTTTTGCAGTATATAAACCTAATTTAAATTCAAGTTTATTCTCAGAATTTCGTTCGGATATAACGGACATTAATCGTTCACTAATGATCAATGGTCAAGAATTAACAATAAGTGATTATACATGGTTAATTTCTGAAAATAAACAAGCCAGTTTTAAATTACGTAAAGATGGATTATATTTATATAATGGCAGTCAAATAATATGGTCTTTTCCGGTAGTTATTGGGGCACGTAACGCATTAGTTAGATTAGAAGGTACATTATTACGTTTTTTAATAGACGGGCGAACCCAGTGGCAAAAACAACTAATGCCTAAAGAAGTTACAGGTACATCTCCTTATATTTTACAATTGTCAAATGAAGGTCAACTAACCATTGTTGATTCTAAAGGGGTTATATTCATTTAAACTTATTTTTATGAAAACAATTTATACAAACTTATTAGATTGGATGGATCCGCACCAAATACTTGATATTTATTTCAGAGATCATTTCTATCCTTTTACAAAACATCATATTGATAGTTATCGCGAATTTTTAAGAAGATATATTCCGGATGTTATACGTTCCTATAACCCCATTACTATGGTTAAATTTCGCAATAATAATAAAAAAGATATAGAATTGAAGGTTGATATATTTATTGGCGATGAAACCGGTGACAAAATTTATATTGATAGACCTACATTGATTGATCCGGAAGGAAATCCTGTATTAATGACTCCTCAAGATGCCCGTTTAAAAAATTTAACTTATTCAACACGATTATACAGTGATGTAATGGTTAGATATACACTTGCTGATAAAGAACAACCCATTGAAAAACGTTTTTCCCACATTTTATTGGGAGAAATTCCATTAATGATTCATTCAGATGGTTGTGTGCTTCATCAACAAGGACCAAAAGTATTACAAGCATTTAACGAGTGTCCTTTCGATCAAGGAGGTTACTTTATCATTGATGGTAAGGAAAAAGTGGTTATTTCACAAGAACGTATGGTTACAAATCGTTTATTTATTGAAAAAGCAAAAGATCCTAGATACAGTCATAAAGGTTGGGTACGCTGTACCACTGAAACTGGTGAAGCGGCGCTGCTTCCAAAGACGATTGAATTTTATATAATGGATCCAAATGCGAATAAGAGTTCTCTTCGTGAAGATACCTCTATGAATATGGAGCAAGGAAAAGATAAAGATATGGAAGATGATGAAGAAATTGAAGATAAAAAAACTATATCTACACGTATAAAATACAGAGGGGCAATTGTAGTTTCTTTACCAAATATTCGTGATTCAAGTGCAGGTGGTATTAAAATCCCATTATTTCATTTATTCAGAGCTTTAGGTATTGAAAGTGATCGTGAAATATTAGAATATATTTTTGGAGATACAACTAAAATGCCACAAGAATATATTGATTTTATTACACCATCTATCCGTCATTGTGCGGATGAAAAAATCAATATATTTTCACAAACAGATGCTATTGAGGGTTTAAAGAACTATGTACGCTACAAGAGCAATGAACATGTTCACCATATCATCACACAGGATGTATTCCCAAATATGGGCGTCGATTATAAAGCTAAAGCTCGATTCTTAGGATACTTAGTTCGTTATATGATGGAAATGATCTTAAAAGTACGTCCGCCCGCTGACCGTGATGGTTATGGATTTAAACGAATTGATTTAAGTGGTTTTATGTTATCTCAATTGTTTCATAATATTTATAAACTTTTCCGTAAACATTGTCGAGATTTACTTGATCAAGAATATCATTACGGACCCACCAAAAATACTGGACATTATGAAGACTTAATTCGTAAAGAAAATATTCAAAAAATTATTTCGCCCAGTTACATCAGTGAACGTATGAAACGATCGCTTAAGGGATTATGGGGTTCTACAGATGATGATGAAAAACAAGAAAAAGTACAAGATTTATCACGTATTAGTTACATTGGATTTTTATCGAATTTACGTCGTGTTAATACACCATTGGATCGTAGTATTAAAATAACAAGTCCTCATCGTTTGAATGCTCAGCAATGGGGTATTATATGTCCCTTTGAAAGTCCAGATGGTGCCTCTATTGGTTATTTAAAGAATTTTGCCCTATTGGCACATGTATCTTTTGGTACAGATCCAATGGATTTAATGAAGGAACCTGATAATTGTTTACGTGAACTTGGATTAATTCCATTAGCCTTAATGACATCCGTCGTCGCAAATGAAATAACTAAAGTTTTTCTAAATGGTCAATGGATAGGAGGTCATATTGAACCAAATATATTTACTTATCAATTACGTTTACTAAGACGTAATGGTTTAATAAATGCCTTTACATCCATTGCTTGGAAAATTAATCAAAATGAAATTCGTATTCAAACAGATCCAGGTAGAGCATGTAGACCATTGATCATTGTAAATGACACAAATGTGAATGTTCCTGAATACAATGAAAAGCTTTTATGGTTTGATTTACTCTTTGGAACACTATTACCCAAGTCTGAGAAGATTGAAGAATTGTACTATAAAAGTAGCTATAAATCCCCCTTTAATTTAAAGGAGTTTGTGGGACTTTCAAAAGATGAAATATTTAAACGCTTAGAAAAAACACAAGGTGTTATTGAATTCGTAGATATTGAAGAAGAAGATACACGATTAATCGCAATGTATAAAAAGGATATTAATGCTTTTATTACTCATTTAGAAATTCATCCATCAACTATTTTAAGTGTTGTTTCAAATAATATTCCTTTAGCAAATCATAATCAAGCCCCTCGTAATATTTTCTATGGCGCACAAAGCAAACAAGCCATTGGTGTGTATGCCTCCAATTTTTCAAAACGTTTTGATACAATGAGTTATATATTACATTATCCTGAGAGACCTATTATTACAACTCAGAATAGTCATTATATATCAAATGATAAGTTACCAGCAGGCGCAAATACAATTGTAGCTATCATGACTAATACTGGTTATAATCAAGAAGATGGTGTTATTATAAATAAATCTTCTATTGATCGAGGCTTTTTCCAAACTACAAGTTATAAATCTTATTCCGCACAGGAATCCTCTAAACAAAAAAATCAATATACAATGTTTACAAATCCCTTAAAATTAAGAGACAACCAAAAAATAGATGTTCAAAACATGAAAGATGATTCCAATTATCAATTGCTTGATGAAAATGGTATTGTATTACCTGAATCATTTGTCGCCAAAGGTTCTAAAGTAGCGTTAATTGGTATGGTTGAGGTAAAAGAAGAATTAAAAGAAATTCGTAAAGGTGTTAAAGTGGAAACAAAAGTTGTTAAGACATACCGTAATACATCTGTTGTCAGTGGTGTTCATCATTATGGTGTTGTTGATAAAATATACCTAGACCATACTGGATTAGCAGATGATCATAATCGTATCTGTAAAATGCGCTTCCGTAAAATGAAACGTCCTGAACTCGGGGATAAGACATGTAGTCGTCACGGGCAGAAAGGTGTGATGGGTATGATTATTCCAAGAGAAGATATGCCATTTACAAAAGATGGAATTGTTCCTGATATTATTATTAATCCACATGCGATTCCATCTCGTATGACAATTGGTCATTTAGTAGAATGTATCTTCGCAAAAGCATGTACCATGGAAGGTACTGTTGGAGATGGATCTGTATTTATTCCATTAGATCGTGCCAAGATTGGAGATACACTTGAAAGCCATGATTTCGAACGTTATGGTAATGAAGTTTTATACAATGGACGTACAGGTGATCAAATTGAGAGTGATATTTTTATAGGTCCCACATTTTACTTACGTCTCAAACATATGGTGGGTGATAAAATGCATCATCGTGATAAGGGACCAAAAGATCAATTAACTCAACAACCTACATCTGGACGTGGTAAAGAAGGTGGTCTACGTATTGGTGAGATGGAACGTGATGTGTTGTTATCTTATGGATTTTCACAATTCGCAAAAGAAAGTGTCATGGAACGTTCAGATAAATATACATGGGGAGTTTGCCGCTCATGTGGTCGTACCGCAAAATACACACCATCTATGGGTATATACGAATGTACCATTTGTAAAGGTTCTGATATTGCGGCTGTTCAAACACCATTTGCCTTTAAACTATTATGCCATGAATTAGAAACAATGGGAATAACACCTCGTTTTGTTATGGATTCTGTAGAGGAAGAAGAAGAAATGTCTCTTGACGAAATGGAAAAAGAAATTTTTGAACAAGAAAAAGTAGCGTTAATGGATGGAGGAAAAATTAATGATGATATGCCTTATAACAGTGAAGAAGAATGTGATGATGAAGAGTGTGATAACGAGGAAGAAGGTGGAGATAGCGAAGAATATGATGAAGGTGAAGAATATGATGAAGGTGAAGAAGAGGATGAAGGTGAAAAAGATGAAAGCGAAGTAAATAATGTATTTGATGTTGAAGATGAAGATGGAGAAAGCTTAATGGATAGAGGAGATATAAGTGACTTAATGGATGAAGGAAATATAAGTAGCTTAAAAAATAATGAACTTGAAGAAGAAGACTTTAAACTCAATACTGAATTTTCAGCAAGTGAAGATGATGAACAAGAAGTTCCATCTATTATATCACAAAATCCAATAGCCGCTCCTACAGGCGGTGTTAAAATCATTGAAATTGCTGATTCAAAATGGATGCAAAAAGATAAAAAAACATCTTCAAAATTTGAAAATGAAGATGTATATGAAGAATTTGAAGATAATTTTGACGAATAATGTCTTACTTATTTTTTTTCGTGAATCTTAAATAGAGATAGATATGTTAGAAGGTACAGCCTTAATATTATCGGTTTTAGCGATTTTATCGTTGATCGGTTTATCCATTTACTTTTATATGGATGTCGATAAGCATAAAGTAGAAAATGTAAAAGATTTAAATGCTGTTAAAACAGATATTACTGGTGAAAAAAATGATCGTCTCGGTAATTTAGCTTATGTAATTGATCAAGTGAATGTAATCAATAAAGATATTAAAACTACCTATGATACAGCAAACGCCAAGATTACTACCAATGTAACAAACTTAGGCACTCGTATTGACGGTGTTGAATCTGGTTTTGGATCTTTATTATCGATTCGTTCAGGAAGTTCAAACATTCCATTATCCAGCTTAGCATCTGTTTCACAACCAAACATTGATTTAATCAAAAATATTAGTGTTTTGGGAGGAATGAATATTAAAGATGTTCAAGCTTCTAAACAATTCAAAGTATGTGGTGGAACTGGTACAGCTGAACGTTGTATTCAATTCCCAAACAGTGAAGGAGATACTTATTTAACAAATTTATTCTCAGGTAAATCACTTGTATTTGATGCCCCTTCAAAATTCAATGGATTAACAAAGTTCAGCGATAATGTAAATATAACAAGTAGCTTAGGATTTTTAGAAGCAAGTGATGTTAACCAAACTACACCATCTGGTGCTATACGCGCTGGAGGTTTAGTTGAAAGCTCTGGAATTACCAAAAAAGGTCTTATTGTAACTGGAACTACACGTTTCGAAAATGATATTCAAGTTAAAGGTGATATATACATGGGTGATTACACTACACCTGGTAATAATGTTACCAGTTTAAAAACACGTATTGATACATTAGAAACAAAAGTAAATGCTTTAGCTGGAGCACCTGCTCCACAAGCACCCGAACCACAAGCACCTGCTCCATCAGCCCCTGCTCCATCAGCCCCTGCTCCATCAGCACCTGCTCCATCAGCACCCATACCATCAGCACCTACCCCATCAGCACCTGCCCCATCAGCACCTACGCCACAAGCACCTACACCATCAGCACCAGCGCCTCCCCCATCTACACCTCAAGAACCAGCTCCATCCACTGGAGATTCTACATTACTAGGATGCCCTTATCCAAATGAAAGTAACTATTACTGTGCGGATAGTAGCCCTTCAAGTGGACAAACATTCAAAATAGCAAACGGTCAACGTCAAGTATATGAAGATTATATGTCTACCGTTGGTGATATTACAAAACGTTCAACACTTTCAGACTGCAGTATATTAAATAATATGTGCCCTCTCGCTTCTTCTCCAATTCCAGCTTAGGTCGTTTCTTTTTCTATAATTCTTATAAAGGATAATGAAATCTAGATTAATATTTTATATATTTATTTTAATAATATTAATCGTTTCAATTGTACCAAAAAGGGAATTTTTCGTAGATAGCGCGGCCATTTATAATAAACACCGCCCAAATAATAAATCGTCTGGTGAAATTTTACGTGTTGAAACTAATTATTTAAAAGAGCTTTATGCTTTATTTCCAGAAACAAATACTGAATTGTTAAATATGGATCGATGTGTAAGTGTAAATACAACAAGTAAAGAAAAATCAATCAAAGATATCGATTCATCATTATCAAAATTAGTATTTCCTCATCATAAATATGAAATGACAATTACACATTTTAATGAAGTTGAAAAAAAAATTATGCTCGACTTAGAGAAAACATATTTGGATAAAAATTTAACTCAATTATATGGTCCTATTTACGCGCTTGTATTTCAAGCACCTTATTTACGTGTCATTGATAAAGATTGTAATGTTCGTGAATTAACAGCACAATACAATATTAATAGTTATAATAATTTAGGTTATTACGTTGGTAAAGATGAGAGTGGATATATACCAAATGAAACACATATTAAATGCCAAAATGTTATTAATAAAATTAAAACAAATAAGGTTCGCGTTATCGTATATGTTTTATATCCAGCTTACAATAAACAATATAAACTTAAATATTTAAATTGGGATAATATTAAATGTAATATGCAAACCTTATTTAATCAACGTGATTTTAATGATAAATGTTTCATAAAATGTAAAGAAGCTTCTGACAAAGCATGTGGATGTTTAAATACAAATAAACCTTATAGTTCGAAATGTGTTGATAATACATCTGGAAACTTAGTAAATAGTGGTGTTCTTTATTTAATTAATGGTAATGAAGCTTCAAAAAGAGTTAGAGGAACATTTAATACCACCTTTTTTGGAAATAGTTCACCAATTCAGCCTGCTAGTACTGTGACGATTGATCAAAAATATTGTGATCGTATTACATCAAATCCATATCCACTTTTTTAAAGTACTAAAAAAAAGTATCTTATTATTTTAATGAAACCTTATATTCCAATAGGGGTTTATATATTATTATGTATATTAACTTATTATTGGTTATACAATGTTATCAATTTTGATTTTATTACCAATGAAAATTTTGCTGATAATACGTTATCAAATAGTTATTTTGATGTAGCTAAAATTGAATCACCCTATTATATTATAGATAGTACAAATTATAAATGTTTAACACTGTCAGATGATAATAAAAGTGTATCTATGGAGCCTTATCCAAATAATAATAATTCAAGACAATTATGGATACCTGTATTAGACGGAAATAAACTAATTAAATCACCTCCTAACAATGATCCAAGTTGTAATAAAATAACTCAAAATGCTATTTCTTATTTACCTAAACAATTTTTAATAAAAAGTTTTCATAATAAAAAATTATATTTACACGCTAATTATAATAATGTATTAAATGTTTTTCAATTTAATCTAGTAGCTTATAAAGATATTTATACAAATCGTAAGGCTGATAATCGAGAAAGCCCAATATTTACAGGTGAAATAAATGATCGTACACAATGTACTGGGACAAAAGTAAAATGCTTAACATGTACTTCATGTACACAGTATGATAGAGAATTAACCGGTTATAGGTGTGTTAGATGGCCTAGAATAGATCGAGTTAGAAGATCTACAAGTGGTTCTGAAAATCAAACGGCTTCTTTAGATTGTGGTAGAGCTACTATTGAAAGTGGTACACGTAGTTATGGATTTTTATGGAGATATCCTTCTCAATCTATTCCAGGAGGCTGTATAAATAGAAATAGTTGTAGTTGGGCATTTACAAATGGAAGTTGGGGATGGGATCCATGGTATGGGCGAGTAAAAAGTTGGAATGTATCTTACCAGTGTAGCGGTGTTGATCCAGATACAGGCGGTGGATGTCTTCAATATGAACCAGTATATTCCGAATTTTGTAAAAAATGTAAAAAATTTACTGGTAAGTATAATCCAAAAACATGTGTTGATCATACAACAAATTTACCAAATATTAGACGGTACCAGTTTGAAAATAATAGATTAACATTGGTTAATAAAATTAATATAGCGAATGATTCTAAATTTAACTCAAGTGCGCAATATGTAAGTATTAATAATCTAAATAACTTAACCATAACAATGAATAATACAACCAATTTTTATTTTGTTCCTAAGGAACATAGAGCATCATTCTACGATCAATATCTAATTCGTAATAATTTAATACCTCGAAATATTGCTTTACAAGAAGAAATTACAAAAGATGTTTTAAACTATAGAAATGCTAATTAATCAATTGTGCCTTCTTTTTTCTGTTGAATCATATTAGAGAGATTTAATCTATGAAGATTCAACAAAGTTTTATATTAATATTTAGTTTATTTATTATATTAATATGTATATTTCCTAAAATTTATTTGAAGGAATCATTTGAAAATTCATCCATTAATTTATATAAAAATAGTGAAACAGAAGACGAATTTTATAAAAAATTATATGGTAGTGGTGAAAATGATTTCGATAATAATTTATTAACAATGGATCGTTGTATTAAAGTACCTTTTAATAAAACCAATCGTAGTATGATATATCGTTTTATTTCAAATGCTAAATTTCCAATTATAAAAAAAGAATTAAATATTTTAAATTATAAAGAAATTGAAACCTCTATTGTAAAAGAACTTTCAAATTTATACATAAAATACAATTTAAAAACATTTCATGGTCCGGTTTATGTACTATTAGGACAAGCACCCTATTTACGTGTTATTGATGAAGATTGTAATGTTCGAGAACTTGTAAGTCAATATACAACACAACCTGAAAATTTACAAAATTTAAGTAAATATATTAATGTAAATTCTGCCGCCAAATGCTCTGATGAATTATTAAATACTGTTAATAAAACTCCTATTAAAGTACATTTATATATATTATTTCCTACATATAATAAATCATGGAAGTTTGTTTATCGTTCTTGGGAGAATATAAAATGTAATATGAAGGATTTATTAGCTCAACGTTCAAAAGACTCTTCCTGTTTTATTCATACAATGAATAATAATAACTTATTAGGCGGATGTATGAATCAAAGAAAACCTTATTCATCTACGTGTTTAGGTGACAATAAAGTTTTAGATAATTTAAAATATGATTATTTAAATTTATATATTATAAATAATACATTTATAAATCGTTATTTAAATGCAAATTTAGATTCGCCTTTCTTTGGAGATAGTGTTAATATACAACCTTATGATAATAATGATTTAGAATATTGTTCAACGAATTTACCAATCACTGATTTAAATAAAACGATTGATCAAGTTAAATTACAAGATGCTTATAAATATAAAATTATTAATATATTATCTGGAAAATGTTTAGACGATGTTCCACGTATAGGAACTGAAAAAATATTTAATTGTAATAAAAATGCTGTAAATCAACAATGGGTTGCTGAATCAGTACCAGGTAAAGAAGGTTTTTATTTTAAAAATTCTTTAACAAATCGTTATTTAAATGTTACTTATAACGATCAATTACAAAAAATAATGGTTAATACAATTGGAAAATTCTCATTTAGTAAAATTCAACGTTGGATATATTCAGATTATCAAATACAATTATTAGACCCTTTAGAAAAAATATTTAATAACAGTCCACAATATTTATATGTGATTGATAATAAATTAACACTTGTTATTAAATCTACAATACTTAATAATTCAACTAATTTATCTCTACAAAATAAATTACCTGGAATGATAATTGGTGTGGGAACTGATAATCAATTATATACAAAAACAAGCTTGACATCTCCATGGATATTTGTTGGTAAAAATACATGCTGTGTAAAAGCAATACATATTATGAATGATGGTACTATATTAGGTGTCGGTACAGATAATAAACTATATACCAAGAAAACGTTGACTGCTAACTGGATTTATGTAAATGATAACACATGCTGCGTTATTGATATTGCTCAGATGGCAGATGGAATGTTGTTGGGTATTGGTACAAATCATTATATTTATATTAAAAAAGATTTATTCTCCCCTTGGGAATTCGGAGGTAATAATACATGTTGTATTACAGCAATACATGTTATGAATGATAATACTATATTAGCAGTAGGTACAAATGGATATTTATACACAAAAGCTACAATTACATCTCCATGGGTATTTGCTGGACATAACACATGTTGTGTAAAAGATATATCTCAATTACCAGATGGTACAATTATAGGTATTGGTACAAATAATTATATATATACAAAAACCTCCTTATCCTCAAATTGGGTGTTTGGAGGTTATAATACATGTTGTATAAAATCAATAACCTTTTTAAAAAATAAAGCTGATTTAATAGATACGTTATCAAAATCGTGGCAATTAGAAATAATTACAGATACTTCAAATCAACAAAATATAACCGATATAGATAGTAATATTGATAATACAAAATTAAAAGAATCGATTATACAAAGTTTTAATTAAAATTAAATAATGGAAAAATAAGGTTAAATTATATAGATTTTATCTTATCTTATTTTTTGTAGCTACTTTCAAATCCCTAAATTTCATAAAGTTTCTTTAAAGAGTTGATTTCTAACTTCCTATTGAAAAAAGGGGTTGGTTGTTCCTTTGTTTGTAGCGTAATTAAGAATGATTATACGTTTTTAATAACTATTTATAATGTATTTATATTATCATTATAGTATATAGATTTATTATTTATTTTATTATATTTTGTGTATATTTTAGTATAGATAATATTTGTAGCTACTTTCAAATCCCTAAATTTCATAAAGTTTCTTTAAAGAGTTGATTTCTAACTTCCTATTGAAAAAAGGGGGGTGGTTGTTCATTTGTCCGGTTGTATGATTATTAATTAGTATTATTAACGACTAACCATATCCAACTTGGAAGACCATCTGCGACGCGTTTTTCAATTGATGCTAATATAAAGAAAAAACAACATATAAAGAAAAATTTCATTGGATTATCTATATTTATCAGTTGTTTCATCTCTTTCGCAAGAATAATTAATGCTATGTCTTTATCATTCTTTTTATTAAACGATTCTGCTAATACTTCTATATTGAAAAATCCTAATTCATAATTACATAAAAATGTTTCGTATAATATAAAAATATTAATAATTTGATCAAAAGATAATTGTGTAAACCACTCTATTTTGGTATAGATCCCAAACTTTTCATAATCATATAATACATCTAAAAATGCCTGTGTAGGGGTGTTCCATGGATTCGAGAAATCCTTTACAAACACTTGTTTTTCTCTTTCTAATTGTAATTTTAACTGATTGTATGTAGCGTTACATATATCCTCTCTGTTTAACGGATTAAATAAACCATTCGTCCGAAGATGATGATAAAATTCTTGCGCTGAAAAGGTATATGTTTGTTTATTTTTATTTGTGTAGCTAAATAGCTCCTCTTTTGGAATATCTATTAGTTTTTCTAGAGTAAATGGATCGACATCATTCATTTGGTTAGTATGTTTTTTGCGCCAGTTTATTTGTAGCGTACGGATATGATTTTCATATGGTTTTAATTTTAAAAGTTTAATATGATAATCTAAAATGATTTGTACCCATATATATTTTGGTGCTGTATTTTTTGTGTTTGTTAAATTAAAATAAGCCTTTTCATATTTAATCAATTCTTCTTTTGTACATAAATAATCTATAATTTCGGTTATTACGCTACAATCATATAGTTGTAAGTATAAGTATAAATTATTTAATTGAAATTGTGTTTCTTTATTAAAATCACGAAGTGTTAGTTGTAATGGATTTATTTTATTACGATGACAAGAACAATATTCTGTATTTGATTTATTTAAACATCGTTTTCCTTGCTGACATCGCATTATATACTCACACAGCATATATATAGTATCTATTATATAAAATCCTTCTAAATAAAAAATTGAAACTCTCTTTAAGTATATAATTAATATCTATATTCATAACCTATTACAAGGTTGTAATATTTGGTTGCTTGTTATATCACACCACCACAGTAAGGTACTTTAAACCCCCTAAACTACTTAAACACTTATCTAGATATAATGTCAAGAAACTCCACAATGGATTACCGTCCCTACCTCGCTAAACAGGTTGATACCAGCAAAATCTCTTACCTTCCTCCTAAGAGTAACCAAAATGGAGGTAAAAGCATTCTAGCAAGCTATGCTGGTGAGCGCCTTGTTCTACAGCTACCAGTGATGTATGTCCCTTATGGTGTAACCGATGCGGCAAATATTCCCAATATGCCTGGTTCTAAAAAAGCGGATCCTAAACCTCCTCGCTATGTTATTGATGTATCCTTCCGTGGTAAGGAGGAGAACAAGGCACTAAATAACTTCTTTGAGAAACTTCAAGAAATTGATGCTAAAATCAAGAAAGATGCCTTTGCCAATCGTGTTTCTTGGCTAGGTAGTCGTTACCAAGATATGGAGCCGCTTGTAAACGAACTTTATTCATCTAACCTTCGCTTTGATATGGACAAGAAAACAGGCGAATTTCTAGGTCGTTACCCTCCTACTTTCCGTGCTAAAATCCCTTACACTCCAGAGACAGATACTTACAACTTCGAGACATATGATTTTGAGAATAATGAAATTGATTTCAAGACTATCAAAGATCAACTAAAGGGTTCTAAATGCCGCCTTCTCATTCAACTCGTTGGTATTTGGATTGCGGGTGGTAAATACGGTTGTACTTGGAAGGTTATTAACGGCAGCTTCCAACAGAAGCAACTAGCTCGTTATGTTCCAGTCAATGATAGTGACGAGGAGGATGCTCCTGTTAACAACAAAAAATCTATCATTGATCATGATGAAGATCTAGAAGATGATCTTGTTGCTGCTACTGAGAATATGGTCGTTTCAAAAACTAAAGCAGTCGTACCTACTCCTAAACCTGTTGTAGAAGCACCTCCTGTTGCTTCAAGCACAATTGTACCTGAATCAGAAGACGAAGAAGAGGAGGAAGAAGAGGAGGAAGAAGAAGAGGAGGAAGAGGAAGAAGAGCGCGAGCCTACACCACCACCTCCACCTCCCCCAACTCCAAAGAAGAAAGTACCTGCCGTAAAGAAAACTCTAAAGGTGTAAATGTAGTATAAATATTATTTCTGAATTAAATTTTATAAAATCTAAAACATTTAAAAATAAATAGTGGGTTAGGAAAGCGGTCAAATCCGAATGCCTTAAGAGCATTTCCTTTATGGTTCAGGGGTTCGAATCCCCTACCCACTAAACTTAAAAAATTAAAAACCTTAAAATATTTGAAATAAATGATGGTGGGTTAGGAAAGCGGTCAAATCCGAATGCCTTAAGAGCATTTCCTTTATGGTTCAGGGGTTCGAATCCCCTACCCACTAAACTTAAAAAATTAAAAACCTTAAAATATTTGAAATAAATGATGGTGGGTTAGGAAAGCGGTCAAATCCGAATGCCTTAAGAGCATTTCCTTTATGGTTCAGGGGTTCGAATCCCCTACCCACTAAACTTAAAAAATTAAAAACCTTAAAATATTTGAAATAAATGATGGTGGGTTAGGAAAGCGGTCAAATCCGAATGCCTTAAGAGCATTTCCTTTATGGTTCAGGGGTTCGAATCCCCTACCCACTAAACTTAAAAAATTAAAAACCTTAAAATATTTGAAATAAATGATGGTGGGTTAGGAAAGCGGTCAAATCCGAATGCCTTAAGAGCATTTCCTTTATGGTTCAGGGGTTCGAATCCCCTACCCACTAAACTTAAAAAATTAAAAACCTTAAAATATTTGAAATAAATGATGGTGGGTTAGGAAAGCGGTCAAATCCGAATGCCTTAAGAGCATTTCCTTTATGGTTCAGGGGTTCGAATCCCCTACCCACTAAATTAAATATTTATATAATAAATAAACTAAAAAATAAGATGAATGGTGGGTTAGGAAAGCGGTCAAATCCGAATGCCTCAAGAGCATTTCCTTTATGGTTCAGGGGTTCGAATCCCCTACCCACTAAATTAAATATTTATATAATAAATAAACTAAAAAATAAGATGAATGGTGGGTTAGGAAAGCGGTCAAATCCGAATGCCTCAAGAGCATTTCCTTTATGGTTCAGGGGTTCGAATCCCCTACCCACTAAATTAAATATTGAATATTTATATTTTAAATTTTATTTTTTATTCAAGATGATTTTAATAACCATAAAGATACAATAAAGAAAATACCGCCTGTAACCACATATCCTTTTATTGTAGGAGATCCTTCTTCATCCATCAATGCGTTTGGATAAGACGACCATATACTATATAGATTATTTATAAAACGATAACTATTTGAAAGAATTAAAAACACAATTGTTAAATAAAATGCTTGATTTATTTTTCTTCCAAATGACTTTTCTTGTACCGTTGGCGGTTGTAACATTATACTAGATGGTACAGATTGGCGAATTGGGAGAGTTTTAGAATTTTCGGAATAAGGTGTTTGATATTGACTTGGATGGGGATTCATTAAATTCTACTATGGGTTCATTTTATTTTTTATGTAAATAGACGATATGTGTATTTAAAAAGGGAATACCATTAAAATTACACGCACCCGCCAATGTATAGGCACCCATATTGCGAAAAATAATCCAATCATTTAAGAACATTTCAGGATAAGATTCTACTTTCGAAATTATATCTAATCCGTCACAAGTTGGACCATAAAATGTTGTAAAATAATTATTATTTGATTCTTTCATAATTTCAGGTTTTGGATTATAATGATCATAAAATATACAGTTAAATGATCCATATAAACTATCTGTAATCCAATAATCACGGGTTGTTTCTGTTTTACGAATACCAATGATGTTTGTTGCTAAATATCCCGCCGTTTCAGCAAAAAAACGCCCCGGTTCCGCAATAAATTTACAACCTAATTCATCTGGAAAATATTGTTTCTTTGCTTCTTGAATAACTTCAGGAATATTTTCCAATTTACTTGATGTAAATCCACCACCAATATCTATATATTTTATTGTTATATTTCTATCTTTTGCCATGTCATATAATTCACGAGCTTCTTTAATAGCTAACGCATATGGTGCCGAAGAAGAAGCTCCGGATCCTACATGAAAACTTATTCCAACTAAAGATAGTTTATTTTCTTGAATAATATTTAACATTTCAATCCATCTAGTTTTATCAGCTCCAAATTTATGAGCAAATTGGCAACGAGCATCTGGATCTTTAGCATAAATGCGTAACATAATATTCATTTGAGGGCATGTAGCCTTTATTTTAAATAATTCAGTATCTGTATCAAATGTTACAATACGAATTCCTCTTTGATATGCAGCTGTAATATCTCTTTGACGTTTACAAGGATTTGCGAATATAATTCGTTCCGGATCAATACCTAATGACAGTACACGGTCTATTTCAGCAATGGAAGCACAATCAAAGTTTGTTCCAAGTTCTGCTAGTTTTTTTATAAACCCAATATCTGGATTACATTTAATCGCATAATATGGATAAATATTAGTAAATCGTTCTGTCCATACTCCATGAAGCCGTTCTATTTCACCAATATCTAAAAAATAGATACTTTCCTCAATCTGCTTGGTTTCTGATAAATAACTGATAATATTTTCATATACATTTTCTTTTTTCTGATATTCAATTGATGTAGCAGAAAGTGAAAATTTATCCAGTTTGATTAATAGCTATAACAAAATAACATAAAATTTTTAAATCTGTTTTATTTATGTCCTAATTTTTTATTTAATTTAATATATTTTTTGGTTGTTTTGGATAAAAATGGTACTTATCTATTTTTATAATAGGTTTATGAGATCGACACATTGGACATGAAAAATTAGCCAAACCTATTAATAAACGATTATATAAGGTTCCTTTTGTTTTATTTATATTCGTCATTTGTATAATACAATTTAAACATATATAATGTTCACAATCAAGTATCATTAATGGTAGGGATGTTTCATCCATACAAATAGGACACTCTGGTGGTTCATCCTGCATTAATTTTAAATACATTAATTCATGATTTCCTAGGAATTTAAATGCTCTTTTTGTTTTTGCGTTTGTATAAAACTTCATCAGATCTGTGGCACCATTTTTTTGAAGTTTTTTACATATTTTATATAGAGCTTGTTGATTTATTTCACTAAAAGTAATTAAATCTTTATCATTCCCGTTATCTATCTGTATTTTATTCTTTGAAAAACATGGACATAAATTTTTAGGTGTATGCATACGATCATTTAATTCATGTATAAATATTTGATCTGTATTATGACATTGATGGATTAATTCTTGTAAAATAGTTTGTGTATTTAAATTATTTTTATTATGCTTTATATATTTTTTCCAATATTTATAAGGCAATATAGAATGCTGTAATAAAGGCTCTTTAAAGGTAGAGCTTGTCTCATTTAATAATTTATTAAATTTCATAGTGAATCTCTTTATAAACTAAGCGTGATAAATTTTTAATATATGTGATAAAAATAAGAAGTTGTTTATAGATAAATATGCCTCCAAGAGTACAAAGTGCTCCACCAAAGTTATCTTCTAGACAACAAACAATTATTAAATCGAAACCTATAAAACCCATTGTTTTATTAACAAAAGCTGAAAAAGACGTATATTGTTTAAAAGATAATACAATAATAGATGAAAAACTATTAATGCTTGCCGCCGCAAGTATTGCGGATAACTTACATGATTTCGCAGGAAGTCGTAGTAGTTTAACTCCAAAACAAATTGATACCATTGTTAAGAAATATTTAGAACTTTTAGAAAAAGCTAAAAATCAACCTATGACAGATGAAACTAGAAATAAAATTTATAGTAAAGTATTATATATAATTAAAAATACTGAATATGGTATTGATAAAGCTTTTAAAGATATATATCACGAATATTTTAACAGCAATTTAACAGAACCAGAATTAGATTGGTCATCATTATCTTCCTCTGACAATGGAATCATGGATAACTTTGAAGTAATTATTGGAAATAAAAAAGCTTTAATCGATCTATATAAAAGAAATCAACCAAATTTATTTCTAGAAACACTAAGAAAGATTGTTCAGAGAAATGAAACTTTTAAAGATAAAAATATCAATTTTGTCATTGACGTTTCAACCATTGGAAATGATATTTTTGTAGATAGTAACAGTGAAATATATAAAGGAACAGCGGGTTTCTTTGACGATTTTCATCAACCAAAAATACACCCTTCAAATTATCATAACGAAGAATTAGAATTTACAGTTAATATTCAGAATATAATTAGTCAGGAAGAAGAAACATATGTAAATCCTAAAAAATGTATTTTAAATCACATTGCCTTAGATAATTTTCAAATTATAAATGATAAAATATATTGGAATTCAAAATATATAAAAGATACAAAAGTACGTGAAATCAAAATAAGTGAAACAATTCCAAGTGAATTTGGTGTATCTAAATATAGTGAACTTATTGATGCTTCTGTTAAAAAGAATCCAAATACAGTTCAAAAAATATTATTAGCAAGATTTCAAGAAATTACTGGTTTACCATCTTCTTTAACATCAGTTGATTATGGTAAACATGTATTTGATTTTAAACGATTAATGGATTCCTCTCAGATAATGTATACATATTATTTAAATAAAAAACATGCCAGTGATGGTAAACGATTTATATTTGTTACACACGATAATATGGCAGCTGTTATAGCACGATTAATCGGAGTTCCATGTATTCAAACCCATATATACTCTCATATTCGTACCGTTTCTGTACATTTAGGTACTGATAATTATATTAGACAAGAAACAATTGCAACAATTCATGATCGTATTTTTGAAAATGTGAAAAATGCCTGTGTTCATGTTACAAATTTACCAGGCTATACCCCATTAGTAATGCCAACACTATCATCCGGTTTTAATAAATATTTAAATGATAAATTAACTAAAATTACCCCTAATTATTCAAAAATTTTAAATCATTTAATTACAGTACAACATTCATTATTAAACCAGTCTGATTTTAGTCTTATTTTAATATTTAAATTAATTTTAAATATATATATTTCGTTTTTAAATAACGCAAAAGAACAATTAAATAAATATATCAGTAAATTAAGTGAAAATATTAACTATAATAATTTTAAACAATTAAAAGACAATAATGATATATTAAATGTGAATTATACACCTGAAACTTTAGAGATCGATTATAATTATATAAAATCATTGATTGATAACTTAAATAAATTTGAATACAAAGACTCTAATGGAACATCAATATATAAACAATTCTATGAAATTATTAAACAGGATAATGGTTATATGTTTAGTACAATAGATTTTAAAATGTTAATTGTATGCTTAATCTACGGTATTGAAAAAGATTCTTTGAAAGATACAATGGATTTTTATACAGATTCTTATGATAAAATAGAAATAACAACCAATAGAGATAAGAATAGAGATGCATTTAATTATTTTAAATCAAATAAACATAGTCTTAAAAGATACTTTAATCAAATAAGTGAATTACAAAAACAATATCCATCTTCGTTAAATGGAGGTGGTTATGATAACATTGTATATGGTAGACATTCTCTTGATTCGCAAATAACAGAAGATTTAATAAAATCTAATTTAGTTATCGATTTTTTTGAATCCATTTATAAAAAACAAGATTTAAGAGACTATCATCAAACCATTTCAAAACCATCACCTACACCAGAAGAAATAATTATCGCGCAAGAAGCCAAAAAAGAATTAATAGTACAAATCGAAAATGAAAAGTTAGAACAGCTAAAATTACGACAACAAGCACAGTTACTATTACAACAAGCACAACAACAAGTACAATTAGTACAAAAAGAAAAAAGAGAAAGATCATTTTCCCAAGTTGACGAGACACAAAAGAGAACACGTTTTAATAATATTCCGGAATTTGCTCCACCCACACCCATGCGTATATCAGGAGGTAATGATCAACGCTTTAGTTTCTTTAAAGAATTTCAAAATAAACTTAAATTGTAGTTTAAATTAAACTATTTTATTTACCAACACGTAAATCAGATAAGGTTGTTACACATTTCATTGGTAGCTTATCTTGAACACCCATAAACACATTTATTTTTCCATCTTTGTCTTTTTCAATACCACTTACATACTCAATCCCCCAATGCGCCAACCAAAAAGGGGTCGATATAAAAGTTACATATCCTGTTTCAATATCAAATTCAATCCAATGATGAAGGTAACTTAAACGAGTTACAAGGCGTTTATTATCATTAAAGATAATATCATGAGCAATACATCCATAAATAGATCCATGTAAATGTACGGGTGGGCTTGAACCACGATAATCTTCAGTAGATACACCTGCTGCTGGTGTAAGCATTAAGAATGTTTCCATATACCATTCTTTTGTATCTTCGTTTGTTTTTAGTTCATATATTTTACGTAAAAATACATCTAGGAAACATAGTTTTCCTTTATACACGAATGGAATGACATTTTTTACAGGACGTGATCCAATATCAACCATTTGAACTTTTTCAACACTGGTCATATCCTTATTAAAATAACCCACTACAAGCTCATTATTCATATTATCTGAAATGTGGGTCGATGTTCCACCAAACCAATATCTTCCCTCAAATTCACATAAACGTAAATCTTCAATACCACGAAATAAATTGGATGTCTTTGGCATCTTATCATATGGACTATCAATGTTAGTTACCTTACCATTACGCTCGTCATGGATTAGCATACTATTTTGTTCCCCAGAAGTCATATATTCTGTTTGACGAATATATGTATAAGGACCTGCTTTACTAGGATTATATAGGGCTATATTTTTTGGAATTTGTTTTTCATCAATCATCCATCCGGATACACATGGCAACTTACGAATATAAAGTGGCATATATAATAATAATAATAGTTTGTTTTAAATAAAGATGAGTGGATATCAAAAATTAAAAGTTTCTGAATTACGCAATAGTCTTGCAGCATTGAACTTATCAACCGAAGGAACTAAGCCATTTTTAATTGAACGTTTATCAAATGCTGTTCAAAAAAATAAACCAAATTCTCTTGGTGTTCTACCAACCGTTTTTGATATACCTGAAGATGTAAAAAGAGTTATATCAATGAGTGGACATAAAAACCTATTTTATTTTCATGAAAGACTAAAACATAGCATGAATATTGCTGATCGTTTTACACTAAAAACTGGATTTTTACCAGATACTATTCAAACATTCGCAACACAATATTCAAAAAAAAATAGTTATAAAATCCGTACTAAAAATGATATTGAAGAAATAACAGAAAATTTTATTAAAAACCTTGATAATTTTCAAGAAATAAATTTCGAGAAAGAACATCTAACAGCTTATTTCATAAATAGTAAATATAATTTACAGATCAATATATATATACAAAAAACCCCTAAATCGGAACCTTCATATACCTTAACTTTAAAATCTGCAAATCCTTATAAATATGGTGTAACAAAGAAAGTTATATTTAATGATATAACTTTTACTAGAAGAAACCCATTAGATGTGGATCTAGTTGATACAATGAATGCTATACCCGATTTATTATTAGGTGTTCAATGGATAAATCAATATATATTACAAAATAAGGGCAGTTTAATTAAAGAAGTGGATCCATCTTTTAGAATTACATCAGGTGAATCATCTGGTAAAATGGATTACTTAAGTATTCAATTATATAATCAAGCTATTATAAAAAAATATATATTAAAAAAATTAAAAGCAATTTTTAAAAAATAAATCGCAATTGTTTAATATCTGTTAATGTTGCTAATTTATTTGAAAAAATATAATTAGATGGATTATACCAAATTGGTTTCCAATATGGATTTTCGATAATCGGAACTAAATTACATAACTGATCATCAATGTAAATAAATTGTGTTTTATACGGATACCCATCTTTATCTTCAATATATTGGCTTAGTTTTTTATAGGTCTCTTTCATAGGCTTTAAACACATTATATCACTACCATAAATAATTGAATCGCATCCTATAATATTTTCATCTTCCATTTTAATATCCATCATTTCAAGAGCATTCTTACACCATTTAACTGGAGCATTACTAAAAATGTAAAATGGCTTATTATATTTTATATATAAATTACAAATCTCTTTAACATCAATACTATTTTCGTAAAAGATTTTATCTTTTTCAACTGTATCCATTAATTCTAAAAATTGTTTATCATAAACATAGTCACAGAAGTTTTTAATAGTAATTGATGGATTATATACTTCTTGAATTCCTAAAGCTGTATGACCAAAATTTTTATAAAGAGTTTCATTAATATTTTTTGCTTTTATAGATGACATATAGGGATTTATTGATTTTCTTGTAAATTCAACAGCTCGTTCGTTTACCATTTTAGATAATCTTGGATGTTGAAAAATTACACCATCCATATCTACTACAAGGGAACGCATGCGGTATTGAATCATTTATTAAAAACTTTACTTGATTTATTTTTAACTAATTTATTAGAATTTTAAATTATAAAAATTTTATATTTTCTTTTTTGTGTTTTATATTTTTCTGCCTAATTATGTCCATACTTCTTCCATAGCTCATTTGCGTTATCCAAATAATATTCCCAAATTCCATATTCAGAGTCGTTTCGTTTCGCATAGCTGTAACCCGCTGAATGGTCGTAATGCATATCCTCATATAGACCCAATAGTCTAGACCTCTTGGAATTTTCCATATTTTCCCATGCCTCAGCAGCAGCAATTTTTGCTTCTTCCAGCGCTGTCCTTTTTGCTGCGATATGTTTGGTTACCGTATTTTGATCCATGATAAAGTTCTTCTTAATCATTTGGATAATAGGTACGTTGAGTTAACCGCCGAAGATGAGATTGTTTTCGTTTGTGTATGTGAGTGTTTACGTATTGGGTATATTTTATTATAATTTAAAATAATCAACTTTTTTATTTTAATAGAAAAAATATAAAAACAATTGTAATAATCAATCAACTAGAATGATTATGCTAATTCTACAGTCATGCGATCAAACTTGAATTTTCCAAAGGCAACGTTGCGAAATGTAACCTCTGTTGTTAGACATTTTCCATCTACAATCATAAATGATGAGAGCATAGTGCATGCGTAGACATGGATAAAATCATGCACCATGTCTCTGTATTCACTCGACAAGGATGTAAGACTCTTTGCGTAATCCCATGATTTTTGAACAATTAGACGATTCGTTTCCAACTTGGCTTTGATCACAACATCTGGCAAAGATACGGATGTCTCGGGTCTTACATTTTCCTTTGCTTCTTGGAGTGTATCAAGGATCTTGAAGACTGGTGTGCGTACTTTGTCAAACTCTTGTAGGAGTGGCACTTGTGTTTGAAGGTCAGGAATGGTCATAATGTCTTTTGCTAAGTCGTTCATGATCTCCGTGAGTTTGTTGTAATGGCATGACATTTTATAAAAATATGCCAAGTTCTTTATATACATTTAAAGCAAAACTATATATGCGTTTTAAATCTTCATTGGTGTAATAAAAAATATAAAAATGTTGTAATAATCAACTGACAGAATTAAGTAGTACGTAGATTGTAGAAGAGTGTTGTTTATTTTATTTTTTAGCCTTGGGTACTTTTGCCACTGCTTTGGGTGCTTTTGTAGGGGCTGCTTTCATAGCTTTTGTAGGCTCCTTTCCATGTTCATAATAGGATTCCATATCTTTGCGGTAACTTTCCCATGTGAGACTGAGTTCGTTAAGTTCTTCTTTCCATATTTGTTGAATTGTCTTTGCTTTCAATTCTTTAATCAACATATCTAAACGATTTGCTTCTTTGTCAAGTTCTTGTTTCTTCTCAAAGGTTAGCTGGCGAATTGGCATACTTGTTAGATAGTCATAATTGGCAGTAATTGCTGTTTTCTCTTCCTCTGTTTCATCCTCTTCATCCGCAGCCACTTTTTCAATCAATTTAGGATAGCCTTTCTGTAACAAATCTTCTTCCACATCTTTTTCTTTACGATTCATAATATCAAGTGTTTGATCAATAATTTCTTGAATAAAGCGAACCTTCGCACTTACCAATTTGTACTTATTGTCAAGCTCCTTGAGTTGATATTTCTTACGCTCATAATACTTCAATAGACGAACCTTCGACCACTCTTTAATAATATGCTGAGTATCCTTGTATTTTTGTACAGCCCCTTCTTCGCTATACAAATGAATATTGTTTAGATTTAGATTTTTAGATGAAACCATATTGAATTCAGTTTCAAAATTTAGTTCAACCGCGCGGCGTACACCTGGATAGAATTTTAGAATAAATTTAACATGTGTATCTGTATAATGATTTTCAAAGTTCTTTAGAGTAGGGCTGTTATTCGCAACCATCTCCATAAGGAAATCTTTGTAATTCTCTGTCCAAGTTCCAATTGGCAATTCTGAAATTTCCATGGTTTGATCATCAATCCATGTCCATACACCTCTGCTTTGATAAGTTCCCTCTTTTCCAGGGAGAATGGTACCTTTGAATCCTAGATACCATGGATGAATTTCACTGAGACGAGTTTTTTCAATAATTTTATACATGGCTTCAACATTCTCCTTGTTCAAAATGGCTTCTTGTTTATCAAGTGCGTCAATTAGTTTCATACATTGCTGAATTACATCAGTAGGGTTATGTTGAGGGATATTGGTTGAAAATCCAGTACCAATACCAAGTCCTCCATTTACTAGAATCATTGGAATAATTGGAATATAATATTCTGGCTCAATGGGTTTGCCATCGTCTTCTAGGCGTTTTAGAATTGCGTTATCCTCTGGTTTATAAATTTTACGAGCTAGATCCGAAAGCAGTGTGTAAATATAACGGGGAGAAGCTGAATCTTTACCACCTTGAATACGAGTACCAAATTGACCCAGCGGCTGCATTAAATTAATATTATTTGCGCCTACATAGTTTTGAGCCAAATTGATAATGGCTTCTTGTAGAGAAGTTTCACCATGATGATAAGCACTGACTTCTGAGATATATCCAGATAGCTGGGCAACCTTGATTTCTTTGTTGTATAGTTTTCTCTTAAAGCAACCGAACATGATTTTACGTTGACTCTCCTTAAGACCATCACATAGGTTAGGAATACTGCGTTCCAAATCACGATTACTGAAATGGATGAAGTCTTTATGAATAAATTCTTCAAAGGGGATTTCGCGTTTTCCATAATCTAGGATAATATCACGATTGTATTTCATCAACCATGCTTTACGATCATCAGCGCGCTTTTTATTAAATGCTAGATCCAAATTATCGTCGGATGTTTGACCAGTATAAACATATTCGGTTACCTTCATGTCGCGGAAATAATCTTTAGCTTCTTCTGCGGTGGAAGTACCCAATCCTTTGTAGTATTTGATTGTCCATGGACGCATTCCTGGAGGTGTCTTTTCAGTTTCTGTTTTCCAATTATCGAAATCTGTAATGCTATAGAATGATATTTTTTGACCATTGTTATGGGTTACTTTAATAATTGGGGTCAACATCGAATTTAGGAATGTTGGCATTTTGTAAAGGGAAGGCCAGATCGATTGAAATACATTGAATAGAAGACCCTTGATATGAGAACCATCATGATCCTGATCTGTCATAATCATAATCTTACCATAGCGCAAATCGCTAATATCTTTGTATTCTTTTCCTTGAGTTAGACCCAGGATTTTCTTGAGATTTGTAATTTCTTCATTTTCGCTAATCTTTTTCAATGGCGCATCTTTTACATTTAGAATTTTACCACGAAGAGGGAATACACCATAACGATCGCGACCGATAACACTTAATCCAGCAATTGCCATCGTCTTTGCGGAGTCTCCTTCTGTCAAAATAAGCGTACAGGAAGCACTATCTTTTGTACCTGCTTTGTTCGCATCATCCAATTTAGGAATCAATACACGACTGGTCTTCTTACCATCTGTTTTAGCAACTTTCTTTTGTTCGTGGAAATCAGTTAGACTGATGGCTTTATCCACAATACCTGTTTTATAAAGTTTATCAAAGAACTTATCACTTAGCTCGCATTTTGATCCAAACTTAGAGGCTTGCGTTGTAAGCGTTTCCTTGCTTTGACTATCAAAGGATGGATTTACAATCGATGCTTTCACAAAGATAGTTAGGTTATCCTTGATGTGCTGTACTTTAACATCCTTTTTCTTCTTCGATGACGCCATTTCGGATAGTTTTTTAGTAATTTGGTTTGTTAGATATTCCACATGTTTTCCACCCCGTAGAGTATTAATACCATTTACAAAGGATACTTGCTCAAACTGTCCTGATTCCGAGAAAGTCGCAACAACTTCCCATCTGTCTGTACAACTTTCATAAACACGAGGGCGCTCATCTTTACTTCCTAGATACAAATCGGCATATTTCTCAAAATCTTTTGCTTCCAATTTAACATCATTGAAATATACAGCGATTCCAGCATCGGTTGTAGCACAAGCATCGTATGCGCGTTTTCTGAATAGTTGATACATATCATCTGTCATATGTTCTAGACCAAAACGCTTGTAATCTGGCAAAAATCGAATCGATGTATAAGGTTGTTTTTTAAACGCCTTAACTTTCGCAGCGTCTCTCTTTTTCATATTTTGATAAAAACGCTGTTTATAGTAAAGTTCTCGACGATGATCGACTGTTTCAACCGTAAACTCCTCCGAAAAGATATTTGCCAATTTCGCACCATATCCATTTTTTCCACCCCATAGCTTTTCTTCACCAGTATCGTAGTTTGTTGAAGTTAATAGCTCACCGAAAATAAGTTCGGGGATCCAAATATTTTCATAACTGGCATGTTTTTCGATATCAATACCATCGCCGTCATTCATAATCTCAATATAGCCGGTTTTTTGGTCTACGTTAATTTTAATAGTTTTAACGAGTTTTACATCTTTTTTACCATTGGCGATTTCAGATTTTAGGCGAGCAGTTTGATCCAATGAATTTACCAATACTTCGTCAAAGATTTTATACAGCCCTGGGACGTATTCGATCTCTTGTTCAACCATTTTCTTAGCTTCATCACTATAAATGAACGTTTTAAGAACAGTGCGTTCTACAGAACCAACATATGTATCTGGTAATTCATAAATATGATCCCGTAGCTCATGTTTCTTGTACTTTTCTTGGGCTTCCTTAGGAGGCATTGTTCTTATATCCTGTTACAAAAAAAGAAAAAGTTGATTATGTCAATTTTTTAATTTAATAAAATAATATTTTTATATGATTATTGATTACCATTGTTCATGTTTAATTGAATTATATATATGTGTATATTTTTTAATTATATCATTAATTTCTTTATTAATTTCTTCAATTTCTTTTCCTTCAATATCAACGCATACACGATGTTGATGTGTCAAATTTAAATATGCGAGTTCATGAAGTTCGTGAAGATGATTCACATACTCAAAAGACAATCCCAATTCACAATTACGATGGCGTTTATGAATTCTCTCCATACATTTTTGTGGATCAGAACGAAGATAAATCATTAGATCTGGTTTAAAACTAGGTCGCTGGTACAAAGTAGCTAAAATGTTCATTTGGCGTTCATTTAGTTTATTATTGTTAAAATTAGCAATAGAGAATACATACCATTGATAATGTGCTGATCGTTCAACACATGTAATTTTATTCTTTGGATAATCTGGTATAAAACAACGATCTGTCCACACTTTAATTTGAAATTCAAATGCATCACGGTTATTCTCATACATATCAGTTAAAAATGGTTCCCAATCCTTTACAGGTTCCAAATCTATTTCAAAATTATTTTTATTTAGATTTTCAAGAAGTGTACTCTTACCAGAACCAATGTTTCCATCAATTGTGATAATCATTGTATTTGTTTATCTGAAAGAAAATATATGTACTTATAAATAATGATATTATAACTTTATATAGATGTCTCATTTTTTATAGTTATATTATTATAACTTACTTATAGATTTAGATATTTACTTACTTACTTATCTTATGACGACTATCTTCACAATGAAGAGACAAAATTTATTAAAAGAAACTCTTGAAATTTTAAAAAAATATGATAAAACATTTGCTGATATTATTTATGTTATAACTTCTAAAAATAACGAAGAAGGTTGTATAGAATGGTCTACAGAACAATTTGTTGAAGAATCCGCATATATTAATTATGACTCATCCTATGGAATAAACAAAATTAATATGACATTACAATTAGTTGGAGAAACATTCTGGATAGAAAGAGCTGAATATGATGGATCAGAATGGTGGGAATACAAAGAAATACCAAAACGACCTTCATGTAAAGGTAATGGTAAAATACCTATATTTGAATTACATGGATGAAATAAAGTTTTATGTTTTACATTTACGTTTTTATTTATTTTTTTCTGCTTTTTTCCAAACAGCTTCTTGGAGTTGTTTAATCACATTTTTTGTAAATGATTTTAAATTATTTTTAATAACAAGCTTTGTCAAATATGGAAAAAATGTATCTTTTATATAAATACGATTTCCTTCTGTAATAGTGCGACATTTTAAGGCTAACCATTCATACTTTTTAAACATAATATGATTTACATCTGGACTTGTAAAAAATGGGCATAACATACCAGAATTTGTTAAAGATAGAATATAATTACGAACTTGTGGATGTTTCAAATAAGATACAGGGATGTCTTCTAATAAATTTTCAAAAACTGTATAATTATAATCAGGGCATATTAGTAATTTACTTTCAGCATCATTATAAACGGCATTATTATCAATAATTAAAATACGATTTTCTAGAATTTCTTCTTTTTCTGTTTTTGTAAATGCTGGATGACGTCCTAAAGAACGAATAATACGGGGAAATATATGATTTAATGATTTACGATAATTTCCGCCAATATCAGTTAGGCATTCATCGCGTGTAAATATAGGGCGTTGAAACTTAACTCCGTGTGCTTTTTCTACCCATTGAATCTCTTTATATGCCCAGTTTTTTTCACTTGCTGTATATATAAAAAAATATACATTTTCATTAAAATATTGATTTATTTCATGAATAAAACTAGCAAACCCTGGGCGAATTAAATTTTGTGTGGATAGAAAAGCTTTAGGAATTTTACTATCTTGTTTGACTTTTAATCCATATTTCTTAAATTGTTGATACATAGCATGTTTTTGAGATTGATAATCGACACGACCTGCTATTGTACCATCCCAGTCTAAAATTATAATATAAGGTAATTCAGTATGTATTATACTGTTTGGCGACATAGTACCTTCCCTTCTTTAATCTATAAGAAAGAATAATATGTTTATGCTTTATTAATTTATAAAGTATTAAAAAATATTAAATAGATATTTATTTTTTCTTTGTTTTATTAAATACAATTAGTTTTAATTCTCTTACGAATGATTTAAATTCTTGAAGTATTTTTTTCTCTTTATCCTTGTCTTCTGTATTAATATATCCCTCATCAGACATGTAATCTACAAAACTTATTATTTTATCAAATGTTTCTTTTCGTAAATTATTTCTTTTAGTGTATAAATAATCAGACATATTATTTGCCATTGTACATGCTAGCTTTGGATATATAGAATTATCTGTTATTTTTTCCCATTCATTATCACCTATATGAACCTTTGAATGCCCTGATTTTAGATCATCCTTTTTAATACATTGATTTTCAGGTAAATTTAATATACGTTTGCTATAATCCATTACGATGCGTCTATCTACTTTTGGATATAGACCCTTGATGTATTCGACGGCTTCTTCACCAATATGATCCTTTATAAACTCCATATTCTCTGGATTGTATACTAGAATGATGTTTTGATTATTGTTTTGTGTATTTATATTATTTTGTGTTTGTATATTCTGTGTATCAATATTATTTGTTATAATAGGTACATTTTGCACTACCGGTTCTGGAATAATTAAAGAAGTAGAATCTATATTTTTTTTAGCTATACAGATTTTATAATGTCTATATTTAGAAGATAAAAAAGCAAATTTATTATTACAATATTCACAAGCAAGTGTATCTATATTACCTTTACACAATGCTTCATGTCTTTTTAAATTCCACTGTCTTGTAAAATGTTTATTACATTTAAGACAGTTATAATTATTATCGTTATCATTTAGTATAATATCATTGTTAGAAGGTATATTAATAGAGTTTATAGGTATATTATTAGAGTTTATAGATATATTATTTGAGTTATTAGATATAGTATTTGAGTTAATAGGGTATATATTCCGAGTTATACATTCATCGTATGTACAACCATGTATGTTTACCATATGTCGTCTTAAATTGAAAGGTTTATAGAAAACACTTGCGCATAATTCACATGTAATCTTAGGATTTCCAAGAGCCATGTTTTTAGCTGTTACTATAATAACTAGAGAAAAATAATGTTTAAACTAATTTTATATTACGAGGAGCATGAATTTTGGAGCAGTCCATAAACTTCCGCGCGGGATTTTTTAAAATTTTAAAAGCTAGGAAAGTTTTTGATTTCTAAGAAGTATCCTAAATTTATAGAATCTATTAGATTATAGAAAATAAAATAAAAAATAATAAATTTAAATATAATGTATCATATTAATAATAAAAATAATAATGTATGAATAAATGCTTATACTATAATATTTGTTTATGCGGAACACATGAGGCATTCATCTTGGTTATCACGACGACAAGCGATAATTGCTTCTTGATCTGCCTTTTCTTTGATCGTGTTTTTCATCATAGAAGGATCAATTGTAAATGCCATAGTCTTGGCACGAGGACGAGTGCGTAGATAGTAGAGACCTGTCTTTAGACCTTTAGACCAACTATAGAAATGCATGTTGGTTAGTTTGCTAAATGTAGCGTCTTCAATGTATAGATTTAGAGACTGTGTATGGCATACATAAGGTGTGCGATCTGCGGATTGATTAATTGTAGATTTTTGACTGATTTCCCAAACAGTCTTGTATAGTTCTCTAATTGTTGTTGGGATTTCTTGAATATGTTGAATGCTTCCCTCACCAGCAATAATACGATCTTTCATATCCCGACTCCAAAGACCAAGGTTGATTAGATCTTGGATCAGGTATTTATTAACAATCGTAAATTCACCTGCGAGTGTACGACGTTGATAAATATTTGATGTTAGGGCTTCAAATGATTCAGTATAACCCATAATTTGACTGGTGCTTGCTGTTGGCATCAGTGCGATCAATAGGGAATGACGTAGACCATATTTTTTAATCTCTTCTTTTAGTTTATCAAAATCATAGATTTTGGGTGTAATATTATGCATATCAAATTGTAGAATACCCTTTGCGGCTGGGCTAGAAGAGAATGAACTATAGGCACCTTTATGAGTTGTCATTTTTGTTTCCTCAGTACATGTGAAGATATTCGCATATTTATCAGAATCATAATCACCCATATAGATTTTATCAAGTTCTTCAATCATTTCTCCTCGTTTTTTCGCAATTTCCATGGATGCTTCAAGTGTCGCATGGTACATTGTCTCAGAAATATCTCTATTTAGATCAGCCGCCTCTTGACTTTCATATGGAAAGCGCATCATCATATATACATCTGCTAGACCTTGAATACCTACACCAATCGGACGGTGAAGCATATTGGAACGTTTCGTCTCAGGAGTTGGATAGAAGTTACGATCAATTACTTTATCCATATTGTAAACTACTTTCTTTACCACTCGGTGGAAACGACGGAAGGCAAAGCTGGGTTTTCCTTCACCATCGTATTCAATAAATGTAGGTAGTACCATGGACGCAAGATTACATACACCATACTCAGTGGGTGAACTGTAAATTAGGATTTCACTACATAGGTTTGAACATTTAATAACACCTAGGTTACTTTGGTTTGATTTTTGGCAGGGATCTTTATAAAGCATATAGGGACCACCTGTTTCGATCTGACTTTTTAGAATTTCCATCCAAAGATCTTGAGCTTTTACAACACGTTTCGCTTTGCCAGCAGCTTCATATTTAGTATAAAGTGCCTCATATTCGTCACCATAAACATCTTCTAGTCCAGGTGCTTCAAATGGGCAGAAAAGAGACCATTGTTCATTTGCTTTTACACGTTTCATAAATAGATCAGGAATCCAAAGGGCAATAAATAGATCACGGCAACGCTCTTCTTCCGCACCAGTATTACGGCGTAGGCATACAAATTCAAATACATCTGGGTGAGAAGGATCTAGATAAATTGCCGCACTACCATTACGCTTACCAGCTTGGTTAATATGTAGAAGTGTTTGGTTCATTACGCGAAGGTATGGGATCAAACCAGTTGATTTACCATTAGTACCACGAATCACCGATCCTCTTGAACGAATTTTATGTACATTCATACCAATACCACCAGCATATTTAGAAATCATCGCACAATCCTTCGCGCTGTCATACATTCCATCGACGCTATCATCTTTAACTTCTAGAAGAAAGCATGAACTCATTTGAGAATGACGTGTACCCGCATTGAAAAGGGTAGGAGTGGCATGGGTATATTCACGAACACTCATTGAATCGTACATATCGAATGCGTTTACTAGATCGTAACCGTGGATTCCAATACATACACGCATCCACATGTATTGGGGTCGTTCAATGATTTTTCCATTTGCTTTTTGAAGATATGCGCGTTCAAGTGTTTTGTATCCAAAGTAATCGAATAGATAATCGCGAGAAACGTCAATTTTCTCATTAATTTGGTCTTTATATTTCATTGTAATCTCATAAAGTTCATCACTAACAAGTGGCATTAGATCACCATTGTTATCTTTACAAGTGTAAAGCTCTTCAATTGCTTCGCTGAAAGTACTAGGTGTATTTTTGTGTAGATTACTGATAATAATATTAGCAGCCAATCGTCCATAATTAGGGTGAACTGTACTCATTGTGCTGCATGTTGTAGCAGTAAGTTCATCTAGTTCAGAAGTTTTTACACCATCATAAATACGTGCGCAAATCTTTTGGGCAATTTCATCAGGTTGAACCCCATCAAGACCGTTCGACAAATTGACAATACGATTCAGGACTTTATCAAAGGAAACATTTTCGTATTCACCGTTACGTTTAAGAACACGCATTGTTACTTTGTTCTAATTATAAAGAGAACGTTTTAAATCTATTAAAACAGTTAAAAAAGAAACTTTCAAATTTTTAAGATGGGCATACACTTGACCAACTAATTTTATCTTTTTGATTTTCAGAGCATTTTTCGATAAACTTACAGCGTAATGTATTTGGTTTATCTGGGTATGCTTTTTCATCTTCATAATTCATGTAATCTGGGAAAATACGGTTACATTTCATTTGAACGGATGAATCAACTAATCCACCTGTTGTTAACCCTCCTACATAGTTAAATTTTTCAATCATACCTGTATAATTTTTATCAAGAGTTGTAGCAGTTCCAGTGCCAAGTAAATTTGTTGTTCCAATACCAACCATGAAGCTTGGTGCTTCACAATAATACTCACTCCAATTTTGTACAGGTTTATTTACTTGTCTTTTCATTTCAGGTGTAGTTTTCTTTAATACCCAATAATCAGGGCATGATAATGCGTCTGTACGAACAACATCTTTTCTGGGTGGTTTATAAGATAATAATTGAATTATTAATAGCATAATTACAATCAATGTTCCACCAATAAATGTGGCTGTAAAAGCGAAGTTTTCTTCAAATATGAATTGTTTTCCAGAAGGTGAAAAAATACCAATTAATGCTAAACCAAGGATAAATGTTCCATAGATAACCATGACTGAAATACTACCTTTAAAGTAATTAGCACGTTCCTTATCTATTTTTTTTCTTTCATCCGCAGTTAATTTTGACAATGTACCATCGGGATTGGTAGTTGCCATTGAATCTCTTAATTTTAAACAAACATTTTTGTTTCTAATGTTTTGGTACCCTTTTGAGTGACTAATGGACCATATTCCATTGGCATCGGTAAGGTACTTGCATCTTTACGATATACTTCATATTGTTTTAAATTGCTTAAGACTTCATTAACAGTCCATTCTAATACTCTACCGTTCAATTCACGAACCTGTTCAACCACATTGGTAGGTAAATTACGCGAATATTGTAAATAAATAGATCTCATTACAATTTTAAGATCATGATCGCTTTGTCTACCAATGGTATACTTTCCTCCGGATCGTTTATAAATCGCATAACGTATTCCATCTTGTAAAACATCAATATTATTACATGAAAAGAATAAATTACTTACGGGTGTTGGTTCAAATCCGCCCACTAATGCTTCAGAATAAAACATTTTATTATCAACTTGTTTTTGTTGAAAATTAGGAATTTCAAGGGCGCCTTTTTTTAAAATATTTACACGACCATTTAGCGATTGTGTTGGTTCAATTGGTGAAAAATCCGCAAAATAATCACCTTGCATCTCTGTACAAATAATATATTATTATTTCATATCTTTAATTGTTATTTTAATTGAAAGTATATATTTATCTTTTATACTAATAATGGAAATGTCAATTACTTCGCCGTTATATAATTTATTAAAAAAAAACAAAATAGAAATAAGCGAGCCCCTTGTATCAGAAGTAGCGTATCATGTATATACGTTAATGTATAATATTTGCGCAATGGTTGCTACAACGGCTCGTCTACAAGATCCTTTAAAACCAGTTATTAAACCCCGTCATTTAAAAAGTTCTCTAGAGTATATTCAAAATAAATGCTACCCTAAACAAAATAAACAAGTTGGGGGAAGTTATCATATTGATGCCGAATACTTTGGTGCGAACTCAGGTGCTTACACTGGTGAAGAATATCAGCGTACATTAGACATTGATTTCAAAAATCAAATAGCGCGACCTGAAATCAGCGGAGGAAAAGGGAAAAAAGAGTCAGCAAAGGGTAATATATTATCTTATATGGAAATATCTTATATTATTATTTCTAACAGTAAAAAACAAGAAATATTTTCAACAAATGACATCATTAAAGTATTAAAGGAGTTTAATGTTACAATTGGTAATTCAACATTAGCTATATTGAAAAAACTTCTTAAAATGCATTTAAATTGCTTAATGATGGATTTACACGAACAATCTCCCGTTACAAAAGCCAAGTTAGATAAGATTATGAGTCTAAAGAGACACGCTGTATTTTTATAATTTCAAGACTGTTTAAACATGTTTGTAAATCAGGCCAAAATAATCGAATTGAATTTATTAATTTTTTAGAAAGATTGGCTTCATTATTGATTGAATCGGTTCCTTTTTCTTTTTCTATTTGTAATAATAAATATTTAATACTACTTTGTGTGTATTTGCCCTTTTTTTCTTGAGCAGCTGTTGGTTTTCGAGCCATGACTTTTTTGATGTTTAACGCTACATCTGGAAGGGGATTTTCCTGATAGGCAATTGCCATCATCAATGCATCGGAGATGTCGTCTTTCTTCTTTGTTGTTCGCCATAGGTCTTGAATCCATTGTTCCTCTTGCGGATACTTATCCAACCATTCTTTACATAATTGAACCGATGCCTTCTTACGGGCATGATAGAGTCCTTTTCCAGCCCCACTATATTCTTTTCCAGTACCTGCTAGTTTATGTTTAGGACTATAAATAATAACAGAATGCCCTTTTAGACGAAAATACATTTCTAAATAGCACTGAATATTTGTCATTTTGCGCGTCATTTGGCGTTCAATAACGATTGTACTTCCCTGAATGGTATCTGTCAATTCATCCATCTCTTTTATTAAAGAGGTACATGGATCTGTTCCGTAGGTTAAATTAACCATTTTCCAAATTATTATTTTATTTTCGTGAAGACCACATAAAGCCAGATTTTTTAACCCTACATCAATCGATAGAAGCATATATAATAGTATCAGTTGATAAAATATTTAAATACAAATAATATATTTAATTGCGTTTTAATGATTTAAAAAGAAATACTCTTGTTTTATAAAGATGCAAAAATTTCCTATGGTTCGTTCTAGTGCGGACGATAATATCATTGAGGTAGATGACTCAACGCTAATGAAACCGAGTTTTGATATTTCAAGACCCTTATATAATTCTCCTCCTTCTGGTTTAAGCGGTCCATCTCTAGGAACTGATTTATTAATTAATAAAAGAAAAATAAGTAACGATGTTTTATCCATTTCTTCATCTGGTTCTCGTAGTCGTGAAGGTTCTGAAGTAGAATATTCAGGTAGTGACTCAAGTTCTTCAACTGATACAGATACATCTTCAGATATTTCTTCTTCCCGTGGAGAACCTACCAACAATCATTACAACGAGGAGCGCCGTCAAAATGATTCATTTGGAAACCGTGTATCAGCAGAGCGTTCTCGTCTCGAAAAAGAGATGATTGAGAAAAAAGAAATCCTATACCAAATGGATCGTCTAGAGACAAAAGGATACCGCCTTCCTCGTAAATTCTCTATGCAGTCTGATCTCGAAGAAATGCGCGTTGAATACCATCGTATTCTTCGTGAAAAAGAAGTGGACGCAAGTATTCGTTTTCAACGTAAAATGCTCATGGCATTCTCTACTGGTTTAGAATTCTTAAACACTCGTTTTGACCCCTTTGATTTAAAACTCGATGGCTGGTCTGAACAAATCTCAGAAGATCTTACTGACTATGATGATATTTTCGAGGAACTTCATGATAAATACAAATCCTCTGGACGTAAAATGGCACCAGAATTACGTTTGTTGATGTCGCTCTCTGGTAGTGCCTTTATGTTCCATTTAACAAGTAGCATGTTCAAACATCAACCCCTACCCGACGTTCAACAAGTTATTAACTCAAACCCTGCCCTTAAGAAACAATTCCAACAAGCAGCTGCTCAACAGTATACTGGAATGCAGATGCCCCAAGCTCAACAACAAGCCCCTCAAATGCAACAATCCCAAAACCCAATGGGTGGTGGTCTATTTAGCATGCTAGGTGGTCTTCTCGGCGGTGGCGGTGCGAATGGTATGATGAGTGCTTTCGGTGGACCTCCTCCACCAATGTCTTCGACTTTATCACCAAATGGCGCCCCCAGTCAAAATAAAATGCGCGGACCCAGCATTGATGATTTATCCAATGATATTCAACTAAAACCAACCATGATGAACAATCGTGTAGAAACTCTTTCAATTTCAGATGAAGAAATTACATCGATTATTGAAGATGCGGCGGATCTAGGTGGTGTATCCCGTAAATCAAACCGTGGACGTAAACCTGGATCTGTCAGTGGAAAGAAAACTCTAAATCTATAAATAAATAAAAATAAATAATAAAAATTAATTAATAAAAAATAAAAAAATATTTTAAGCAATATAAACACGATGGATCCAGTTACGATCACGCTCCATTAAATCACTTGTGGTAATATTTGTATTTTTGTTTAAGATGGATAATAAATTAATGCGTCTTAATATTTTAACAGCGGCTTCACGTTCAGTAATTTTTTTACTAGTCACAAGGTGTTTAATAGCTTTTGTTAAAGCTTTGTGACGTTCCTCCGCATTTAAGTTTATAATTTTTTTGTATCCAAATTCACCTAAATCGATATCCTTGCTTAATGGAATACGCTGGGCACTGGGTGTTTTTCCAGGTTTTCCGACATCTTTGATGCATGCGGAGGCAACGCGACTTCCGTCACGACGAACATAAGCAACGCGGCGAATTTCACCAATAGGGCAACTCATTTTGGGTTCTTCTTATACATTTAAAGAAGATTTATTTGCGGAACATCTTGCTGGTTTTCTTTAGGGAAGCAGGTAAGCGGCGCATGGATTTTAAGGGATTCATGGTAGCTTCACGAACAACACCTGGTTGAAGAGATAAAAGATCTTTAGATCCGGATAAAACAACACCTAATCCAGATAAAGCAATGCCTACAATCCAAGGTAGAATGAAGTTAATACTGATGAGGATGATTTGTAAAATAGACCAAACGTATAAAACTTCGCGGCGTAAATCCTCAGAGCATTTGCATTTCTCTTTCATTAAGAAGCGAACATATTGTAAAGCGTAGATTAAGAATACAAATGTAGCTAAACCGAATAAAAGTTCAGCAACAGTTAAAACGATCGCAAATCCAGCGCCGAACATGCGAGTGGCGGTGGCTGGTGTTACGAACATTGTGAATAATAAAAATACTACGGCAAACATAATGTAGCTTTTAATGTAGTTACGGTAAGGGTGTTCAGAGCATTTGCAAGAGATTTGCTCTAATTTTTGAATATAAGTATAAGTGACTACCATTAAAATAATACCAATCATACTAGCGATTAATTTAGCCATGCTTTGAACATTGTCCATGTTTTGAGGGATTTTCATTCGTGTATGTTCTAAAGTTAATTAAGAAATTTTTGTAATAAATTTATCTAATTTAATTCCAACTTTACGTTTCTTCGGCTCAATGTAATCGAATCCGAGAAAATTCATAATTTCGGTTTCAGTAAATAATTTTGGAGCTTCTGGATATTTAGTTTTATCCATGGATGTAAAACCGTGTTCATTTAGACTATATCCTTTTTCTAAAGCTACTTTACGAAGTGCTATATTAAATTTATCAGAACCAGTAAAATAAAGAATCGCATACCCATATTCATTTTCCGGCGTAATCAACAGATCCAATCGTCTCGCTTTTCCTCCTGGCAATTGACAAATACCCATACATTTTTTATCACCATGTGCCAAGACTTCTGTTAGGTATTTTTTATCAATTAAATTCTTAACAATATCATCTAATGTTTTAGCGATTTCATCAAGTGTCATATTCGCAGGCCATTTCACCAATACATCTATGTCTCCACTGGTTGATTCTCCGCGACGATAGCTACCCACAATTTCAATATCTAAATTAGATATAATTTTCTTTAGTAGCTTTTCATGTTTTTTCATCTCCATTCTAGGAATACGTTCAATCAAATCCTCGTAATAATTTAATCCAACAAGTTGGTTTTTATTTAATAGATTGGAATCTTTCTTTACCGCTTCACGCAAGTCTTCAATAGTGCGTAGGTTGTTTTCTTTAACAAGTTTTACAGCTTTAACACGACCAATGCCGTAAATATTCATGAAACGATCAATATCATCAATACTAGTATCTTTACGTACTTCTTCTGCGACTTGTAGCTTTCCTGTTTGGAATATTTCTTCGAGTTTATGTTGAATGCTTTCGCCAATACCTTTAATATCTTTAATATCATCCATACTATGAATGGTGTCTTTTTGTTTTATTTGTTGGATTACTTTGGAATAGGCAATTCCTTTAAATGTATTACCTTGTTGAATTTCTTTTTTACGAAGAATATCCAATTCAGAAATAATAATCTCTTTATAATCCGTCATCTTCTAGTTCATAGATAGATTTGATTTTGTTTATTTTAGGAGTTTCATTTTTTATCAGTAAGTTAATAAAATCATTAATTTTAAATTCACACGATTTATGTAATTCTAAATCTTTCATATCTCGAATAAGTGTATCAATATTATTTGGCATACGTTTAATTATATTATCAGACAGTGTTTTATAATATTCTTTACTTTGTTCAACGTAACATTCTATACACATTGAATCAACTTTATTTTTAGTATTTAACTCTTTAACAATATGGTACAATATATCATATAATAATTCAAATGGTTCAGCATGTACAATACCTAAATTAATAAGACGAGCCCATGCTTGTACAGTGGATACTAATCGTTTTTTTTCCTTTACATATTCACAAAAATCATTATAATTATGAGATGTTTCAACTAATTCTTTTGATAATTTCCATTCTTTTGAAAACATATAGCGTCTCCATATATTATTCCAAATAGTACCAATTTCAATAAAAGAATCTTCAGATAACATTTGATATATATTTTCAATAATTTGAATATACAATCCCTGGAAATCAGGTTGTTTTTGTAAATAACTCCAAATGATATCAATAAATAAATGTACATATGTCATGTCAAAAATATGTTTAATTTGTTTTAAAATTACATCGAAGTTATTATGGGTTAATTTATTGAGTAAGCCTTGAAGTTCCTTTTTTAAAATGGCTTCCTTACTTGAATCTTGAATACCAATTTTTGGACGTTCCAACCGTGTATGGAGTTGAGCTGGACGTTTTTTCGCATTATTTGAATTCCATCTAGGATTACCCGCAAATCGAGATGTTTCAATCTTTTCTTGAAAACATCCATAGTTTGCTAATAATTCTTGAATAAATATATTCCTCGGATGGATCGTTAATGTTGAAAAATTTATTATGGTATTTAAAGAAACAACTATGGGATCCATAGTATCCATATAAAGAACTATTGGCTTAACTTAATAAAAGAATATTACTTTTATATGGATTGTATTCAATGGGCGCGTACATCCTTATTTATTGATCCAAAGAATGAAAAAGAAAATGAAATTGATGTCATTTTAGATGATTTATACCATAATTACTCTGTTTATCGTACAATCATATTTTGTAGAAATAACTTTTCTATGCGTGAATGTAGCAAATCTTTATATAAACTAAACCTACAAACGATTCAATCACAAACTATTTGGAATTTACAAACGTTCCATAGTAGTTCGTGTCGTATTATACTGATTCCATTTGATTTATTATATAAATATAATACAACCATTTTTAAGTTAATCATAAAACAAAACTATTTAGTAATATTTAATGATTTATTAAGTTTACAAGAACAATTTTGTTTAGATATGCTAAAAATTTATACACCAGCGTTAAATTATTATATTTATATTAATTAGATCAAAACTTAAAGAATGAACGGAGTTCAAAAAATCGGTTTAACGCTACTTTTATTCACCATCTTCACAAGCATTGTATTCGTATTCATGAAACGCCATGAAGGTTTCGAATCCAAGGTTGTTCTTTCTTACTTCTACCTACCCAGCTGCGGTTGGTGCAAGAAATTCAACCCTGAATGGGACAAATTTGTTGCCATGGTTGAAAAAGACAAACTAGATATTGTTACTCGCAAAGTAAATGCTGAGGAGGCAAAAGAAGAAGTCATGAAAGAGAAAATTGAAGGATTCCCTCATGTCCATATTGTCAAAGATGGAAAACGCAAAGACTTCGAATTCAACCGTACCGCCGAAGACCTCATGAAATTCGTTAAAGAAAGCATGTAAATTATTAATTTATTGATTTATTTATATAATATTTTGTTTTTATATATTCGTACATTATACGATAGCCGTACATGATAGAGGTATCCATTTCTAATTTAGAAACATATAATTGAAACATATCATCAACAACTTTAATGGGTAAAAAATCTAATGGATTTTCTTCAATATTTATTAAATCAATAAAAGGCTTACTTTTATCTTTGTATTCCTTTAAAATATCAAATGTATGGCTGAATAAAATAGCCGCTGCTAATTGTTTAATATAAGCACCTGTATGATGTAATTCTTCGGTTGTTTTTATTGGATTAAACGATAAATTAATTGCCAAAACTTTATCTGTATCTACAAAATTAAAAATATTAATCGGAAGAGATAATCCAACACCACCATCTAGATATATTTTATCCATTAACTGAATGGGTTGAAATATACCAGGAATTGACATAGACGCGCATATTGCTTTCGCTAAATCAATATCTGGTGTAGATGTGTTGGATAGAAATTCATTTGTTAACGTATTTAGACAGAATACAGATAAATAAATATTTTTTCCTGTAAATTTTGCAAATTCTTGTAATGTAAAGGATGGGTGGTTTGTTTTTTTTAATAATAATTTATTAAACTTTATTTGATAACGTTCCATTGAATAAATTCCCTTTGTTTCCATTAAACTTAGAAGAGCATTTGGATCAAACGTATTTAACACTTTATCGGATAAAATATCATATATTTCTGCCTCAAATTCTTCTACGGATAAATTTAATGCGAATAATACAGCAAAGATAGCACCAATCGAGCAACCAGATATATATCTAATTTTTTTTAATAGATTATATTGTTTTAAATAACGATATATTCCCATATAAGACAATCCACATAATCCACCTCCACTGAGTATAATATGTGTATATTCTGGTAAAGATAAATGGTTCGCATTCATTTGGAGTAATTTATAATCCTTTCTTTAGATTAGGATTTTAAATGTCTAGACCACAGATTAGTTTAAATGAACTTTACCAAATGCGTAAAAAAAAAGATACCAATAAAAAAGTTGTATTTGATAAGGTGCTTGATTTATGTCACCGTCGTATTCGTAATATAGGTCAATTTGGTGGTATGAATACTTTTTTTGAAATTCCGGGTCTTGTAATTGGCTTTCCATTATTTAATATTTATGATTGTACAGAACATGTCATTGAACAATTACGTAAATCAGGGTTACTTGTTCAATTACTTCCACCACCTCATGTATGTGTTATTTATATTTCATGGGATCCTGTTGAATTAAAACCAAAAAATGTACAAAAAGCATTGGCTCCTCCAACAAATCAAACAGCATTACCTTCTTTTGCGAAAGTACCTCCGCGTATTACTACAAGAACAGAGCCAAAAAAAGAAGTACGATTTGAATATGCTTAAATTAATTTATTGAGATTGTTTTCACGGACAGATAAAATACTATCCATTGCTTGAATGGTACGTTTCATTCCTGTAAGTAACGCTACTTTATAAAGTTGTTCTAGTAAAAATATAATTAATAAACCGCTTGCTACAAATAATAGTAAATCCATCCAAAGGGCATTTGCTTGGGTGAAATTTTTGGGAATTGATAAACCTAAATGACGCTGAACATCTTTTTCAAAGGGTGTTTGTTTTCCATCATTACGATCAAATCCAGGTAATTCTTTGGGAGGGGTTTGAGGAGTTACTGGTAAAGAAGTAATTTTAGGCGCAGCTTTCATTTCATTGATTGTCATATAAGAGTCTAATTCTTCGTCAGCATATCCCGTAACTGAGTAATCCGCTTTGCGAGGTTCTTGTTTGGTGGCGGGCGTTGTTCCAGGAGGAGTATAATTTTCCATTTGCTCAAGCGCTACTTTTAGTGCTGCTTGGAACTTGGCTTTATCTACATCAGATATTGGGTATTCATAATTTGGTGGATCTAAAGGCGCGCATTTATCTTTTTTAGGAGCTTTTTGTACAGCCGCCGATTCAGCATTATTTTCTTTTAACCGGCTTGTAAATTTCTCAAGCGCACAGATGCCTGAATTTTTACAATAATAATCATAATCTGTTTCTTGTCCGCGATAAGTTAATTTTTCCCCGCCAAGACCTAATTGATCTTGTTTCGCCTGAGGTTTACTATCTTGAAATTTTTCGATTAAGGCATGTTCTTTACCTCGTTGTTCTACATAAGGATCGTATGGCTCAGCAGAAGCATTTGGTTCAAGAGGCATACAATTCTTCTTTTTTCTAGAAAATGTCGGAACATTGTATGCCTCTTGTAATGTACAATATTGGTACATATCTCTATCCATCTAAAACATTTTCTTTTTTGAAATAAAAGATGAATCTCTACGAGATCCTCCAAGGATTTTTACTGGGATTATTAAGTGGATTTTTTATATTTTATACTCTTCAACCCGCGCGCCCATATCCAGCAATAATTCTTTCGATGGCGGATCAACCATGGATGTTTATTCCATTATTTGCCCTTGTATGGCTATTTCTATATATTGATCAACGCATTGCTCTATTATTATTACTTATATTGATCATGATTGTTGTAGATATTGAATTTTTAGGTAAAAAATCTTATTAAATTTGTTTAATTTTTATAAGAGATATGGATCCAATTATATTAAATTCAGTTAGCATTTTTCTTGTTCAAATTGGATCACGGTTTTTAACATTTAATTTTACAGATGCCCAGAAAAAAGTGATTCAACATCCTTGGGGTCAAAGTATTATATTGTTCGCAATGTTTTACGTTGGTACACGTAATTTATTAGTGAGTACATGTTTGATTTTATTTTACAATTTATGTTTATATTTTTTGTTAAACGAAAAAAGTCACTACAATATTTATAATCGTAGATGGCTAGAAAAAGAAGGATTTGAAACTGAAAAGGTAATATCAAGAACAAAAAGTTATTCGGAAAATATTACACGATTAATTTAATATAAGAATTCTTTGGGATCTGGTTGTCCCCAATATAATTTAGAGGCATCTGTGCGAACTAAATTATTAACATTTACGATATAAATATATGTAAATAAAATTATTATTAAACTTGTAATAATTAATAATAAACTTATTATGCTAGATGTTTCAGGTAAATAAACAACCAATATAGATACTACACTGATTGTTATTAATAATTGAACAAAATAGTATACACGATAACGTCTTACTTTATTTTCTAAATCAATTACATTCGAAGCATTTACTAATTGATTTTTATTTTGATCTAAAACATCATTTTTATCTTGATAAAACTTATTTTCTTTTTGAATACTGTAATTCATTTCACCATAGCTATTGTATGTATTAATGAGTAATCCAATGTTAACTGTATTTGTTAAATATTGATGAACTGCTTTAGAAACCTCTTCTAATAAATTAGTACGAACGCTTATTAAATCACTGGATGCTTTAATTGCTGTGGATGATAAAGCTCCAGTTAATGTAATCGCACCCGCAAATGATTCTAATGTATAGCGATTTACTAAATATAAAATAACCATGGCGACAATACTAATGCTCGCAAGAATGCCTACAATTAATCGTTTAATACCTGGGGCTAAAGTTTGGCTGAACATTATTGACGTAATGCTAATAATTCCGACAAGCATGATAATTAAATAAATGTAATACAATACGGATGTCTTCTTTTCATATGATTTAACAATCGATAAACGGTCTTTTTGAATACGAATATCTGTCTTATTTTCTTTTAATTTAGTTGCGTGTTTCTCAATGCTTTCCTTATTTTGATGGTATGAAATAATACGTTTTTGCATATCTTTTTGAATAGTCGCAATATTGCTACCGACATCTTCTATAATATCATTTCTGGCAAAAAACATTTTGATACTATCATATGTTATATCATATAATGGAATACGAATGTTAGTGTTTACGCTTGTTAAACTTAATAAATAAAAGCCAATATAAATATGAATTAGCGCATCATATAAGTATAATATACGTCTTACCATTTCAATACGTGTAGTAGATAAGTCTACTTTAGCAATATCAATAATAGGTCTTACTAAATCTTCAATTTCTACTATGTTTGACATTGATAAAGATGTACGTGTAGATCCAGTGGTTTGAATTGAATATTTTAGAACAGGAGTGCTAATTGTAGCTACGGATGCTTGCTTACGAGAACGATAATCTTGGAATGTTTTCTCTTCTAAAATATTATAAGCTACGCGAATTTTATCTAAAATATTTAAAAGTGTTAATCCTCCACCAGTGGATGATGAAAATGATGTTCCGTATGCGGTAACTGTCCATGAAGATAATAATTGTGAATAATTATATTCTGAATTTGTTATGTTCGCAGCAGGTATTTGCCATCCAGTTTGCATTTGGGGTGTAACGGCGGCACCTGCTGCGGGTTCAACATAGTTAACTGATGTATAATTATTATTGCCTTTTTTAACAAAAATATTATTTATAGTCGCAGCATTTGCATAAAAACCCGAAGCGGGCACAATATTTGCTTCAAACTGGGAATAATCGAGAACTGATTTTAAAAATTTAGTATTATTAGTTACAACGGTTGATGCGTTTTTTCCTGTTAATTCAGTTTGTACATCTGAAGCAATAAAAGAGTCATTTATAAATTCTAATTTCTGTGCGATATCTGTTGTTGCCATTGATTTCCTTAAAAGAAAATAAGAAAAAGAATACGGATACTTATGATATTTTACAATTTTAAATAGATTTAAATGCAAATGCGATAATAATAATATTCACCGGATGTTTCTGAGTAACGTGTGATTCGAATAATATCACCCTGTTTCAATCCAATCCACCGAGATATAATATCCGTTTTTTGAATAAATGGCAACTGGATCTTTGTTTTTAGTTGAAGCTCCTCTATTAGTTTTTTAGCTTCTTCTTCAGTTAGTTTTTCATGTTTTGGAACTAGAAAATGTTTGTTAGGATTATACATTAGTTCTTTTGTTAAAAATATATGAATAAATCCTTGGTTTGCTTGAAAAGCCACGTCTTTTTGGTGAAGTGCTTGAAGTGTAATTGAAGGAGGATATTCACCTAGGATCATTAAAAATTTCTTTGTTTTATACATTTTTTCCATTTCTTCAAGAGTCATATTACGTATGTTTGCCCATAACTCTTTGAAACTATCTTTCGAGATCGCAAAAAAAAGCGTATAATTTTTAAGTTGAACTGATATTGATTCATTCATAAAACGATCCATTTTAACTTTTTCAATTTCGGTTGTCAATTCATTACCATCTTCCCCTCTTAGTTCAAGAAGCTCTTTAGCATGAAATAAAATACGATTAATATCCATGTTTTGTTCTTACTTTATATACTTAAGTTATAATTAATTTCATTTTTTTAAGCAATTATTCTATATTAGAATCATTCGCAACAATATAGCGAAGACCACGCCAACCTCGTCCATCTCCAGGATAAGCTCCATACATCTTTTCGAGATAAGCACGAAGTTGCATTCGATCGGGAATACGCTTTCCTTTTGGAATATTTTGATTTGTCCAAATCTTGAAATCTGTATAAGCTGCTTGAAGCATTACACTTTGATCTGTTTCGTCGTCTCTTACGATTCTTTCTGAAATATATTGTCCAATGATATCATTATTCTTCTTATAGCTTTCTGTCGCAATGCGCACTTCCATTGGCTCACTAATATTCTTGAGGTCTGTATTTCTATGAAATTCAATTAGCATTGATAGAAATGGATCTGCCCATCGATCAAAGTTGTTACTTAGTTCTGTATCAATTGGAAATTCTTTTACATTTTTAGGATCTGGTTGTTCACAAAATTTAGAATCAAAATGTAGTACACGAATACGACGCCAAGTACCACCATCATCGCTTGGTACTTCAGGCAACTCGTTACAGGTCATGATCATTTTGAATTGAGGTTTAAACTGAATAGGATCTTTGAAAAGTCCCCGACAAATAATCGTATCACCACCGGATAGTTCTTTCATCAAACCAATGTTTAGTTTTTCACCTTCCGATGGTTCCTGCATAACCGCAAAGCGACGACCACGAGTTCGCTCCAATTCAGATTGCGCAGCATTTGAGGCTGTTCGTTTCTGTGTTAGCAGGGCAATGGGAAGAATACAGTAATAATCTCCAATCGCTTTTTGTACCAATTCTAGAATTTTACTCTTACCATTTGATCCAGAACCTGTAAAGATATAGAATTTTTCATGACGAATACCACCATCCAAAATCGATGCGAAAACATCCATTGCGAATTTGCGAATCTGAGGATTGGTGAAAACTTGAGCCAAGAATCCTTGAATTTCTTTAATCTCAGGACTGCTCGCATTGTAAGCTGTATAATGACGATTTGTACTGAATGAAATATAATCGTCCGGAAGACCCTCGCGGAACTCATGAAGGCTTAGATCGTATACACCATTTTCGAACCCAATTAGATGTGGGCGAGAATCCAATAGTTCCTCGAATTTAGGATCTGTAAATAGAACTTTACAGACTTTAATAATGCTATCATTGTAACCCGCTTTTTTTAATTTAAGTGCGATTTCCAACAATGATTTGCTTCTATTCTGATAAGCCTCTTGGTTGTCCGGATGTAGAATAGATTGGGTATTCCAAAATGTAGAGCGAGTCGTAAATTTCTCACAGATAATTTGATAAATAATTTTACGCAATTGAAGACCATCCTTGGAACATTCCCATCGATGTTTATCTTCACGGAATACATACCAAATATCCTTGGTGGTGTAGCGATATTGATGTCGATACATTGTATAAACAACATTCGCAACATCATAATCGGCACCTTTTGTACCAGCTGCTCGGTCAATCAATTTGAGTACATTATCTTCATCAATTTTCTCATATTCAACTGGATTGTCTTTTTTTGCCCAATAACGAAGGGTTCCCATACTCAATGTGTCTGATCGCATACGATCCCAAATTTTTTCACATTCTCCACTGATATATTTATTGCTGACTTCCGAAAATTCAATCCAACTTGTTAGAAGACGGCTATCAATGTTACGAAGTGTCCAGCCAACCTTAATCCATTCTTCATAATTTTCAGCTCTTGATTTGTTCAAGCATTTTACCAATCGCTGTGAAATATCCAACTCTTCATCGCTTACATAAGTTCGAATCAGATTAATTGAATTTCCAAACACTTGTTGATGAAGAGAATCTTTGCGCTTATGAATCATAGAAGGCAAAATGACACGGGTAAATTCTTCAACCTCTTTGTTTTTATCTTCCTTGAATCCTACAACATCTCCGCCTTTGCGCATTGAAAGATATTGAGACCATTCCAGTTGCTTGGTGGCGGTTGGAAGTTCTTGAGAAACAACATTATCACTATCCGCGTCGTATTTATAAATAGATGTTACACGATAAGCTTCGCATTCCGGCTTGCTGCTTCCATACATTTGCCAGTTATTACGATCAATAATAGCCTCATCAATAATATTTTCATATGTATTTGTCAATGGAAGTCCTTCGAAAATTTTGGAACCTTCAGACAGGATACGATAACGAATAAAGTGCTGGAAATTATTGGATACGATCACTTCTGGGAAAATAATATGTAGTCCGTCTTTCAATTTACCTTTGTACTCTGTAGGTTTCGTTTTTTCCATCACATATGCGTTAAGAGTTTCATCATTCGATAGGGATAAATATTCATGAAACAATTGACAATATTTTTTTACAATACGCTCAATATCAAAAGTGGTATAAATGCGTGGTAGAACCTCTGGTTTTGGGTCAGGTATAGCAAAACGAAAATCTAGATCCACGCGAAATGGTCCGATTTCCTTCGGCTTCTCTGTAAGATGTAGTTGTGCGCCATTTATAAGAGCAGTTTGGTATTGGTTCATAAAACTGCTATAATCATTCTCTGAAACATATAGACTAACTTTAGGACTGCCGATCGATGTATGTGTATATTCATTACCTTTCTTGGTAATGTATTTTTGTAGAAATTTAGTATTTTCTTCTGAATTTAGGCGGCGGGCCATCTCCTGAATTCTATAGCCGGATTATTTTTAAGTTATTGACCGTACTTAAACTACGGTATTACTCAATTTTTTGGTAGGTATATACTATCTATGGTGTTTTAATATTAAAAGTATGATAATTCATTTTTTATTCTTAATATAAAATAAAGATGGCTTATTGTTCACCAGATAAAATTGATCATTACAAAGAATATAAAAGTTGTTTTGATAAAGAAACCCTTATACGTATTGCGGATTCATGGAATCGTTTTCATATTAAAAATCAAATAATGAATACTCATAAAATATCACATCGTAAATTATGGAATGAAATTAATGATCGTTTTATGCCCATTTGTGGTCGTGGAAAAGAAGTATGTTGGATAGACAAGTTAAACTTAAAGAATGAAAGTCGTGTAAAATCAGCATTAAGACCAGAAATGCCGTCTGAATGGGTAAATAATCCACATACATGGTTAACAAATTTTAATATTGAAGATGTAATGAAACAATATGAAAATGCATATACTAATTTTAAATTTTTAGGAGTTTATCCTGTCGATTTTCGTAGCCAAGCTTACAACACAGACACTACATGTTTATACCAAGAAACATGTTCTATTAATATGAAAAAAGATTTAGAAAAAGGTATTCAATATATTGGAATGATTGTTAATTTAGATAAATATAATGAATCTGGATCACATTGGGTTGCTTTATTTATGTGTATTGATCCTAAAGAAAAATGCTTCGGAACATATTTCTATGATAGTTATGCTGAAACACCACCTACAGAAGTTAAAGAGTTTATGAATGATATGGAAAAACAAGGAAACGCATTTGCTAAGACATTAAAGGTTCGACGTAAATTTAAAAATGAATATAATCATAAACGCCATCAATATGGAAATTCAGAATGTGGAATGTTCTCAATGGTATTTATAGTTAGATGGTTAAGTTTCCTAGAAAAAAATAATGCGACTACCTTAACTGATATTGTTTCACCAAAAATAACAGATGAAGATGTATTTAAATTACGAGAATTATTCTTTCGTCCTCGGGTTAAAGGAAACAAAAGCATAATAAATCAATGATGTCGCATTTTTTAACCAATGAGAATGGTCAATTTATTTTGGAATTATTACATCGTTTTTTATTGGATAAGTATAAATTTCGAATACAAAGTGTTATGAATGAACCACAATTACGTAAATTATTAGAAACAACAATGGTAACAATTTATAAAAATAATGATAAAAATACCCCCCTTGAACAATTAAATAAAATTACTATATCTGATTTAAAAGAATTTTTTAAAGAACGTTATTCTTTAAATATAGTAATTGATGTACCTAAAGAACCCTTAATCCCTATCCCTGAAGAACCTATATTAGAAACCGTCGGATTATCAGAAGATTCCGATTTTTTAAATAAAGTACAAATGTTAGAATTTCAACGTAAAACATTCCAAATACCCCCAGCAGCAGCTACAAGTCAAAATAATTTACCCCCAAATTTAGATTTAATTAATTCTTCCATTATAAATCCCTCCCCTATCCCACAAGGAATCCCACAAAGTATTTCCACAATCTATATGCCTATGCCCCCAAAAATAGGTACAGAAATTTTTATTCACTCTTGGCAACGCGAATGGATTTATAGTCATGGACGCGCAAGTTTTACATGGAATGGACCATTACCTAAAATGCAGGACACCCACGTTCGTATTGGTTGTTGGATGGGTTCAAGTAGTATTTTGACAAAAACGTCTTATTTAAATATATTAATCCAAGCTGCTGGGGGTGAACAACAGACTATTTCGCTTATTCCAACTTATACATGTGGTTCGCATGTTATCTATAAACCTGCTTTAGATACATTAGGATATATAAAATTATTTAGTCTTCCATGGAAAATTACATTACGAACAACAGACCATATTGAACTTGATTTGGGAAAAGATGGAGATGTATATGAAAAATATGAACGTCAATCAATAAATAATAATCTACATACTTTATTATATATTACGAATCCTAAAAATTATCATATTGGTGATAATATTCGAATAATGACAGTTCAAAATCAAACAATTATTTGTAATATAATAAATATTAATAAAGATACAATTGAAATTAATCAACCCGTTTACGATGCTGGATATATATTAAATTTTACAGAACAATTTTCTTTATTAATAGAGTTAACGTCTGGCGATCATCGTCCCATTCGTATGTAGCGTAATATGGTAAAAAATTGACACTTTAATTATATAAATTATTATAAATAAACCTTACATCTTACCCATTAATTTAATGAATGGATTTGCCTAACTTTCTTTTTCAAATCTTGGAAAAAGAACTCCAAGATATTCAATGCCAGCTGTTGGAGCGAGTGGCTAATAAATATTCGCTTGATTTAAATACACTTAAAAGTGAATTCATTAAACCTTTAACATTAGTTCCTCATCAGGGTGGGACAAAGATTAAAGTTATTCGCCAACAAAATTCGCGCAAAAAACCGGATAGTGAAGAACGATGTAATGCTCGTATATGGAATCGTGGTTTAGGAGGTCAGTGTAGTCGTAAAAAATGTAATGGAAATGAATTATGTAGCCAACATCAATCTGAGTTAGATAAACAAAAAATATTAAGACACGGATATTATACAGATGCTCCACCGATGTGTGTATTTTCAGGGATACATAAAACACTTTATAAGTAAATTTACATAATGGCAATCATTAGTACTAAGAATAACCATATAATAAGTGATACTATTTGAATACGGTACATCAAACGTACTCTAGACTCTTCATTCGTCGATTTTACACGTGAATCAGTGTTAATACTACGCATAATATAATAAATAATTAAGCCAAATGACCATAGTAATATAAGATATCCGTATACGTTTCCACTGTTTGCGTGGAAATTCACATAGTTGAATACTATACGTAAACGGTACATATCTAAATTGACCAACATAACAAAAGCAATAAATATAATTGAAAATAAACCTAAGTAACCTAATACGGCAACCACGAGTGTTTTAACGACACTTTTTTCAATTAAGTATTCAATTACGGAAAGGGTAATCAGGCGAATAAATAGGGATGCGAATACGAATACGACCTTGTCTTGTAGCGTAACTTTTAATACTTCACGAGGAATTAGGTTATTCATTTCCAATCCTTGGATCATATTGTAAGTGGCATTTTCTTCGGAACCTTCAGGTGGTTCTTTATTTTTTAGGTATTTTTCATATAGCTGATTGAAGGTTGATTTATCCCCAGAAATGATAGAAGCATATGCTGGATTGCTTGAATCCGCAATCTTATTGATATAGCGATTGTTTAGTATTTTTTCGAAAGCATTTAAATATTCAAAGATATTTGAAGATTTTGGAGGATTAGAAGAATCTCCATACATTTGAACACCTAAGTAATCATTTAATATATTACGTTTTTCTTTATCTAAACCACCTGATTGATAATATTTACCACCGCCTTTTACAGCACGCTGTCTTTGTTGTTCCTCTAATTTTGCTTTTTCAAGGGCTCTCTCTTGTCTTTTAGCTTCTTCTTCAATACCAGTTGCTTGTTGCTGGAAAACGTTTTTATAATATTCAATATCTTGTTCAAACACACGCTTGATCTCATTTATAGTTGGAATAAAGCCTTTGTATATTTCTTTATTAGGCGTCTCTGGAGTGATTTTTAATTTATTTAATTGAATATCAGTAATAGTTTTTTTAATTAAAAGTTTATTTGTGTCGGATTTATCGATTGTATCAATTTCACCTCCTTCCAATAAAAAATCTAATAATAAGCGATTTGCTTTAAAAATTTCACGTGTTTCCAATGGTTTTGTCACAGAGGTAATTGTTTGAATTAAACTATTAATATTTTTTATTACATTTCCGGTAGTATCTAGGTTAATTTTCTTAATTTTTTCAATATTATTTTTTAAATAATCATTTACACCAAGAATTTCTTTATCTGAGAAAACATTAAGTTTAGCTTGTTCTTCCTGTTTTGCTGCCAGTGCACTTCTTGCTGCTCTCTCCGCTACCGCTGCCGCATCATCTGTTGGTGCTGCTTTTGCTGCTGCTTCGGCTTTGGCAAGAGCATCTTTGAGTTGTATAATTTCGGGTGTATCTTCTTTGAAATTTTTATCGGCATTGACTGATTTGGAGTAGGTTTGATAGGTTTCACGAAGTATATTTAGATCTTCGCGAATGACACGGATTAACTTTTGTTGTTCTCTTAGTTTATCAACAATTGCGATCATTTGTTCAGGGGTTAATTTCGCGGTTTCTTGGGCTGATGCTCCACCCTTCATTAATAATATATCTGTTAATTTTTGAAGTTCCTGTTCTGTTAAATCCATACCTCCTCTAACTTTTGGAAGTGTAGGTATCATATTAAATAAATTTTTTAAGTTTTCTAAAAATTTAGGTTCTTGTAAATATTCTCTTAATCTTTCTTTATTATTGTTAAATTGTTTAAAATAAGTAGGTATTTTATTAGTTTCATCTTTATCCAAAGGGAAAATAATATCAATCCATTTTAATTTGTTATTTTCTAATTTTGTTAAATCTAATTCTAATATTTTTGCTAATTTTTCTGTATATTCTGTATATTTACCAGATTTGTCAACGCCATCGCTTGTAGCAAACTGTACATCATTATAAAAAGCATTTATAAATAAATTGTCTTTATTGCCTTTTATAATTAAATTATTAAACATTGTTTCATATATAGATGATATTAACTTATTTTTTTGATATAGTCGCAAAGCTGAAATAAATTCATTCTTTCCATAGGATTTTAATAAGTAATATTGTTTATCTCCTGTATTTATTGATTCAAAAATATTAGCATTCATAAATGCTAAAATAACTGCTTTTTTTACGGTAGGAGTTATTGTTTCATTTGATGTTACGTAATCAATTATTTCTGATAATTCATCTGTTTTGTTTTCTTTAGTAATTACAAAATAATTTATAACATTACTAATTATAGTTGAAATATCATATGTTGGAGAAGGCGGTGTCGGTAGTCGTATATCATCATTAAACAAAGGATTATTTAGTCCTAGTTCTGCGTTAGGTGCTGCTGATTGCGCTGATGGTAATGCTAATGTTTGTGCTATTTGTTCGGATAGTGTTTGTTTCGGAACATATTGTACTGGTAATGGTTCTGCCTCTGTTTGTAGTGCGGCAGGTGGTTCTTCAGGTGCTGTTATTTCTGATTGTACTGGTTCTGCCTCTGTTTGTAGTGCGACAGGTGGTTCTACAGGTGCTGTTATTTCTGGTTCCACATTCGTTTGTAGAGCGGCGGCTGCTTTATCCGCATCTTCTTGAATTTTTTGTTTTGCTGCGGCTATTCTATCCGCTATTTTTTGATCTAATAATGTTTGATCAGCTTTTTTAATCTCATCGAAAGCCTCTCGCACTTGTTGTGCTTTTAATTGTTCTGCTGCTACATCTTCTGGTTCTGGTATTTCAGGTGCTTTTAAAGTTTCTGGAAGTGTCTCTATTAACGCACCAATTGTTTTATTGATATCTCCTTCAATTAATTTATTAAATCCAGGGGCTTCTTTAACAGCTGTAACAGCATCTTCAAGATTTGATGAAGAAACTGGATTCGCTTTTTCACTAATTTGTGTAATTAATTCTTGAATTATAGATGTTAGTGCGGTGTTTAATTCTTCATTTGATTCTCCAATCGTTTCTTCAATTGTTTCTTTAACATTAACTATGTTTTGAATGATACCAATTAAAGTGTTTATTAATTCTTGTAATGTTAAATATATTGCTAATTGTTGTTTATTTTCATCATTTGGTTCTAAATTATTTATTGCTTGTAAATTAGCATCAGTTAACTGAACTAAATTATTTACAACCGAATTTAATTGTGATAAATCAGATGTTGTACCATTCGCGGTTATACCATCTGCTGTTATTTGGGATCCATCTGATTCTGGGGCTACTTTAGAAGATTTTCTTAACCTCATAGCCATATTAGAAAACCAACTAGATTTACCTGATTGTGTAGCATCAGTTTCACTATTATTTAATTGTTTGTTTAAAAATTCCTCTAAACTTTTTAAATCTGAATAATATTTCCATACATTATTATCATCAGCACCACCTTTATAGGTTAAGCCAACATTTGTGAGTATATTATTTAATTGTTTATCAACTCTAGTAGAATTTTTGTCAGATGATAATAGTAAATAAAAACCATAAATTAAACGTTTCATTTCTTTTGTTTTTTCATTTGTATCAATATTTTTAGTTTCAGCTGCTTCCTTTAATTTTTCTAATAATGACATATTTTCACCTGGCATAACATTTGATAACATTTGTAAATATTTAACTCTTTCTGGATACCATTTTGATATTAATTTAGTTATAGCCTCTTTCTTTTTAGTTATACCTCCTTTACCTGTTGTAATAATGTCAGCCCATTTTTTTTTTAAAGCATCAACATCACTAACAATATTCATAATATCATTATTATATACCTCTTTTGTAATAACTGTAATATCTAAAGGTAACAATGGCTTATTTTGAATACTACGTTGCTCTTGTAAAATTTCAAGAGCTTTTTTATAACGTTTATAATTAATATCTGCTAATTTTGTATGCTTTATTTTAAATTCGATATAATCCTTTGTATCTTGTTTTTGATTTTTGTTATAAATTTTATTATATAAATCATATGTTGATTTTAAATCTTTAATCGCAATTTCAGGATTAATAATAAAGTTATCATCAGGTTTAAGTTGTGTATTTATAACATCAATAAATTGTTGTATATTAGAATTATCAGCATCTTGACGCCCAAAATCTTTAATAAATATATTATTTGTGTCACTCAATAACAAATCCTTATCAAAATTTGTTGTTGTTGTTGATTCGCCCATATGGTTTATTACACTTACTGAATAAAAATAAAATTTTTTAGACTTTTAGAGCGACAATGGATGTTAAAATCCATACATACATTGTAAAACGACTAACACCGTTCAATATCGTTCTTTTTTCTACAAAAGTCATACTGTCTTTTTCAAACTCTCTATATTCCCGCACAACAAACGGAATTGGAATTAACATTAAAATACATAATAAATGTAACAATATTCTTACAACACCTTGTCCATCTTCCGATTTTGTATAAATATAATAAAATATCATACGGAATATTTCATCGTCTTCTTTCGCATTGGTTAAAATATATAATAATAAAAAGATACATATGTACACACCAAAATACAATGAAAATCCCTTTACGAATGTATTCACAAAATTGGTATGAACTGCCCATTCCAGCATAAACATTGAAATTGCGCGGATAATATAGGTTGCCACTATAAATATTACTCTGTCAGTCATAGTTACTTTCTCAATTTCAGGTGAAAATATAGGATCTTTCTTGTAGCGTTCTATTTCTTCATTTGTTATTAAACTTTCATCAATTTTACCATCTTGAGAAATAGCTGCAGGTGTAGTCGTTCCAAAAATACGTTTTTTCAAAGAATTATCTAAGTTTGTTTTCTCTTCTTCAGAAGTGGCACCACCTTCAATAACAGTATCTAGAGGATTTGTTTTGGGGGCAGTATCATTTTTATTTAAATATATTTGTTTCGCGTTATCATAAGGATTTTCGCGCATCTTAGCATTTAAATTTTTTAATTCAATTAACATCTTTTTACGTTCAATGATTGAATCTAGCGCATCTTTAACGTTAATTTCAGCTGGATTTTGAAACTTAGGATCAGTTTTAGGTGTTGTTAAATAAGTTGTTAATAAACCTTTATTTTCAGAAGTTATATTTGAAATATCATTTAAATCAATATCGTTAGTGTTTGATAGTTTTAAAGTGGCTTTCTTCCCTGTAGAAAATGCTTTCTTTGCTTCAATTAATTGATTTAATGGAATACTTGCGTATACGGGTTCAATTGTATTGCCTTTTATAGTATTTTGTAAATCATTAATTTCAAAGCGATGACGAAGAAAATAGCTCTCAATATCACGCATTGATTTCTTAGTTTTATCATTCTTTAAACGTTCAATATTTTCTTTTGAAAGTAATGTTTCAACAATTTCTGGATTGGATGACGTAATACTTTCAAGTAGTTGAATGTAAAAATTATAACGTTCCGGATATTTATCATATAAATCAACAAAAAAATCGCTTGCTGAACTACTTGATTTTGGTAATCCAATAGACGTTAAATCATTTAATTTAAGTCGAATATCTTTTAAAAAATCAGTAAATAGACTCATCGTCTCCCTTATCTTTTCGTATAGATTTTTTTATAGCCATAAATCTTTAAAGAACCAACCTATCGCTCCAATGACAAGTAATAAACAAATCATTATAATTGAAACAATACCTGTAAATTTTTCCCGATTTGCTTGATACATTTTATGAAATAATAAATAACCAATAATGATAAATAGTACAATTGATAATTGATTCATACTATTGAAATATTTAACAACAGTATCCTCCATAATAGTATCTTTTCTCAAATCTTGTAATAGAGATCGTATTTCAATTGGAATAGTATTATTTAATTTATAACTATCATTTTGTAATATAAATCTTTCAACAAGTGATTTTACTTTATTGCAATTAACCCCATTTACACATAAAGATCCTCCTCCTGAGCCACATAATGCTAATGTATCACAATTAAAAGAATTATCAAATATAGATGCTTTTTTAAATTCATCTTTTAAATAAATTTTAACGTAATTATCAAAATTTGTTTTTCTTGTACTTGGTAAACTATTATAAAAACGTAAGAAATCGTATTTTAATGTAATAATGTTTTCCCCCGTCAAATAAATAGGATTAATAATCTCATAAAGCTCTTCTGGGATAACGATATTTCTTATTTCAGCCATATTTACACCATTTAATACATAACGATAAAGCTTGTTATAATAAGGATTTGTTTCTTCTTTTGTAAGGGTTGATGGAGTTTCCGATAAATTATCAAGTGCTTTTATATTATTTCTTAAATTATTTGAAAATAATGTATTTGTTAAATTTTCTCTAATTGAATAATTTAACCCAGTTTTATCATTTGTATTTATTTTACCTCCATAATAACCGTTAATATTTACATTTAATTCATATACTGTATTTGTAATATAAATAATAAATAAACTAGTAACTATGAATATTGTCCACACAGAACTCATAACTGTTTTATAATATTCATTGGATGTATAATTACTAATATAATATTGTAATATTACGATCGTTGTTGCGATTCCGATTAACATTCCAATCTGTCTTTTTAATAAATTACTTTTAATATCATCATTTAGTTTTTCTCCTACACGAAACAATACTCCTGAAAATGGATTAATCGTATTTGATTCATCATTTTTATAATAAAAAGTTAACCATAATGTTATTAATGTTATTAATCCGCCTATCATTAATCCATAACCAAGTGTTAACGTAACACCGCTAATATTATTATATATAGTCTTATTAACCATCGCAACAAATAGTATAATTAATATCATTAGTACGGTAAGTAACCAAAAGAATAAGTTAAAAATATTTTTTAATTGATTTTCAACACCATCTTTATTATTTCCAATATAAGTTTCATATATTTTCGCACGTGCTGATTCACCTTCTAAATAAAATTCTCCACATATATTTTCACCTGCCTTTCCTGCCTTATATGCTGTATGTAATTTAAAAGAATTTACGATCATTATAATCCACGAAATTGCGACTACAATAAATAATATAATTACAATAAACGCAAAAATTAGACGTAATTTATCTTCATTAGAAGTATCCATTACCTACTAAACTCTAAACTAACTTTAGAAAGTTTTACAACGAAGAACGTACAAGCATTAAAATAACTATTAATATCATTAAACTGATAATTAATCCATAAATTAGTATGTGACGTTTTTCTTGGTATTGATATAAAGTATGGTAAATTTGATAAATGATTAATATAGTTATAATCCACAATGCTGTTTGGTTTGCTTTTAATTGTTTATTTAATGACTCATATGGATTATGTGTATCTTGGCGCAATGTATAATAATCTGCCGCTTTTGCATTTTTGGAATTCACATCAAACCCTGTAATTAATTCAATATCCGATTTAACATTTTTACGATCATTATTTACATTAAATTTCATAAAACGCATTAATTCGTTAACATTAATTTCAATTGATTTAGTTTCATTATCAGATACGACCTCTTTTTCTAATTTTTTCTGTATTTCATTTCGAATTTCAAATTCCGAATAAAAGGGTATTTTTAAATAATTCGTAACTTCGTGATAACTACGGTAACGTTTCATTAATGATGAAATTAACTCTTGAGGTAATTCAGCCATTCTATTTATTTTATTCGATGAAGCATTTACAGTATCTTCTGGATTCTCTGGATTATTAAAATAATTAGTTAATTTTGTTTTTAATTTATCATATGCGTCAATATAATTTTTTATAGTTGAATTTTTAGTAAAATTATTCGATGTAAATGTGATTAATAATATTATACTACTAATTAAAATAATAACATTATAATCGATATTTTGATTATTAATATTCTGTATAACTCCCAAAATAAAAGATCCAATTATAAATACTAAACTAACTGTTATTACCAATCCTGATAGATATTTATAATTTTTACGTTTATCTTCGTTTGAAGATTTAAAATCATTATGTAAATTCATGGCATTATAGCGTACAGTTTCAATTTCAAGTTGTGAACGATTACATGCGGACTGTTGTAAATAATAAAATTGTAAATCTTTATCTATATTCATTATCAAAGTAAAATACCATAAATAAAAACCTAAAAAAGCTATTATTAAAAATATATTGATAAATACAATTAATATATCTAATTTATTAATTTCCATCTCTTTACTCGTTCTTTTTAAATAAGGATGTTATTTTATTCCAAATATTTAGTAATATGGGTTGAATAATTACCCATGCGCTCATAATATTTTCTTTATACATACTTCCCACCATCGCAAGGAATATAAATGAAATCAGTAAAGTAATTATTAAATAGAATAATAACTGAGTTTTCTTTTTAGGTAATTTTAATAATTGAAGTAAATTACGATTTAAATCTAAAATACGCGAATTTACCATTATACGGAATGATCTTTCTTTAAGATCTTTAAAAATTCCATTTTCAACAAATATAGGCGATTTCTTTAATAAATCTTTCATTACCACATACATATTTGGTATAAATACATTTTGTTTATAATAAAAATATTTAATTGGATCAATTTGTTGAAGTTTAATTTCACGAATGGTAAATATTTTACGAATTTCTTCGAATACTTCATCATTTTCAGAAATATTACTTTTATAATAATTGTATAGACTTATTGTAAATATCATTTTTGCTAAACTATATTCAGTTTGTTGAACATTCATTATTGATATGAGTCTGGTAATATCATTTGTAATCATTGCCTCTAAAAATTCAACATTTGTTGTTAAATTATTATAAATATAGTCTTTCATATTATTAATTTTTCCTTGTGTGCTTCGTAAATCTGGTTGTATTTTTTCTAAAAATTTAGATTTATATAATGAACTTAGCACAATACCAGCCGTTAAAACAATAATGATCGTACCAATATTCTTTGGTTTTTCAATTGTATCTGTAAATTCTTGATTTTTTAGAATGGCTAATAATTTTAATGCTAAGAAAGAACCGATTTGTAGTCCAACAACAACAAAAAACAATCCAGATGTGCGGAACATTTGTTTAATTATTGTTTGTTCTAAATAAATATTATAGGGTTCATTTATCTGATCATTTGTATTATACTTTAGTGCTTCAAATTCAGATGTGTTTTTGTTAAATAAATTTGGATCAAATATTAAAAATTGTTTTTGTTTTAACTCGCGTGAAATATAAATTATTATATCTGTAAATGCTAAAATAAAAAAGGATACCATTAAAATGGAAGCAATTAATGTAATTACATCGTATAATATTTGAAAGGCAGCACTTAAACTTTTTAAATCAGGTGCTACGAATGGTGTAGGAACATCTGAAGAAGTTGAAGCTACTGGACTTGTAGCAGGTTCAGGCGTATTCTCAGGAGTAATAACTGGTGTATTATTTACAATAGGTTGATCGCTATATGAAGGTGCTGCCATAGATACATCCATATTATCATTTATAGTTTCAGATGGATCCTTTTTAAAGCGCCCCATGAATGATTTAGCTCTATCCAAAAGTTTAGGACTTTCAGGCTGTTGTGGAGCATCTATATCGTTTGTAGGCGATTCGGTTGAAGGATTTTTTTTGAATTTATTACCTAATCGTGAAAATAAACCTGGACTAGAACCAGTAACTGTTGGAGTGTCAGAAGATACTGAAGGATCTTTCTTAAATTTATTACCTAATCGTGAAAATAAACCTGGACTAGAACCAGTAACTGTTGGAGTGTCAGAAGATACTGAAGGATCTTTCTTAAATTTATTACCTAATCGTGAAAATAAACCTGGACTAGAACCAGTAACTGTTGGAGTGTCAGAAGATACTGAAGGATCTTTCTTAAATTTATTACCTAATCGTGAAAATAAACCCGGTTTGGTAGAAGCAATTGGTTTAACTGTGTTTGATGGATTAATTGATTTAAATTTATTGGCAGATTGAACAGCTTTCGCGAGTGCTGCGAATTTAGCACCTCCAGATTTTTTTTTATATCTATGTGATAATTTTTTAGAAAAATTACGATGTTCTAAATACATACTATCCCTTATCGTATGAAAAGAAAAATGATCTATACTCCTACACCAAACACGGCAAGTTGCGCCCGTGTGGAAACTTTATCAACAATCGCTCTAAACCGCTCTCCGTCAGAGACAAAGTAAGATAAACCTAATAGTGATATAGTTTGAATGGTAAAATTTGTAAATGTTAACATTAAAAATGGTCTTAATGAGTCTTCAGGGTAAAGTGAATTTGCTAGATTATTGGTTTGGATAATCCATGAATAACATTCATCAAAACCTTGTTTAACCAATAAATTATTTGAATCAATTTTTTTAGGTAAATACTGTTTAATTAGTTCAGATATGTCTTCAATATATGTACCATATCTATTTAAATACCCTGCCGGATTACATTTATTTAATAATAAATTCATAGGGCTGAAAATTTCTAAAGCTCCTTTAATTCTTGGATTACGAATACCTATTTTATGATAATGATAATATAATGTTAATGTATAAAATGCTTTAGCATATTGATCTTTATCCGCTTTTGCTGGTAAATTAGATAAAGCATCTCCAAATTTGGTTACAATACTAATAATATCAGTTTGGGGATTTCTTAATAAATTTAAAAACTTATTATTTCTGAATAATTTACTACATACATAATTATTGAAAGTATTTATTCTAGATCTGACTGTATTTGTCTGAAATCTTGCCTTGAAATAAAATATACTGAACCCAAGTAAAATTAATACATTGTGTGCTACTAAAATCCAAGTAGTATATTTAATCATTGAAGGAATGGGTGTAGCTGATTTTAAACTTACTATAACAATTCCCATTATACCTAGTAATAATAACGATAGTAGAGGTAATACAATAAATAACCACATACTATATTTTGATAGTTTGAAAAACTCAGTTGATAACATCGCATCAAACTCGAGAGTATCCATGTTTAATGGTGTTGTAATTGCCATCCTTTGTATGATTGTATCCATTATAGAATAAAGGTAATAGATTGATAATAATATAGTAAAAATACTAATTAATAATGCGAATACAAAAAATATAGAAATCCATGGGCTTATTTCGATAATAGCGCTAAAGATATCTTTAATAACATCCATGAAAGTCGGTTTATTTGTAGAACTCATTGTAAGCTATACCTCTTAAAATAATGCAATTATTATTTTTACATTGATTTAATAAACCAAATGATAAGAAGTACTGCGATTGGATAACTAATGCGAACCAAAACTTCCTGCATAGTTGTTAATAATGAATTCGAGATGTATGTAGATAAATAATGATTGCATACATGATCGGTAGCAATTGCTAACAATACGATTAATGATAAGACAACTACTTTTAAAACTTCATAACGTTTTTGAGAAACGCGATCCCAAAAAGTTTCAGTGGGCACATATTGCTGTTGAACAGATGGTTCTTGAGCATACATAGCGGGAGGTGGTTGGTACGCTACTTCCGTAGGTTGTTGAACAGAAACCATTTGCTTAACAGGCTTTCCTTGCTGGGTCATTTCTGGCGCGGGAGGGAAATTTTGTTTCATTGCTGGCATTTGAGGGGCGTTGGTAGGATATTGAGGCTCATCTATCATTCCATAAACACTCATTAAATCAGCCATTTTATTGTTATTCTACACAAGGAATATATTTTTTATTAGTAGAAGTATGAATACAAAAATTATCCCTCAAATGAAATATAAATTAGAAAAACAATTAGAATATATCGAGGAAATTGCTGAAAAAAAGAATGAAGAAATTGAAAATTATTATTATAATAAATATTATTATCTATTTGAATTATTAATTAATTTTTTAAAAAAAAGAGACATCCTTATGTACGGAGGAAGTGCTATTAATGAAGTATTAAAAAAGAAAATTTATAAAAAATATGAATTACCTGATATTGATATTTATTGTTACGAATCATCCAAGTTTATAAAAGATATCATTCAATATTATAAATCAAATGATATTATTATCATTAGTGCTAAAGAAGCTTTACATGAAAATACATTTAAACTATATACCGAAGGAATTCAAATATTAGATATAACAAATGTATCAAAAGATGATTTTGCGAATCTAAAAAAAAATAGTATACAAACGTCTTTAGGTATTCGATCAGTAAGTATAAATTTATTAAAATACTCGATTCATGCTTTATCATCTCAATCGTATGATGCCTTCCGCTGGTCAAAGGTATATCCTCGTATGTTACAAATATATGAAGAATATCCGCTTGATTTACCGTGTAAATTAAAATTAAATGATTATTATGTTAATATTCCGAAAGAAATTGATGAAAAAATCCAATATTTTATTAAAAAGGAAAATGTACCTTCATTCGGATGGGATACCGTAAGTACATATTTAAAAGATGATCCATTATATCGTAAGATATCAGTAAACATAGATGGCTTACCAATTAGATATGTAATATATGATGGGGATATTAAATTAATCGCTAAATTATTATTAAATGAATGTGATGATATAAATCTTAAGATAGTTGAAACATATAAAGGTGATTTACATTTACCTTCGTATGTTACAATTGGTTATAAAGAGGAAAAATGTTTATATATATTTAATACAAATGTTTGTTTATCAGTTGTAGATGTTAATGCGAATAAATTATTAAGCATTCATAGTATTATTACATTATTCTATGCGATGTATTTTTCAAGTAATTCAAATGATTTATTATGCGTTATTCAAATGTTAACTGGACAATTATTTAAAAATTTACTTAGCCGCAAAAAATTATTTAATAACTTTAGCTTAGTTTGTTATGGAAAACAAACAGGGATTGTTACATTACGTAGAGAGAGAGACCTACGTAAAAAGAATAAAAATCTGTTTAAGAAATAAAGAGGATTTCAAATGGGCAAAACATTTTATTCAACAAATGTTCTTTTAGCGATTATTTTATTCTTAGCGGTTTTGTTAATGTTAAATACAATTTACGGATGTAAATACCCTCGTTTCATGGAACGTTTCGAAGACAAAGTAATGTCGGAAGAATCTGGTGAACCCGTAGATGTTGTAGATGCTAAAGAAATAAAAGAAAATGGTGATAAACCAACCGAGGAAGATCTTAAAACTATAATCAATAAAATAAAATCAGATGTTACAATTAAAACTGACGGAGAAGTACCAGTCGCAATATCAAAAGAGTCTACTGAAACTAAAGCACCCACCAGTGAACAAACGCAAAATTTATCTCCAAAGGAAACAGAACTTTTCAAAGCAATTGTAAATGATAAAATGTCTACTCAAGATCTAGAAAAATTAGTAAAGGCGGGAATTGTTACCGAAAATACAATTGAAAAATTTTTAAATGAGATGGATAATTCTAAAAAACCATTAGAAGGAGCTGAAATGGGTGATTCAGTAATTGAAGGTTTTTCTTGCGGACGTGATTATGCTACCTTTTAAATCTATAAAATTTGAACTTTTTATTTTTATAATTTATAACTATTATGAAGTCTATGAACTTTCCAGAAAAACTATTTGAAATACTATTTAATTTATTAATTAAACAAAATAAGCGTTTATTATTGGAAATATCTATTCGGGAAAAACAATCTTATGATGATTTATGTAGGCGCTATTTGCCAACCAGAAAACAATTTAGAGTATTTATGAATAATCAATCCTCTTCCGTGTCTTCGCTTTCTAATTTTTCTTGAGAATTTACGATATCATCTTCTTGAATATTTAAATCATAATATTGTTGAACATTTCGTTGGGCAACTTGCCATGGTAAATTTCGCGATTCAGCCATACGGTATTTATCCATAGTATCTCTGTTGTAATCCACTTCTTCATCATCACTTTCTTCTTCTTGATCTGCTTGTTGATACATATATCCCATAAAGTCCCCTGTATAATTGGTATTAATAATTGAACGTTCAAATGTTTGCTTCATAACAGGTTCATAGTACTGAATACCAAAAGTTATATTATGATTGACTCCTTTAAAATCGTATAAACGACCATCACCTGTCTCAAAACGTAAAGTTAATCGTGTTAAACGACCTACAGGATGAAATTCACGATTTGGTATGCTCGCAAAATCAATACGCTCTTCTCTGTATCCAACAACACCTAATTTTATTTTTGCAATTCCCAATTGATGATTGGTATAAGCAAGAGAACGGTAACTATTTTCTTCAATCTCTTTACAACGTATAATCAAATAGGGTTCACCAATCAAAGAATAAATTCCAGGGGCTTTTATACGGTGATATTCGTTTGTTATTTCGATACGAATAGATACTTGATAATATACATCGTTTTCTAAATCATCAATTGATTCCCAGATGGATCCATTAAAGCTTTTTAAAGTCGTTATCGTTTCTAGAACATCATTGTAATACATTGTAGCGTTAGGTAATTGATCGAATACAATCCAATAATATGTTTCACCCTCTAATGGAATTGATAAAATAGATGAATCTGACAAGGTTCCGTCTGTAAAACTAATTGCGATGGATTCGGTTTGAGATATAGGTACACCAGAAGGTTGATTATTAACTTCTGTTTGTATGGTAAAATCTACAATTGAACTTGTCGATAATTCTGATGTATAGAAAGCCGAATAGACACGTGTTAAGTAGGTTTTATTGGGTACATAAAAGCGCTGGGCAACTTTACTGGTTAGAGGTATTGAGCGTATAACACTTCGAGGTCCTTCAAATATGGTTACAGTTGTGCCTTGAGCTTCTGTAAATGGTAAATCAACACTTTGATATAATTGATAATTAGTCGCAAAAGGTTCCACTTTATTTGTTAAAAGTACGGCGGTTTCGTATGGCGGCGGTAAACTATTAATAATTACTTCACGTGATAAACCCTTTTTAAAATCACGATAAATAGATATAAGTGTGTTATCGGTAACTTGTTGATCATATACAAATCCAGTGTAGTTTTTGTCTAGATCTGTTTTTATTCGTTCACTGTCTTGTATATAAGTATCAAAACCAAGGGACTCGCTGATTGTTGAGCGTTTCATGTCTAGTATAAAGGGGTAAGGACAGTCAAATTGTAGGCGATTTTTAATATCAGGAGGATTACTTAACGTTGATGTGGTAATTGAAACATTTGAATTCGATAAATTAGAATTTAATGGCATATTTAGAGAGAGATTTAATGTATTTAGGAGTGTTTGTACGGTATAATCACCTGGATCAATTGTTGTTTTGAAAAAAGAGTCAGATGATAATTGATTTAAATCAAAATTAGATGAATAAATAAAATAATAAAGGGTATTGTTATATTCATCAATATTATACATTGTACGTGGTATAGAGGCATCTAAAACATTTAATCCAATGACATTAAAAAAGGGTTGGGAAAACTCAACGATATATTCAGAAGGTGTTGGATAAGCAAGCTTGTTACGATCTTTGCTATTTACTAAAAATATATAACTTTGTTTTTGACTATTTTTTTTTAAATAGTCCACATCTTCAATGGGCATCTTAGTTTATGGAAACAATAAATTGTTTGTTTAAACCGTAAATTAAATATTATAAATAGGTAAGCTTGACGGATGATACCTGTAACATTGGCGTATATCATCCTCTTATTATTGATAGGGATACAGCAAAATAATATAACCATATTGGTATTTACATTTAGTTATTTCATATGGATGCTTATTTTACAACCCTATTTGAATAATAATTCTGCATTAGAATTGATTAGTATTGCGGTTGTCATACTTGTAGGAATGGTATTAAATAAAATAAATATTGTTGAAAAATTTGCGGATTCAGATATTCCGTCAAGACCTTGTAAAGTATATTTTACAAATAATGTTACTGCGTGTGATAAAGGCGATTTCCAATTATCAGATATTGAATTTAATCAAATTTTAGAAAAAGCAAAACAAGAAGCAAATAGTTATCGTTCATTAAATCCTCAAACATTTAAATCTAATCAAAATACATTAGCAAATCCAGAAGTGAAACTATATGAAAATGCGAATTATCAAGGAAAAGAATGGATTCTAGGTAAAGGAGATTATCCATGGATTCCGAATAATGGTATTACAAATGATGCGATTTCTTCAATTAAAGTTGAAAAAGATACACGTGTTTATTTATACGAACATAGTAACTATACAGGACGTGTTTTAATTTTAGATGGACCTGTTTATTTAACTGAATTACTTTCAAAAAAATTTAATGATATAACCAGTAGTATAAAAGTTACATATCATCCATTAGCATATTATAATTATTTATTAAAAATTCGATCTGAACGTAGATCTTTAAATTCGATATGTAAACAAGAATTCCCAGGATGGTTAGAAGTCGCATCTCATCCAATGAAAATTCCAAATGAGTTATACAACCGTGGTAATTTAAGAGATTGGGGATTTTGTTATAAACCTTTATACGATGTTAATTCAAAAGAGATATACAATGTTGAAAGTGTAGCATCCAAGTTTGAAGAATATCGTACTAATTTTGGAAAACATAAATTGGTTGAACCCGATGAAGCCTATGTACCAACTCCTGAAAATAATAATTTACCTTATAACTTAACCAAACCAGAATACATACGTATATTCTTTAAAAACTTTTCTCCTGATCCACCTGCGACATGTGAAAATCCAGTTGTTGATTATCTTCCAAATTATCCATCATTATCATCTCAATATGGTTTTGAATTTGGTATTAACTCACCCTCTATAAATAAATATACCATTTCTAGTTTTAATATTATTCAAACAAGTTCAGCAATAAATGGTTATCAATTTATGTATGATGGAACATATAATGTACCAAATTATAATACATTAGTATCATTATTATTTGATTATCGTCGTGAAGGTACTCGTATTATATTAGTGCCAAAACCAGATACATCTGTAAATAATCAATATTTTGCTTATAAATTTTATATAGATATATGTGGAAAATTAACGAATAAGGGGGCGCCTGAAAAAGTCACCTATAGTTTTGCTAATAAAATAAATAGTATTTCAGAGAAAAATAAAGTAGTTTATGAAGGAAATTATCCATTTAATGTTACTGAACCAAAATCAGGAATAAATATTACAAACTATGATCCAGTCAAAATAAATGAACAAAATATTAAACTTCAATCGATTATTCAAGAAAATCTAGGAAAAATAGAAATTGAAAATTCTAAAATAAATTTATTAGCTGAAGATGTTCCAGATAGACAAGAGGGTTTAGTAAGACAAATATATAAATTACCTCAGGATTTTAAAATTAAAAATACAGAAGAAATGGATGCATTAGAATCGAACTTAGAAATTATAAGGGATTCAAATAAGATAGAATATGATACATTTACTCATGGAATATGGCAATACCATTATGATTTACCTGTAAGACCTTATGGAAACGTAAATTATGGTACATATCAAACATATAATGGATTTTTACGTATTAAAACGCCTGGAGAATATCAATTCCGTTTCTTATTATTTGATTCAGCAACATGGAGTGGAATTGAAAATGCCCAGGTTCCATTACGTTATTCGATAGATTTTATGATTAATGGTCAAGTAATGTCACATTTATATTATTGTTCAAAGTATGATGAATGTTTAAATACTCAATCAAGTAAAACGTGCGATCGTAATGCGTTATGCCGTTTCATTCCATCATGGTATCAACATGCGGATAGAAGAAATCAATCTCATCATATAATTGGCTCAATCAAAATTACTGAACCAATCAATTCTATTAAAATTCGCATTGTTACTAACGCAAATCTAAATGAATCACCTTATTGCCGTTTAATGTATAAACGTGTAAATGATCCCCAACCCAACTATTTTAGATTAATTCGATATGTATGGAATAATCAATGGAAAAGATATGATGATGATATTATATTTTATAAAAAATCGGATTATACACCAGAAACAAGAACTAAATTTTTATTAGAAAAAGATAATTTTCAAATGACGGATAGAGTTAATTTAAATAATCAAATGATTCAAGGGGTACGTGAAAAAGAATTACAAGTTATGCAAACAGTAACAAATTCTTTAATTGGTCAAGATGCTTCTTGGTTAAATGCTGTTAATATTCAAAAATACTTATCTGAAAATAATAGACTATATATGTTCTTTGTATCGACACGAACAGCACCTGTTCTTCCAGATAAAGAAGAATTATTAAAAATAAAAGAATTTAATAATAATTTAAAAAAATAATTGATTATAATTATACAAATAATTAAGTAAATATTAAACGATAACGATCTTGTGTATTTACAGTATGAGCCATATCTTTCGCAATACTTTCTTTTTCCATTACAGTTAGCTTATTAAAGTCTAAACTATTAATATATGAATGACGTATTAATGAAATAGTTAATGGTTTATTAAAAAGTTTTTTCAATGTGCGATTTACCCAACGATTATAAGAATTTTCTTTATAGGGTTTACCATCACGATCCATAAATAACCAATCTCTAGGTTCTTTTTTTAAACTATCTAATATTTCATTATATAGTTCTTTTGGAATTTCCTTTTCAAATGAATCATTCTTTCGTACTGTTTTATATTCATTTAAAATAAGTGTAGGTGTTGGACCGTCTAGATAAATATAATTTGAATGTTGTGGTTTTGTAGGTTTTTCTTTATAAATAAATATTTCATTGAAATCACTTCGCAAGGGTGGTAGATGAGAGTACATTGATAATATTAAGCGCTCTTTTGTACCTTTAGTAAGTTCATCTCTTTTTGTTATAATATCTTCAAACGATACATAGGCTTTCTTTTGTTTTTCAGAAGGTTCATTTAATTTATAGCGATTTTCGATTTGCTTATGTATTTCATTGAAACCATTATACCATTCATAATAAAAAGATTGTTCGTTTTTTTTCATATCAGGTGTATGTTTAAAAACAGCTAAAATCGCGGAAATATAACTTTTTTGTGTTTGTAAAGACGCTGAATGATCTTTAATCCATTGAATATATTGTTTAGGGTTTGTAATTATCGCATATAAATCAACTTTTGTCTCCTGTATTATAAATTTTAGACGCTCTAGATAGGTTCTTTTCGAAACAGGTGATAAATCAGCATTTATAATACATTCAAATGATTTACAAATTTCCATACTTATTCATTAGTAATATTCTTTATTGATCTCCAAAACGCGTCATTTTAAATGAAGGGTCTTTTAAGTTTATTTTAGATAAATACGCATTTATAAATTTAGGATGATCAATATTTAATTGAATAAATTTAACTAATTTAGAGGACTTGTAAGGCGGGTTTATTTTTAAAAAATCTTCGAGATAAAATAATAAGCACGTTTTTATATATATATAACTAATCGCATTTGTTTTTTCACACCACTCATTATAATATTTTTCTTTATAATCTAATAAACGTTTTGTCTGGGATAAACTCCATTGTAATTCTTCATAATACAATTCATTAAATGATATATTTTTTTCATAAGAAATAAATTTTAAATGATAGTAAAGCGCCCACAGTTCGATAATGGCTTCAGCTGGTTGAAAATTACATTTCATTGATATATTTAATTTTTTACTTAATTTAGTTAAGTCTGTTGATGTGAATTGAGTTTGTAAATATGTATTATGTAATACTTCGTGTAGCATTACTTTTGGAAATTCTTCTAAACGATATACGAATATTGTTTTATTGGATATATATGTATATCCTCCATTAATATGTTCCGCATCAATCATTTCTCCATTCTTTGGAAAATATCTTTTACTTGATATTGGAACAAACCAAATATGTATGGGTTGAGTCAACTTATAAATATGTATCAATGTTAAAATACGTTTAAAAACCTTTTTCATTAAAGTTAATTTAACTTTTGAATTTGAAATCCATTCTATTGTAAGTAATGGGTTTACTAATTTACAATGAATACATTCTGGTTTATCTAATAATTTTTTTAATTCTGATTGAATAAATAATTTATCTTTTAATTCTAATAATAACATATTTTTTATAGATTGTGATAATAAATCTTTTTCGATATCTAATTTTAATTCTATTGGATAGTATTCCATTCTATTAGAAGAATTACATTTATTTACTATCCAACGCATGCATTATCCAAGATCCTTGACTTATTATATGTAATACCATATGCCAATAATCTTGATATTTATTATAAGGATTACACGATTTTGTATAAAATATATAAATACTTCCTCCAACTCCTGATAAAATAATAAAATCATATAATCGATGATATATAACACATTTTTTTATGCTAACGATTGAATATAAACACGCAATACTATGAGCATAACATATATCAATTAATTTAAATATATAATTATGTGTTCCATGATATAATATACTAGTAACTGTCAATATGCTACACGCTTTAGTCATGCGTGGTTTTTTGTGAAAATAAGCAATAACGGTTGGAATTATAAATGTTGTACTTGTTAAAATTAATCCCCAAAAGGGCATATCTCTTGTACTTTATATTTTAGATATTCAATTCATCTATCCAAACATCTAAATCATGAGACATAGAAGAACATTTATAAATATTTTCAATTGTTGGAGATTTTTTAAAATAAGGAATCCATTCTTTATTAGTATGAAAAAAGATGAAAGCTTTTGCGTAACCTATCTTGTATAAGCTTTCTAAATCTTCTCTTGATTTTGGATGAAACCATGACTTTATTTGTAGCGCTACAGGTGTTGGAAATGAATCATTATTCGTTATTGATACATTTAATTCATTCATACTAGGGGGAGAAGACCAATAACAATCTCTTACATATCCATAAGGCACTATTTTCTTTGGAATAATCGATGGAAATGGTAAATCATAACTTATTTTTAAAAGATTTTTAGAATCAATGGGTTGAATTTCAAGTAAATGTTGTGTTCCTTTTAATACTACATATATGGGTAATGAAGATAGCATACTTGAAGATGTATAACATTCTTCGATAAACATATGATAATTTTTCTTATAATTCCATAAAAATACATAAAAATTTGTATGATATATATAATTTTCAATATACTGATACAACTGTTCAATTGGTATATTCAAATGTAGTGCTGTACTTACTAAGGATCCAAATGATACTCCTTTAAATTGAATATATTCAGTATCTAAAAAATCTTGAATGAACTTAGCAACACCTAGGTGATATGATATATTCCAATTATAATTTGTAAAATATATATCAACCGTTTCTTGAAAAGGGCGCGTTGTAGTTACATTATTACCAGTAACGAATGGTTTGTGTGATTTTTTATAATTATAATAAATAATTAAGATTGGTATGATTGTTAAAAGCCACATTTATAAATATAAATATTAATAAATTCTTTAGTTTAAATAAGAGTCTTTAATAGATATGAAATCACAATATAAATTAATTGGAGAAGGTAGTTACGGTTGTGTAATAAAACCGTCAGTACCATGCGATAAAGACAAGGAAGTTTATATTAATTCAACTAATAAAAACCGTATTAGTAAAATTTTTAAAGAAGATGGTCCTGATTTTCTTTTTGAAAAAGCAACAGCTAAAAAATTAGCAAAAATCGATGAACAGGAACAATTTTTTATTTATCCTTATGAAAGTTGCTCCATTAATCGTACTACACTTAATAAAATAAATCCTAGAAATGAATGTATTGATGCTGTTGATCCAACTTTAACAAAAATACCTCAAATGATATTACCTTACGCGGGTTATAATTTATATGAATTATTCAATAATTATAGCGGTGCTTATAAAACAAATATGTCTGATCCAATCAAATTTCCTGCGAATGTATGGATAATTATGCTACAAAATCTATTTCTAGGTATTCAATTATTAATAAAAAATAATATTATTCATCAAGATATTTACGCTAGTAATATTTTATATAATCCGAATGATCATAAATTACGTTTTGTCGATTTTGGATTATCATTAGATTCGAATAAAATATTCAATTTATCAAATGAACGTTTAACTTACCCATATCATTGCTATCCTCCAGAATATATGTTTTCAATATTGTTTAAAAATAAAATATATAATCCATTATTTGAAAGTATATTTAATTTATGGATGGATAGTTATATATGTCCTCAATTAAATACACCGGATTGCTATAAATATTATCCAGAATATTTAAATAATGATCAATTAAAATACGAGTTAAAAATTGTTTTACAAGATTACGTTAATGATCCTTTAAATTGGTTAAATCGTATGTCAAAATATACACACTTATTAGATTTATATGCTATTGGTATGTTATGTATTGATGTACATGAGCGTTTAGATTTTAGCATCTTATCAAAAAGCCAATATGAAAGATATAAAACTCTTGTTTTAGGATTAATGAATCCTAATTACCATAAACGTTTTGGTTTTGATAAAAGTTATAAATATTATTTAAGATTACTAAATTCTATACAAAGAATATAGTTTTAGCTTTTTTATTTTGTTTGGGGCTTATTTCATCTTCAAGTGTTTCACTTAATGTTATTTCAGTATTTTCAAGATATGAAGCATTATCTGGTTTCAATGTAATACTAACATTCTTTGGGTCATAACTTGGTCGAATAAAGCGAACATTTTTTAGAATACTTGGTGATAAATCCCATATTTTCTCATATTGAGAATAACATTCTCTTAAAAATATTATACCTTGTGATACACGGTCTTCAATTGGAAGTGTTAATTCAACATCAATTGATTCTTTTAATTTTTGAAAACTCATGGACGCTTGTATAGATCCAGACATATTTTCTCCAATTTTCATATAAGATTCAATTGAATTTAATAAAGCTATAAATAAGGATGAAATACCAACACCTATAGATACATAATTTGAATATTGGGGTGGAAAATTTGATGTACCAAATGATATAATTCCGGTAATAGATGATATTATGATTGATGGTATTTTAAATTTAGCTTGTCGTTCTTTGTAAATATCATGATAACGTTTAAATTTACAACTCAACTCCTGTGATAATCTTGATAAATCCTTTAAATATACTTCTTCTTCAAGAAGCCATTTCTGATTCATCCTGCTAATATAAGAAAATATATTTAAGAAAATAAACGAGTTATTATAATACAATAAAATGATTGGAATTCGTATTGAAGCTGGGTTATGTAATCGTATATTTCAAATGGTTTTTGCGTATGCTTTTTCTAAAAAATATCAAATCCCTTTTTATTTTGAACATTGGAAAAATCCAAGTCATCATACTACGCAGGTTTATGAATGGCTTGTACAAAGATTTGTAGATACAACATTGTATTACAAAGATACTATACCAGTTAGATACTCATGTGATTGGAATGAACCAGGTGATAGTTTCATAGATCATCTAGATGTAGCGTTAATGGTTCCTCGAACTTTAACTGAAAATGTATTTATTCAAGGTTTTTTTCAAAATGAAGGTTATTTTAAAGATATTCGTGAAGATATTTTAACACTATTATCAGAACCCGATTTTGTAACTCAAACTATTTTACAAAAATATAATCAACAATTATCACATATCGAACAAGGATATTTTCTACATGTACGCTTAGGTGATTATTTATATTTAGAAAAACATTTTGTTAATTTATCAAAATATTATGAAACATGTATACAAAAAATTGCTGAAACAGATCCTAATGCTATGATAGTTATTTTCTCTAATCAACCGACACAAATATCATCTGTATTTCCACAAATATACACACTTCTTCATCAATATGGTCTCAATTATATCGTGATTAATGAACCAGATGAAGTGATTGGATTTTATTTAATGAAACGTTGTTCAAAAGGAGGAATCTGTAGTAATTCTACATATGGTTGGTGGGCAAGTTGGTTAAATACAAATAATGATAAATTAGTATTTATGCCTTCTCGATGGATTAATATGGATGTAAATGGTACTATTTATCCTGATTACGCAACAATTATAGATGTATAGATTCATAGATTTATAAAAATTGAATAATCTATTTCTTACGCTACAAATAAAACTATAGAAATGTTAACTTCTATTTCAAATAAGCCATATGTAAAGACTTCTAAAAATTACTATACCTTATCTCGTAATAATCATTTTCTTTCTTCCCCTATTCGTTCTTACGAAATGGATGTTTATAATAAGTCATTACCAAAACAATTTTATTATCCTCAGACAATGCTTTATACTTTTGAAAAAGATTATATGATAGATAATTTTTATATGGAACTAAAAAATATAGGTGTCCAGCATTTTCCTCGTCTAGAAACAGATCAAGTAAAACTTACAAAAGGAAAAATATGGATAGATATTATTCTAAATTTTTCTGAAAAAAATATAGAAGAGTTTTATATTACCAAAACAAATCTCGATGAAACTTTGTTTCTAGCTAAAAAACTTAAAACTAATATTTATATTATTCACAAATATTATTGTGATTCATCAAAAATAAAACTACAAGGAACTTTCTTACCGATTTTACAACAGTATATTGATTGTGATTCCACTCACCTGGGATCGAACCAGGGACACACGGATAACTATTCTTGACAATTACAGTCCGTTGCTCTTCCAACTGAGCTATGAGTGGTAAACGTTTCAGGGAGGGTTCGAACCTCCGACTTCTCGGTTAACAGCCGAACACTCTGACCAGCTGAGTTACTGAAACTGATGGGTTTTTACTCCACTGACTATAAATATAAGTAAATGTTTAAATGCTTTTCATAAATCACTATGAAGATGCTTTTATCATTTTATATCCCCACTTTTCTAATTGTAATTTTGTGCTATTTTTAAAATTTATTGTATTATTTTTAGCATACTCTATTAATTTTTGTTTTTGTTTATTTGATAATTTTTTATTACATTTTACTGTATAAATAAATCCACATAAAAACGCGGAATTATAATCTTTTTCAATTGAACAACGCTTTTCAACATATTTTAAGCATTTTTGTATATCTTTTATTTCTTTATTCACACGTATATTATTCATAGTATTTCCTCCAGCCATACCAAAACCACTTGTTTCATATATAGCTAACATTAATTTATCCATTATTTTTTGTTCCCATCCTTTCCATCCTGAATCAATATGATTTTTTATAAAATTATTAAATGTTGTAGTATCCATCGAAGATACAAGTGATCTCCAATTTCTCTTTTCATCTGGTGTATCTTCTGAAAATTCAGGTAATTCAATATTATAAGTTGGTAAATCAATATATCTAAAACATGTATGTGCTTTAATTTGATCATTTAAAGCGTTTATTTTATTATTAATGCTTTCTTGATCACGAGGATCATTTAATTTAAAATGAACTTGATGCTCTTCGTTTACATTTATACTACGACTTGATGTCCAAAAATATAATAATTGAGGTATAAAATTATTATAATATAAATTATGTTTTTCTTCAGTTGATAATTTATCAGCATCTTTTATGTATTTTCCATAAGGAATATCTGAATCTGGATTTTTTAATAAATTATAAAACCAAGTAAATATTTTCTTTTGTTGGATTATTTCAATACTTCTTTCAGGTGTTCCATTTTTTTCGGAATATACTGGTATCACTTTATAATTATTTATTAAAGCTTTTAAATTATTTATATTAACACCGCCTCTGTTTAATAATGTATCTAGTATATTTACTGTAATCATATTTACTGAAAATATTCCACGAACATTTATGAAAAATCCCTTTTTAAAACTTTTTAATAAAGTCATATAATATTCACGTTTTGCTTTATAAGTTTTTTTCATTGTTAAATCAATACTTGGGGGATCATTTATATTTATTGTTGTTAAAACATACAATCCTGTTTGTTTAATATAATTTAAAATGTTATTCTTTGTAACTAACAATTGACTTTCATCAAGTTTTTTATTTGGATCATCCATACTAATAAGAGGATACTGATCATTAAATTCTAACCCAATATATTCTATCATATCTGGATCTTCCTTTAATAATTGGTATAATGGTTTCGCTTTTGAGGGTATATCCATCAAAAAATACAAACCATATTCATCCATTGTTAATTCATTTGAATATAAATACCCTAATGTAAAATAACTTAACTTCACAGGTATTTCAATACCCATTAGCAAAGCACATGAGAATAATCCTCCTAAAAATTCCATAAATATAGCTTTTGTCTTTTTTGTTGCTTGATTTGTCTCATCAAAAGGTAAAAACTCTTTCAATTTATCAACATAAATATCTGGAAAATTAAAATTACGATTAATTTGATATCTATTTCCATTCTCTTCTGTTGGAATAAATACATTCATGTTATCTGGATGTAACTGATCCATACATGTTTGAAATAAATCTTGTTGAACACCTGTGAAAAATCCTTCTTCACCTTTATACATTACATCTATATATTTTAACCAAAATGTTACACCATGTAGTAAACGATATTGATACCATAATTTAAAAAATTCAATTAGGGCAAATTGACGATTAACATCATGAAATCTTATATATGATTCATTTGGATCTTGCCATGCTGTTTCTGGTGTATATTTAACATAATGTTCGCTTTTTAAAATCTTAAATGTCTCTTCACGTAATGTAGTTAATTCAGTACATTGTTTCGTTATTAACATACTACATTCATTTTTCATTTGTTTAGTAATATCGTTATAGAAACTATGTGTATTTACTAATAAATCTTCACAATAACCTTCATTATAATTTTGAAAATCCATAGCTTCTTTACTATATTTTACTTTTTCTGTAATAAATAGCCATAAATATTGATATAATTCACGATAAGGTATATCCATTTCATTTAATGCTTTTAGCAGCTTCACTTGTTCTGTTGGTTTATCAAAGAAATCTTCCAATCCAATTAATACTATTATTTTTTCTTTTAACTTTTTGAAAAATATGATTAATTCATCCTCATTTAAAGGTCTCATTTTTTGTATTTCTAAATCATATCCAGTAACCTTTCTATAATTAATATATTCATTTAACATTACAATAAATACACTAATGTAATCTTTCTCTCTTTGTAAAATATAACTAGATTGTTCTGGATAAGATGCTTGTAAAGATTGAATATATAAATTAATAATATCTAATTGTCTGGGTGTTAATAAGGTTTTACTCGTTTCAATAACCATAATGGTTTTCATTAAATAATTTAATATATAAATAAATAAGATATAATCTATTTTATTAGCTTTTTGTATCACTAAATGTAATTTATTCCAAACTTTAAGTATTAAATTAGTGGATTCAATTATTACATGTTGATAAACGGGACTACCATAACTAGATAATGATAATTTTAACTTATTAATATAAGGTAAATAACCTTTCTTCTTTTTTAAAATTTCTTCAATTTTCGAAAATTTAGGATGTATTATTACTTCAGTTGTTTTTATGCTTTTTTTAGTTTCTTTCGTTTCTTTTAATTTTTTAGGAGGAAATATCATCTGTTCTTGACGCGGTATTTCGTTTGTTTCATACATTTCTTTAAACATTTGTTCAATAAAAGTATCATTATAATAATCTTTTAATAATATGTCTTTTTGTACAGGATCAGTAATCGCTTCTGTTATATAATCACGTACCCATTCCTTTGTTTGTTCAAGTGTTGGAATAATATTATCAATATTTTTATTTTCGATTATACGTTTGAAGCAAGATTCTGTATAATGTTTAATATGATTTAGCCCTATATTATTTTCAGGACGAATTGGATCAACCAATGGATCTTTATGCCATGTATCACATGTAGGTTCTAATAATATTCTATGATACCCAGGAGGTCGTCCCCGTGTAGATACTCTACGTTCAGGTAAAGCCATTAATATATACTCTATATAAACAATTTATTAATATATTATGAATGGATTATTCATATACTTTATTTGAACCAATTGATACTCCAAAAACATGGAATGATATTTTAAATGGCAAGTGTTTCATAATTAATCTTGATAGAAATCCAGAACGCTGGGCAGATGTTCAAGATAAAATAAAAAATGCTGGATTCACAAATGCTGAACGATGGAATGCTGTTGATGCAAAAAACCCAGAAGATCTTAAGAAAAATTGGGAAATATTCAATAACCCACCATTTGCGTCGTGGGATCAAGAATTTGTTCAATATCCAGGGAAACAAGGATGCTTTTTATCTCATATGAATATTTGGAAAAAAATAATTGACGAACGTATACCTTGTGTAACTGTATTCGAAGATGATGTATTATTTCACCCTAAATGGTTAGAACTAGCACCCCAATATTTTGAGAATACACCAAAAGACTTTGATGTTCTATACATGGGAGCTCAGTTTGAATTTGCCAGTCAATTTCATATAGATCGCGGACCTGTATTCTGTACACACGCAATGATTGTTACTTACAATGGAGCAAAAAAATTATATGATATGTGTCTAAAACACAAGGGAGGTGTTTATACAATTGACTGTATGATTATCGATATGATGAAATATAAATTAATGACAAAAGATTCACAATTCCCATTTCCGTGGTATGTATGGAATGGTCGTTTCTTTTCTACTGATATGGTTAATATGCCTAAAGGATGGACAAAACGTAATAGTGGATTAGTATTTCAAGATGAATCGTATGGTTCTGAAGTACGCCAATGGTAGTAAATAAATGTTTATTGTATTATTTTTATTTTACAATCGATTGAATCAATGAAACATCGATGGGTGGCAGAATCGCAGAACATTCCCATAGATGTGTTTTCATAAATGTTTGAAGGTTATATTCTTTAGGATATAGATGTTGTATTTGTTTTTCTTCCATAAATGGTTTATATTTTGGCGGAAGACAATGGCTTGATTCTTTTGGAAGAATTGACAATAGCTGTACAATTGGATTTGTGAAATAATTGGGTTGAGTTCTTTGTTTCCACTCTTCTTGATTTTTTTCAAGTGTATTAACATGACTGTTTAGGTAGTTCGATAGATCTCTAATCGTTGGTGAATAATTATAAGGATAATACCAGCAGTCATCCTTTGTCAAACCTTTATAATAATGATATGTCCATAGAATTCCTTGAACAAATAGATGACATGAATTTACAATAACGGTTGTATCATTTAGACGCGATTGAAAGAGAGTTTTATAATAATACAATCTCCATTTTTTAGAATCTATCTTATATAATAGTTCATTTGCGAGGGGATCTTTATTCTCTGGAAGAATTGGATATAGTTCAAGACGTTGTTCGTCTGTTTCATAGTGAGGGCGTTTGGTATGGTATTCTTGAATGACATTATATACATCATCGTTCTCAGTTTTACTCAGTTGTTCTAGAATCTTCGCAATAAAAGTCCAATGAATGGTATTTGTTTCTGTATCAATCAGTGTTAAGCCATCATTCCATAGTTCTTTAGCCAATTCAAGTATTTTTTCAAGACCTCCTTTTTTAAGAGTAAGACTAATTGGATGGGGAATAAAATCATTTCCTAGAAGCATACATAGAATAACATATGTTTCAATAATATCTTTTGCTTCTTGACAAAATGTATCATTATATACACCATCACTCATCTTCCATTTATATTTTAAATGAAGATCTTTTAGAATACCTTTTCGGAGGGCATTTATATCTAGATACATTGGTTCTTCGGTTCTTGGATCTTCACGTAGAAGGAAAATATTTGAAGTATGAGATAGCAATGATAGCATAATCAAATCAGCATCCATACCATGAATTATTTTGACATCATTTGGATCATTATAGAGACGCTTTAGACGTTCAAATAGTTTATGTTCACCCTCGCCTGCTTCATCAGATGTACTTAGAAAGAATTCATAGTTTGCTTTACTATAACGTATATGTGCTTTAAGAGATGCATGAAGTCGTGTCATAAATGTTGTACCTGGACTAATCGCGTTCGAATCCCATAGTCCATAATCATTTAATAGTTTTTTACGAAAAATAGACATATAACGACGTTTGCGCTGTTGAAACATTTTAGCAATAGGCGCAACTCCATCAATATAAATCTGAACTGTTTTTTGAGGTTTTACAAGATCAATTGATGTTTGTAGCTCTTGCCAGATAGCATTTAGAATACCTTTTTCGATATCGGCAGGAATTTTTTCAGGATTAATTGTTTTAAGATATTTTTGACTGGCTGGATGAATTAAACCATTAAAGTCTAGAAAGAAATGAGTACATTCTAGTTGGCTGGGCCACTTAGTTAATAGAATACCATCGTAAGAGCGTGCTATGACGTAAAAATAATAAGGGATACCCATGACGTATTAGGTAATATAAATATACACTATTCAAATTTTATAGTGTATTCTTTAAATAGTGTAATATAAGATAAAAAAATTGAATAAAGTAATATTAAAAACAAAACAATACATATATAGAAAATAGACTATAATTAGTTTAATAAAATGAATACACTTTCAAATGAAATTCATACAATAAATTCATCACCACTTCGTTATCCTGGTGGAAAAACAAGAGCATGTAAAATAATTGATACGGTTATTTCAAAATACTTTAATTTACAATTATTTGATACTCTTATGTCACCATTTTTTGGAGGTGGATCTTTTGAATTTTACTTTCAAAATAAATATAAATATAAATTATGTGTAAATGATAAATTTATCCCACTCTATAATTTTTGGAAACAAATTAAGGAAAATAAGCACGAGTTATGTGATGAATTAAGAAAAGTTCCACAAATTACAAAAGATGATTTCCAAAATTATCGAAAAACGATTCTAGAATTAAATGATAACACATTACAACAAGCAATACAATACTTTATAATAAATAGATGTTCTTTTAGTGGAGCAACATTATCAGGCGGATTTTCGCAAGAAGCAAGTATTAAAAGATATACACCTTCATCAATTAATAAAATTGAAGCATTAAATTTTAATCATATTGATATATATAATACAGATTTTGAAGAATTTATTAATACTCATTCAAATAATAAATCAATTATCTTTCTAGATCCTCCTTATTATTTAAATAAAAAATCAAGATTATATGGTACGAATGGTGATATGCATGAATATTTTAATCATGAACAATTATTTGATGTAATTAAAAAGCAATCAAATTGGATTATCACTTATAATAATTGTGAGTATATAAGAAATATGTATAAAGATTATATTATTCTAGATGCCGATTGGAGTTATGGTATGAACAAATCTAAAATATCATCCGAAATTATTATTATTTCAAATTAATTTTATTTATAAAATATATATTAAATTCGCTGGTAAAGATTTTATATTATCCAAACTATAAGAGCTACTTATTAAATTTTTTATATTTTTAGGTTGACAAGCGATTGTGACAGATAATTTGCAAAAACCTTTATTATTTTTTTTCGTATGTATTTTAGTTCTTATTCTTAATTGTTGATCATGTATAAATTCAGGTACATTAAAATTACATATATCATTACCTAGATGATACAAACCTTTATTTGATATTTGAATATAATAACATCCTTTTTCTTTGTATAAATTTTGTATAATATTATTTGGACAATTTATATAGGTATCATTATAATCATTCGTTTGTTTTTTTATATTAATCCATTCTTCATGAGTAATATCTTTTATCATAAATAGTGGAATATTTCCATTAAATAATTGAATATTAGATATTAGCTCTTCAAATATAATTTTTGACTTTTCAGGAATTTTATTTCTAGAACTTCCAATCCATTTTTTCATTGTTTCATTATATATTAAAGAACATTGCATCCAATCAGGCGATTTCATTTTTTTGATTTCAATAGGAATATCATAATCTGTATATAAATTACATTCAATATCATTTTTAGATGTATTACCACCTAAATATTTTTCATCTTGTGTATTAAATTTTTTATTATTTAATTCACATTTACTAACAATATTATAAATTTCTAATTCGTATTTTTTACCTTCAAATGAACATAGTGATCCTTTTATATTTATATTATTCATTCATTAATTATATAATAACTAATATGAATGTTCAAATTTTAAAGCTAAAAATTTATGTATTATATTATAATTATTTTCTTATACTTGAAATAGAATAACCTCATGTCAAGCTTCTTA